TTTACGGCTTCCTCATAAGAATTAAATTTAATTCTATCTTGTGAGAATCCTTTTTTCTTATTTAAAAAATCAATATAAACTTTTTCTTCGTTTATAAAATCTTCGAATAATTTTATGTGTTTCATATTAAAATCCTATTGAAACTGTTTTTTTGTCAAATTCAATCCATCTAATTTTTAATGAAATCAAATCTTTTAAATCTTGTGTATCCATTCTCCATACAGGCTCAGACATTTGAATATCGACAATATTACCATGAATTCCTCCCCAGATATTAAGTACTTTTCCGCCAAAAAATTTTACAAGTTCATTGACTAATTTTTGTTTGTTTGAATCTAAATCATTAAGAGATATTTCTGAAGCCTCATTAACAATAGACTCATCTACAAATTGTTCAAATCTTTTTGTGTATTTCATTTTTCTATGTAATTTTTTTTAATCTAATGAACCGTAACGACCTGCACTCATATCATGATTAAATGCACTTATTTTTTCTGTTCTATATTGAATATATGCCGGGTCTGTATTATGTTTTTCAGCATTACTAACACCATAGAATGACATTAACTCATAAGCAGTAATTTCATCACCTTGCTTTTTAAAAGCTTTAGTCATATCTTTAACTATCTTAATGATTTTGTTCTTCTTTGCAGAATCAATAGGACCTTCAAACTTTTCTCTACTAGGATTAAAACTAGATGTGCTATTAGTTACAACAATAGATTTTAATGTTTCTGGCATCCTTTTAATCATCTCAATGAATTCTTTTTCAGAGGTTGCAGTACCAGACCATTCTGAAACAATACCTCTGCCAGATTCATATTTAACACCTTCGCTAATAAAATCTTCAAACAATTTAATGTGTTTCATATTAATATGTTTTCATGCGGTCTTTACCATAAGCTTGTACAAGAATATCTGTAAATTCTTCAGCCATTTTTTGAACATCTTTAGGTAAAATTTGTTTGTTAGTATATAAATTATCCGTTTGGCCAGTTATTTTAAAGTCCCATTTTTTAGCCCATTGTTTCATAAGCTTGAATTCTGCAGGATTATAAATTGAAAGGCCTCTAATCGCACTTACACACTTAATAAAATCAACTTCAATATTATCTATAGAAGCCGGTTCATCTCCAATACTTTTCTTAAATAATACCAATACTTCGCTATCTTGATAATCTCCAATTAATAAGGATGGTAATCCTGCATACTCATCTGAATTTTTAAATCCAGTTTCTTTTGTAAGCAATGATTTAATAGTTTTAACTTCATCTTTAGTAAAAGATGAGTTGCCTTCATTGATAAATTGTTCGAATAATTTAACGTGTTTCATAATTTTGTTTTTGTTTTACAAATATAATAAATTTATACGAAATAAAAAATATATTTGCTATTTCTTTTTTGGTTCTTTTTTATCGTAATATTCCCAAACTTGGTCTAATTGTTTAGGGTCTGCTAACCAGCTTTCCCACCAGCCTCCACCTTCTTCTTCAACCATAGAACCATCTTCTAATTTACGGTACTCTTTTTCACATACATCAATTGTAAAAGTCTTTGGTATAAATGGAAATGATTTAATGTATTGAAAAGAGCCTATTGTTTCTTCGCTGCCTTCAGTCATACCAACACCACTGCTTGTAAAGCTATAATCTTTTCCTTCGGGTGTAAATACAATTGCATCTAAATAATAAGGTTTACCGTTCTTGCCCTCTTTAAATACAGAGCTAAGCCTCATATTTTGAAAACTTCCAGTTCCTTCAGCAACATTTTCCATATCTGACATATCGCTCCATTCATCATCAGTTCCCATAATACCCTCTCCAAGAGGTTCATGCTTCAATAATTTCTGTAATACTTGAACAATAATTTGAGATACAAAAGGTGCTGATCCACCGCTTTGACCAGAATCTGCAAATTTCTTTACTAGAGCCATGATTTCAGGCACAAATTCTTTAACAACTGGGGTTCCTTCAGCATTCTTCATCAATAAATCCAGTTCATATTGAGCTTTGTCAACTAAACCTTCATTAATTGAAGCAACTGGAATCATTTTTACACCTTCATGTAAAAATTGAATCAACTGAGACCTAATTTTAGACTCAATTGATTCTGCTAAAAACTCTTCAAATAACTTTACTTTTTTCATCATTATTTGACTTTATATTTTACAATAGATGTAGAATTATCAACTTGTATTTTACCTTTTGATAATTTTTCTATTTGTTTTTTAGTTTCTTTTGGATCTTGTTGCGCATAGTAGAAGTTATTTCTAATCTTCCATGCAAATCCTGGCTCACCTTTTAGTTGTTTTACAAGCTCTCCTTCACTATAACCAGTTCCTCCAACGTTGACAACATTTTGACTATTATTATAATAAACATCGTATGCTGGTTTTGCGTTTAATAACAAATCAACTAGATATTCATAATCTGCGCCTTCATTTACAATATACTCGCCTATAAACTCTTCAAATAGTTTTATTTTCTTCATAATAATATTATTATATTCTAACTTTATATATCTACTTAAATAATTGTTTTAAATTATTATCAGATATAGCAGCTTTGATAGCTCGAATATAATTTGGGTCCTCTGCATAACTTGCCGAAAGATATTGAAAGTATTCTTGTTCTGAGCGAATAGAGGCTAGATATCGAGATTGATAGAATGCATAATCATAAACAGATTCTCTCCAAGTTTCATAATATGCATGCCCATTTTGTGTTCCTCCTGCTGTAGAGATGCGTTGTTTAGCCTCTTTCATACCAAATAAATTATTGTTTTCAATAAAAATATTTGATTTCCAATGGCCAGTTTCAACCATCGATTGTGCTAATGGAATCCAAGGAAACTTAACGTTTAACTCTTTCATCATTTGAACTAATTTCTCCTGTTCAAATTGGTCTTGTCTTTTAATAATGACTGCACGCTCATTATCTGTTAGACCATTAATACTTTGATAAATACCGTATTTATAACTTACAAAAGATGAGAGTACAAATGTAAATAGTACTCCAAAGATTGCATTGAAATAGAATTTAGTGTTAATTGTTTTAAATACAAAATTCTTTTTATCATACTTATAAAACATACTGTTTGGGGTTTAGTTAACGATTTTGTTTTACTAAAGCATCTAAATGCTCAATAAAATCTGCAACATTTGCATTAGAACCTATATTCCAAGTTCTATTTTGGTCTAAGACTTGAATTCGGTCACCTTTATGCCAGTCATATAAGCAAATTGGTTGACCTTTAAAATCTATATGCCATTCAAATTGAGAACCATCTGTTTCCTCGGCATCTGGAGCGCCAAGAACTGCAAATAATTCAATAAATGCGATACCATTAATAGTACCTTTAAGACTTGTTCCACTTAAGGAATCTGGATTAGATAACCTCTTTATGTTTTTCTTCATCTGTTCTTTCTTTTAACATTGCTTCTGCGAATTTTGCCTCTTGTAATCTTACAATAAAATCACGTTTTTCTTCAGTGTCAGCCACCCATTTTGTGGAGATTCTATTTTTTTTAGCCCAACGATTAAATTCTTTAAGATGTTCTGGTTGTTTTGATTTAATTCCTTTAGGAACTTTAAATTGTTTGATTGTCCTCATGTTCTTTTAATTAAAGTGACTTGATTAATAATTAACTTATGCAAATCTACTAAAAATAATCGACAAATAAAAATTATTTTTCTTTTATTTGAAAATAAATTACACCAGATTTGGTTTGTTTGATTTCGCCCGATTCAAGCCAAGCTTTCACCTTTTCAGGAGAGCCTAGCTTTTCAGCTATTAATCGAACTGTTGCTTCTAAATATAGTTGCATTGATTAAGATTGAGATGTGATTTGTGCTAATTTAGCTTCAAGTTTAGAAATATTCTTTTCAAGAGCTTTGTTATTTTCTTGATTCCATTTAATGTTTCTCCTTTTCCAAAATTCTATGCTATCTGCTTCAGCATCTGACTTTTGTTTATTATAAGCAGCTTCATCATTATTATAATTCTTAGCAGCACCATTTTTAACGATTTCTGCCCATGTTGGCCATTGATAAGGTTTTCCCATTATATTATCACCAGCATTAACTTTAGCTAAAATTTCTTCGTCTGTAAAACCTAGAGAAGCTTGAATAATTTCATTATTTCTTTCAATTCTAACTTGATAAGATTTAATTTCAGCATTCATCTTTTCAACTTTAGTTAACTTCTTTAATTGCTCAGCATATTCATTAGATAAAGTACCTTTAATTTTACCGTTAGGTAATTTAGTTTTAGTTAAATAACGATAGTGATAAGATTGAATATTATAACCTCCAGCACCAATAGCTTCAGTGAAATAGTCATATTGTACACCGTCTCTCTCAACAACTGCATAGATTTCAACACCTTTACGAGCAATATTTGCTTGGATTTTAATTAATTTATCAGTTGGTTCTGTGTATTTCTCAAATGATTTTAACATATCAACAATTAAACCTAAGTAAATCATTCTTTCTTCAAAAGCGCTAACAGTGTACGTTTCATTCTTTTTAGCATATTGTTCAATGATTTGAGCTTTGATATTTTCAACCATTTCTAAGATAGTTGGCTCTAGAGCAGTTAAAACTGCATGTGAGAATTCAGAACCTCTAGATTCATTTACAAATTGTTCAAATAATTTAACTGTTTTCATATTATCTCTTTTTATTATACTGTAAATCTACACAAAATAAATGACAGTAAAAAATATTTAAGCATTTATTTTTAATTTTTTTCATAAAAAAAGGAACCCAATTGGATTCCTTTAATTTCTTTTAGGCCGGACCACCAACTCCGTAGAAAAACCAATTTGACGCTTCGTCATCATCATTTAGTATAGTTAAACCTTTGGTAATTTGTTCAACTATTACTTCTTTTAGATGAGTAAGATTCTCTTTAGTTTCGCACACAGAAGCTGGACCGACTTCTGCGATGAAACTTTCCATAAAAGATTTAATATTATTAGGTTATAGAGTAAAACTACAATCTATATATTCAAATCCTTTAAAAAGTTTTAACTATTTTTTTACCAGTTACGAACTTTTCATAATCGTCAACGTTAGCTGAAAAAGTTCTGATTTTAAAAGATTCTTCAGATTCACCCGGATTTGGTTGTAATGTTGAAGAATCTCCAATTTCAGTACCAACACCTTCACTTAATTCTTTAATTTGAGATTCGATTTTTTGTATCTCTTCTTTGATTTTAAGTTGCTTAGGTGAATTAGGCATTGCTTTAAATGCTTGATTTAATAACTTTATTCTTTGAAGCTCTAAATCTTTTTTAGAAGATTCTTCATTTACAATAGATTCATCTACTTCTTTAAAGTTTTGTAATGCTTTAAGTGCCTCTTTTTCATGCTTTTTAAAATATGCAATCACTTCTGATTTTTCTTCAAATGATTTTTGACCTTTACCTTTAAAGTCATCTACCCAAAAAGAATCTGAATCACTATCAAAACTATAATAACCTATAAGTTTGCCATTAGATAACACTTTACCATCTTTAGCTTCCCAACTTTCATTTACAGTTGATTCTTTAACACCTAATTCATCCCAAAATTTATCAACAAATGGTTTTAATTCTTTATAATCCTCTGGATATTTTTCATATTGAGTTTTAGAAACAACTTTAAAATCAGGATTAAAATCAAATTCAGAACCCTTTGGTTTTCTTACCTTAAATTCATTTTTGTAATATTGTTGCACGGGACGAGGACCCATTGAACTGTAGTCCACATCAAATTTGCCTTTATAAAATACATAATATATGTTTTCTGGCTTTCCAGTTCTAATTTGTTTCATCTTGCCAGATTCTTCATTTACAATTGCTTCATGAATTCCTAATTCATCTTCAAATTCAATGATTTCATTATAATCTGAATCTTCTAAAGCATCTTCAATTTCTTTTTGAGAAGCATTAGGATTTTTGCAAACAACTGAAGCTACTTTCTTTTTTGTAAATGAACCTCCTTTAAGATACATTTGCATAATATCTTTAAAGTGAACATCTTTATGACTCATTTCACCAATAAACTGTTCAAATAATTTAACGTGTTTCATAATTATTTTATTTTTTATAAGTCTCTTAAACGTGTTATTGTTACATTATTATTAGTCGTAGAATGAGCCTTAACTGTTTTACCCTTTGGTAAGCTAAACATATCTTTATTCTTGACAATAAGACTACCTAATAGAGATTTATAAGGGTCAGTGTCCATTAAATAAAGAGCATCTGTGTCATCACCTTGTCTTTCAAAACCAGCCACTTTAACAGTGCATTCTGCATCATCTATATCGACTTTATAAACTCCTGCAATCTTTACATTATAGGGAACTTGCTTATAAGCTTCATTAATAAAGTCTTCAAATAGTTTTACCTTTTTCATTATGCGATATATGCGTTTAATTCATATTTATTACCCATTCCATAAACCTGGATTTGAAGAGCTTTCTTTTGTTCTTTACCATCTTTATACAGAGTGATAGTAAACTTATTAGTAACTCCATCTTTAGGTTTTTTATCACCCATTCCTATTTTAGTAAAGGTTTCCTCTTTATCGTATTCATAGCCATTATCTTCTGCATATTCTAATGCTGTATCAATTGCAGCAGAATAAGTATTATGATAAACTTGATAGTCTGATTTCTTTTCAGCTACGTATTGCTCAAATAATTTAACCTTTTTCATTTTCCAAATAATATTTTATGGATTATATATCACTTTTAATTAGGTAATTTAAAACCTTATCCCAGTTCTCAAAGCCTTCTTTACCAAATTGAAGCCATTGTCCTTTAAATTCTGCAGCTCCATTATTTGGTCGGTCATCAATAAGATAATCTCCCATTAATAGGTCTTTTCTGTGAGAAAGAATAAGTCTTTTATGACCTAATTTACCAAAATGTTTTTGAACCCAAACTCTTTTAGCAGACCAAGCATTAACATTACTCCATGGTGCAGTGCTTAAAAAGAATACGTCATATTCTTTCATTAATAAAGTAACTGCTTCTATAGCGCCTGAAACTGGTTCTGGTGTATCAAAAAGATGTTTATCTATTGATGTTAATTTGCCCAAATGATTTACTGCGTCTGCTCCGTGTCTTTTGATTGCATTTCCTTCTAAGTCAACTACAACTCCGTCTAAATCGATGTATAATATTTGTTTTTGCATGTTGTATTCTTTAATTATATACAAATATAACTAAAAACTTTGATATAAAAAAATATATTGACTATTTTTTTAAGATTTTTTTTCCAATTGGATTTTGAATAGGCTTATTTAGCATTTTTTGAATAGATTTTTCAATCATTTCAAAATCAACTGCCATATCAACTGTATTATCGACGATAATCATATTTGTAGAACCAAATAAGTTCTGAAATTTACCTAAATTATTTTGAACAGCATGCCAGCTCTCTTTAACTAATTCTTCTGGTAAAGACCTGCTTCTTTTAGCATTTCTTGCTAATGCAACTTCTAAAGAAGTATTGACAAAAACCATAAAGCAATCATAACCATGAGCTTCTAAAGATTTTTTCTTATCTGCAATTTTTCTAAAGTCATCACCTGTACCATCAATAATCATACCTAATAAATTATTAATGTATAATTCTTGTTTAGCCATTGTAATTTTTTTAGCCTTAGCTCTTGGAGAATCTTCACCTTTAGTTAGTTTATCAAATTCTTCTGGGTCCATTTCTCCTAATGTTTTAGGGTCAACTCCCATTTTCTTTAATTCTAATTCAAAAGCTGGGTCTGAATTGACAGTTTTTAAACCTGTTCTATAAGAAACGGATTGAGTAGTTTCTTTAGGAATATTAAATAACTCTGCAGCTACGTATGATTTACCTGAACCTGGGCCACCGGCCATAAAGAAAGCTTTTAAGATATTAGGGTCATTAATGCCTTCTTCTATAAATTCTTCGTATAATTTAACGTATTTCTTCATCTTCGTTATCTATTTGGTCTAATTGTTCTTTTAGTTCGTAAACTCTCCATTCATATTCAAGTAAGTCATCGTTACTTAATTTACCTTGCTTAAATAATTTTTTAGCAGATGCTAAATCACTTTTAGCACGCTGAAGAGCTTTGCTTAATTCAACTTTAGCCTTTTCATTTGTTTCAGGACTCTGTTGATGTTTTTTACCAGTTTCTTCTAATTCTTCATCGATGATAGAAGATTCCTTAATACAAATATCAAAAGTAATACTCTTAAACAAATCTGCAAATTTTTCAAGTTTGCTTTTCATTGTCTTATTTGTTTTTATAGTCTTGGTAAGACTTTTCTTCAGTTAAGGTTGAACCACTTAAACTATCTATCTTCTTCTTTACTAAATTTCTATCATCGTTAGTGTAATAAACTGCTCTTGCTAATCTAATAAATTCACTACCAAAATCTTGCGCTCTCTCACAATCTCTAATTTCATCCTCTATTTTCCAAAGAGTACGATTTACTTCTAATAAATCTTGGTATGCTTGTGAAACCGCGGCCTCGTTTTCTGAATCTGACATGATTCTGTCAACACATGGGGTTAAAGTATCCCATTCTTTTTGAATATTAACTCTTTTAGTTGGGTCTTGAATTTTTTCTAATTTAATCTTTAAAATTGTGTGTTTGTCAAGGATTTCTCCGTTAGATACTTCGATTTTCATAATTAATTATTTTTTATTCCAATTTTTAATTTGTTCTATTACTCTTTGTGCAGTAATTACTTTACTACATTCATAAACTCTTTCCGTTCCTTTATGAGCTGGACACCAATGCCAGTCACCTTTATCAAAATGACCCCATTCCCAACATGAATTACATACTGACTTATCTATAATTCTTAGGGTCTTATCAGTAAACTCGCATACTTCTGGTGTAAAGCCTGAAATCATAACTACTGGTATATCTAAAGCCCAAGCTAACCAACTTAAACCACTTGAGATGCCAATAAAATATTCAGCGTGTCGCATCCAATTTGCAACCTCTTCTAAAGGTTCTGGTAATTGCTTAACTCCTTTAGGATACCAGTTGCCCATATAACCATCATGTTCCTTGGAAGCTAAATATACTTCATAACCGTTTTGTAAATGCCAATCTACTAATTCTTGCCAACCTGTTGGATTATTCCAATACTTTGACTGAGCTGTGGATTGAGTAGCAATTACAATATATTTGTTTTCAATTGGTCTTTCTGCCTCTTTAAAAGCTAATCTTGGTCTTAATTCAGCATTACCTTTATAACCTAAACCATCAGCTGCTACATCTCCTAAATAAATAGCTCTCCAATCTCTTTTATTTTTATTTGGGTACCATGCAGGTTCTCCATTTGATTCAGTTCCCATGTGCACACCTAAATAAAATCTATAATCAAATTCTGGGTAAGCTGTACCTGGATGAGATGGAAAAACATTGTCTTTAGCATAATCATCCCAATCAAATAAGAAGTTTTTATAGGTCATTAAATAGCACTTCTTAATCCCATTTTGTTTAACCCAAGCTCTAACAACTTCTACAAAGGCTAAACTATCTCCAAGACTTGAACTGCCTATTTCAACATAAACTGTCTTATCTTTTAGGTCCATTACCCATTCAATAGACCTGTCTTCCCAATGCATTACAACTTTCCAATTTACAAAATATTGTGGAGATGGTGAGCACCAATAATTAGAGCCTAAACCATTATGAAAGTGAATTAATTTACCTGAATCTTGGTCCCAAAATTCAACATTACATGGTGTTTCATGTTTATTCACGAATTTAAGAACATTATTAAATTCTATACTATATCTGTCATTTAACATTAATGTAGTTGGTCTTCTATATGGTGATGTTTTTGCTAATTCTGTGTATAATTTATCATGTTGCATTGCAAATCTATGTCCATCGATACCATTTGGTAACTTGGTCTCCTTTTTAATTGCACATTGATTTACTAATTCATTTGCATCTTTGTGAATAGTACCTGATAGTGTTGTGATTTTATCAGTCCAACGGTCTCCATATTGTGGTAAATTAAAGGCCATTGTTTTGCATCCATAACCATGTGCTTCGGCTAAAACAATAGGGTTACACTCCCATGTCGATGTAAATAACATTAGGTCTGCCATTAATAAAAATCTCCAGCTATCATCTCTTTCACCATGAATATGACAATTTGGTGGAACATCTTCCATTAAAGGTCTCCAATACTGTTCAAAATTAGGGGCTTGGTTACCAATAAAATGAAACTGGTAAGTTTGACCATAATAATCATATAGATGCTTAGCTATTTGTAAAGCATAAGTTTGATTTTTACCAGGAGTCCATAGACCAATATTTACAATATGGTATTCTCCACTAGTTCTAAATCCCATTTCAGATAGGATTTCTTCTCTATTTGGTAAGACATTATCATTTGGTCTATCAATTGGAAATTGAATCAATTCAGTTTTTACACCACGACCCTTAAAGGTATTATTAATATGTTCATGAACAATAGTAGCGTATGCATCTGGTTCAGCTCGTTTCATTTCATTTGGTTTAAACCAAACATTATGACAAGTTTCAACTATTTTCCATGGATGTCTTTCATTGTATAATTCTCTTTGTAATTCTATTGGAAAGACCGAGAATCCATCAAAACCCTCTGGAATTTCATCAATATGAATTACATCAATACCCCATTGATAACAGATATTAACGATTCTGCTTCTACCTCTTAAATGAGTTTCTTCATCCTCTCCTAAAAAACCTAATGAAATAAAGTGGTCTTCTGGAATTATATCAAGAATTTGATTGCGCTGAACAACATAAGCACCTGAATAAAGAGTCCATTCTGCTACAAAGATTTCATGCTTAGTCCACTTCTTTAGCATTTGAATTCTTCTTAATAGAAATGCTGGCATACCACCAGTTGAAAGATGTGGTGCTAAAAATAAAATCTTTAATGCTTCTTTCTTTTCACCTAATAATCTAAATACCTTTTCTATTTCTTCAGCTCTTTTTTCTCCATGAAAAACTTTAATCTGATTTTTATCAGCCGGAAACTTATAAAATGCACCTTTTAATGTATCCTCTTCTACTTCATTAGCTAAAAAATCTTCAACAGTTTCTACACCTTGGATATTGATATAAACCATTGGTAAATACTGGTCATCTCTTTGCCAAACTAAAACATTGTATAATGTTTCTTCATGATATGGCATAGCTTTATAGGTATCAAATAACTTTGGAAATACATTCTTAGCCTCTTTCCATAATTTTAAGAAAGCTCCTACTTTATTAGTTCCAACTAAAATATTTGTAGTTCTATAATTAGTAGACCGGTCTTCAGGTTTCATTCCAAAGAAATCCATTAGCTTCCATTCCAGACAGTTTGTATTATCTGTAGAACCATCTTCTTTCCAGAAAGGATTTCCTATTAATTCATCACCTTCTATTAATAGGGCGTATTCCTGAGGTCCCAGAGAGGCTAAAGGGTAGTCTTTAACTTGCTTTGCATATTCAAACATGTCATCTACGTTTGTATTAGCAATGCAATCTGCATCCAGATAAACCCATTCTTTAATACCCATTTCAGTTGCATCTAACATGCAATCGATTTTTGCAGAAAGGGTCATATAAGTTCTATATGTACCTCTATTTACATATTGGTTTCCTTCAAACTCTACAAAATCATCAGTATTTGAAATGGGTAAATTAAGGTCTAATCTTTTACAAATGGCCAAATCTTTTAATGCATCACTAGCATCATAGTCAATTGTATAAACTATTAATGGATGTACTGAGTACCTATTAATACTTTTAGCTAAATTAAGTACAACATGTTCGTAATTTTCAGTTGTATGTGAAATAAATGCTCTCATTATAAAACTTGTATTGATATTAATTCTTGTTCTTTATTATAACCTTCAACTCTAATTGGTTTCTTTATATCTGCATTCATCCAAAGTTTACCAACAGTTCGAACCTTTAATTCATCAAAATGGTAATTAGTTCTTGAACCTTCTGCATCTATAATAACCATCTTAAAGTTTTGAATATCAGATAGAGGTTCAAATAAAACTACATCCTCTTCAATTCTATGCCCAATCATTGCTCCACCTGAAAAATAGTTTAGGTCACTTAAATGTGCTAATCTTTGTTCAGCTGCTCCAGCAGGGACATGAACTATAAAATCTCCGTATTGCCATACATCATCGTTTGTCTTTGGAAAATGATGAATCATAAAAATACTATTGCTGTACCAAAATCTATTAAAGTTTTTACCGTCTATGATTTTAATGCCTTGCTTAAATTCAGATTTATCTGCTGAATATCTAAATTGACGCATTTCATAATCAAACACTTTGATTTTATCTTGAGTTTCTTCAGCAGCCCAAACATCATCAAGAAATTTAATAGATTCTTCACAGTTTTTAATTAAGAACTGCGCAGTCATAATAGACTTTGTGCCATGTTGATTTAAAATAGGAGTATCTGGAATGTCATCATGGCCCGTAATGACCATAAAATGTTCATCACTAATAAATGATTCCAATTTGATAGTGGTATTCATAAATAGACAATCCAAGTCTATAAAGAAAACCCAATCGTATTTACCACTTTGTAATAAAGATTTTACAACCTTAACTTTTTCCCAGTGTGGTGTTCTTTCTATTTTATCATCCTCTACTTTAATAACTTCTAAAGAGTAGCCATGGATTTTACAATACTTTTCAAAATTATCAAAAGCTGTAATATTTGCCATGTTTTGATAATTATCATTATAGATTGTAGTTACACAGATTCTTTTAGGGTCTATATCATACCTGATTTCATTATGCTTATATAATGACTTTACGCCCTCGAACACCTTATTTACGTCAGGATGACATTCAAATGTTGGCTTATTTTCTAAACAATAAACTTGTGGAGGTACACCATGTATATTTCCATGAATCTGGACATTGTATTTCATATTACTTGAACAAGCTAAATTACAAGAACCACCAATATACTGAAATTTATAATCTTGTGAACCATTTCTATAGGGTGCTCGTAATTTATAGTCAATTGAACTACCTAATTGAATAATATTAACATCAGTGGTTCCTGCAACGTGTAAAATACCTGAATCCATTGTCACTACGCAGCGAGCTCGATGATTCATCATCCATCTTAATTCTGCAACATCATTATCTGGGTCATCTAATAGATTAACACCTAAACGAATATTAATATCCATCACAGGTTTATCTACATTATAGAATCCTTGTTCTTTACCGCTTCTACCAACTGCTACAACTGGAATATTAGCAAAAGCTAATTTATCACATAGCTCTTGCCATTTTTCAGTATCCCATGTTCTAGTGGCCCAAGTTGTAGTTGGATGTATAATTACATAGTCCTTAAGAATTTGATTCTCGAATATCAATTCTCGCTCTCTTTCAATATGTAAAGAGGTTTCCATTTCAGATTCTAAAAGTGTAAATCCTTGTGAAACTGCATGAAATTGACGAATGTCCATATTTGAATATCTCCACTCGACCCTTTCTCCACCTTGTAATTCATATCCTTTACCGACTAAAGGTCCAAAAAGTCTATGAACTTTATCAAAGTTATTGAAATTAGTATGGTCTGGTTTAGAAGTGCTTGCAACGTATTCAATACCTTCAAATAAATAGGCATGATTTGCTATAATATGGACCGATTGGCCGTATGCTTCTGAAATTTTTTTACAAGTAGGAATTGCAGCAATAGTATCGCCTAAGGCTGGTGTGTCAATCCAAATTCCAATCATTATATAAATAAGTTAGTGATAAAGTATTTATACTAATTAATTTAGATTTGTTTATTCAAAGTAGCCAGTAATTAATTGTAAATCTTGATAAGCCTCTTGAACTAATTTATAGATAATATCTGGGTTAGTAGTCTTGAATCTCTTATAATACATCATTTTGCCCTCTTTTAAGGAATCAAGTATGCAAATAAAATTGTATTCAGGTTTAACCTTTATTAATTTTGAAAAGGGTTTTACTTCCCAAGCTTGTCTTTTTGCTGCACCTACTAAAGCGTATCTAACTCTAACATGAGCCATCAAGTCCCATTCTGGGTCATTTAATTCAGCAAACTTCATTATCTCTTTGACATCATTTTTGATACAATACAAACAATAAGCAACAGAGTCTGGTTTATCCAGAACCTGTTGCATTGAATCAATATCTAATGATTTATTGATATAAGGTTTTACTAAATTAAAATGTAGTCTTTTTAGCATTAGCTAATTACGTCAGGGTGTTGAAATCCAGTTGGTCTATTATCATCTCCTATAACTCTAGGTCTAGGTTTTGAATTTACTAATCCTTGGCCAGAATTATCTAAAAAATGATTTAGGTCATCTTCTGTTTTAATAATATCCCTTTTATCGTCCTTTGTTTCAATATCAAACCCTATTGTGGAATCCACAGGTTCTTCAATTGAAGCTTGACCAGGTGTTGGGTCTACTGCTAAAACTGGTTGCAACGTAGAATCGTCAGGTCCATTAGTTCCGATAGGTCCTTCTAGACTACCGACTTTAGTTTTTTTTTCAGACTCTTCAACTTTCTCAGGCTTGATATAATCCACTAAGGATTTAATAAAACCTAAAGCAACAAGAGGTAAAATAGCACCCGAAACAAATGAAAGCACTCTTCTTTGATATAATTGGTCCTCTTCTATTAGATTAAATAATTCTGACCAAGATTTATAATCTTGTAGATTAGTAAATGCGTAATACATATTACCTTGCATTTGCATTAAGGTAATTGTAATAAAAAGAGCCCATACAAGACCTTTGTTCATTTTATCTAATGCAATTAAAGAGGCTAAAGATGCGGCTGCACCAACCTCAAACGCGATTGCAAGAGAAACTGCTAACCAATATGGATTAGATAGGCTAAAAAAGTTAATTACGTGTACTGTTGAAATAATAGACACGATTAAATATAGCATTACAAAAGTGCCAATAACAAAATTATTGACTAGATTTGTTTTGTTCATTATTAATTTGATTATTTTTATAAGGAAATGCTTTATTTAGAGCTTCTCTTCTTTCATTACACCCGCAGTCATTATAACCAGCTAAATTAGCTACAACCTTTACCACTTTATCTATATTGGTTGCAGCTGTAAATTTAGCTATAGTGTCCCCAAAACCATGTGATTTCCTTTCAATTGGCATTTTATTTGTCCAATTTTTTTAATTCTTCGTCAATTTGAGTTTGACGTTGTACATCTAACATTTTTCTGTCAGTAGCTTGAATCATTCTTTTTTCAGCCTTTAAACCTTCGACCTTTAAATCACTTCTAGTCGGTAAAGAATCAATTACGGCTAAGTGCTTTTTAACTTTTGTTAATTCAGAATCAACACTACAAGATTTAGCATAAGTTAAAGCTAATAAAACAATAATAACTTTAAGACCATGTTGAGCTAAGAATTCGTTTAATTTTTGCATAATATTACATTTATTTATTATAGTATATATTTTAAGAAATTGATTTAAATTTCGATAAACGTTCCTGAAACATCTTAAAATAGATTTTAATATCAGATTCTGTTAACTTAAAAATCTGAGGGCAACCATCTAATTCATTTGCAATCCAAATTTCTACAGAAGTTGCTCTGATTCCGGTTCTTTCCCAAAAAGCTATGACATAAGCAGAAGCTTGAATAAAATAATCTTGAATCCAACCTTCCATTTTAGGTTTCCTAGAATTTTTATAATCAATAATAGCAACTGTATCATCTAATAACACGGATACATTATCAACTGTACCAGCATAACCACCTCCTTTAATAGACCATAAAAACTTTTCAGCTGCTAAAACCTCTTTAACTCTGTCAAAAAACTGACTAGAATTATTATAGAATTTCATAAAGAATTCAAAACCCTGGTCAATATATTCTTGGTCAAATTCATTGATTTCTGGGTCTGTCTTTAATAAATCTGTAATAATCCTTAAGCGCTCTTCTTTACTACCGCTCAAAGGTTTATACAATTCAATAAGTCGGTGCATCACAGTACCTCGATTCATAGAAAGCTTTGAGATTCGGTCTGCCTCTTCATGACCTACTTTATCTCTCCATTTATCTAATCCTGACATATCTTTTGTATTACCCAAAATAGTGGTCACAGATGGAAATTCTCCAACTATGGCTTCGTCTTCTTTAACTTGATAGTATCTCAAGCCATTTTTTTCAATTCTATTGACAGAAACTTCCATTATTTAGGCAAATAAGCCTGGGCTGTTGCTAATAACCAAGCGAAAGGAACCCATTTGATAGCGTAATAAATTACAGTTCCGACTACAGTAGTTAGGGCTAAATTAACCAAAAAGACTGATAATTCAATATAATCAATTTCTGGATATAAGATAATTAGATATGAATTGCTATTTTCAATCTTTCTAAGCTCAGGAAAAGAACTATCAGCCATACCATATTTCATTAAGATTTGAGTAATTGGCGATAATTGTTGCAAAACATAAGACTGTTGCATTAATTCAGCTTGACTTGAAACTTCTTCAGGTAAATTAATTACAGTATAAATTCTACCTAATTGGTCAACTCTAAGGCCTTCTTTTTCTAATTCAGTTTTAATTGACAGAGAAGCTTTACGATATTTATAAACATAAAACAGCTCTTTAAAAAAATTATACCAATATAAAATTATTTTTATCATAAAAATTGTACTTAACACATTATAAAGGTTTCACTTAACTCATTATTTGATTGCAAAAAAGGTTCCATAATATTCATTAGTCACCTTAAACGTAATTCCATTCTTTTGAGCAAATTCATCCACAGCTGGATTTACTCCAAATACACCTGAATATGATAATTGGTCTGGCTTATCTTCTGGGTAATGCCAAATATGTTTATCAATGCCATTTTCAGCGAAATTAGGGTCTTTAAACCAATCTATTGGTAAATAATCATGACCAGCAAAAATACCACCTGCTTTTAATTTAGGCCACCACATTTCAAGGTCCATTTTAACATATTCATAAGCATGATTGCCATCAATATAGACAAAATCTAATGAATTATCTGGAAATAGGTCTGCTGCTTGATTCGAAAGAGCTCTAATCATAAATGCTCGGTCTTCATTGCCTTTGATTCTCTCCATTGTTTGAGAATATGCATCATTGTGATTAGCATGATTAGAGGAATCTAAATATTCTTCTTCATCTAATGCTCTCCATGGGTCAACTAGGTATAATGTACCGTCCCATCGGTCTAAGATATGTTTAGTAAACTGTCCTTTAAAAACTCCGATTTCTACACCTTTACCTCCAGGACATTGGCTATTTAAAAGAGCCGGAATAAGGTCTAATCTGTTAATTTCTTGCTTAATTGCTGCCATTTATATAATGTTTATGAATTATATTTATCTTTATCATTTTGTTTCATAAAAAAGAAAGGGAACCCTGTGCACAGGTTCCCTTTAACTATGGTCATGCATTAACAGTTTTGCATGTAACCGGACGAGATTTCATTCATCATTGAGAACGGGCGCTCGTGGTCGCCAAAGCAATACAGTTGTTCAAAGATAATCACTGTCAAACTTAACCATCTCTACTTTGTTTTATTTTAAGATGAAACAAACCTGTTGGTTAGGCTATCGTAAAACATCTACTGTATCTATTATATAGGGTATTCCTATAAAGTTTCAAAAATTAATATGTATTAGTAATTTGATTTGTTAAAATTCTCGAGTCTCCTTCCTGGGATTCTATGCCAAGTGAAATAGATTTACCATAAGCACTTGCCTTAATAATAGTTTCTCCATATTCATCAACTTCTGTAGAAAAATGAACAAACCCAGCCCCAGTTGCTTTACTATTGTAACCAACCATATCTTTATGTTGGATTGCTGCCGAGAAGATGATTGCACAACCATCGACAATTACGTATTTTGCTGGTGACATAACTATTTTACTTCAATAATGTTAGGGTATTCACTCATCCAACCAATTCGATAACCTGCAGTTTTAAATGTATATGTAGAATCTTCTCTAAGTTTTCCATACACATCACTTGAATAAAAGTTACCTCTAAACAAATCGTCCTCTAATTTAAAAGTACCTTTATCAGTATAAACCAAGTAGAAAGACACAACATTTTTTCCATTTGACTCTGTAATTCTTTCTTTACCTTCTACCTTTACAATGTGAGTTTCAATATGATTATATGCTTTAATACTATATGCAATCGTTCCAATAATTAACGATGCTACTAAAAATGAAATTAATCCAAATGTTATTTTCATGCTTTTCATAATGTTTATTTTTTAATGATATGTAAATCTAATAAAAATAATCGACAAATAAAAATTATTTAAGTAATTTTTTTACAAAGTTTCAAAATTACCACTCATAATTCTCATTCTCTGGTAAAAGGTCATTATCATCCAATGCAGTAACAATAGCATCAATGGCAGCTTTCATATTTTTAGTCGATTCATTAAAATGACGCGTTAAACTATCAGTTGCGTTCTTTTTACCAGCTTCATACGCATAATGCATTAATAGATTCACATAAGGTTCAGTGAAACCAAAAGTTCCTTCAGAACGAAAAGTTTTTAACTCATTATCGGTTAGATTTTCAATCTTTTCAACTCGGTCTGTAACTGCTAATTTCAACCATAAAATATGTTGACCAATTTCTTTTGGAACCGGAGTTAATTTCTTAGCATCTTCCATATTTCTTTCACGCATCTTTTCATACGCAGATTTCTCTTTAGGTGGTTCAATATAAGTTTCACATTCGGTGATTCGAACTTTAACTGACCTACCTACCATCCAATCAACTTCTTCATCTGGAATAGTTCCTTGAATAAAGACTTTAGTTTTCGATTTCACCGTGACAATCTTACCCGTTGGTATATGTTTTACTTTTGAACCTATTTTAATTTCCATTGTCTGTTTATTAATTATTGATACTGTAAATATAACTAAAATACTTGAGAATAAAAAATATTGAGTTAATTATTTTTAACTAATTTTATTCCAAATTCTTCAAATCTAGAAAATAATATAAAACTATTAGGCATAGTTGTTTTATATTTAACATCAATAAGTTTAGCTTCTTCTTTTAATATAGTTACGCTTTTAAGATTTTCATATAAATATGTAAGTAATTTTTGACCCGAGAGACCTTGCATTTCTTCAATTAAAATAGCAAGAGGTTTAGCATGTTCTCTGTGTGTTATTGATATAAATTCACCTTTAGTTAATTTAGATTTAATTATTATAGCAGCTTCACTCATATATGTTGCATGATATTTTAAAGAAGCATGGTCATACATTCCGTTAGAATTATAACATTTATGTAAATGTCCTTCAAAATTATCTAAAATATCTCGAATTGCTTTTTTGTGTTCAAGTACATTAATTGCAAAAGGAGAACTAACTTGTGCAGTAAGTATATTTAAATAATATTTACATTCTTCATTAATTTGCGATAGCTTCATATTTATTAATTTTTAATTACATAGCAAATCTACAAAAAAAAGCCCAAATAAAAAAATATTTGAGCTTTTATTTTTAAAAAATTTGTGGAGCGAAAGACGAGGTTCGAACTCGCGACCCTCACCTTGGCAAGGTGATGCTCTACCAGCTGAGCTACTTTCGCTTTTAAAGAGATTTTAATCTCTTTAATAATTTACAGGATACGTTTTTTTTTGATTTATAGCCAAATTTGTAAATTTGCTGAATGTATCCTTTAAAAATTTTAACTATTTTGTAGAATCTACAGCTACTGAGTCAGTTGCTAAAGAATCTGTTTGAGTTGAGTCTACTTGAGTTGAATCAGCTGTTCCTGATTGAGTGCTTGAAGAGCAAGAAACTGATGCTAATGAAATAAATGTTACTACTGATAATAAAAAGATTGCCTTTTTCATAAATTGTTGTTTAAGTTATTAAAAATTATATAAATTATACTGGATTAATTAAAAAAGTTTCAAAATTAGGCTGAAAAAATAGCATACAATGTACAAAAAATAACTGCAACTAGCATGATAATGTCCATATAATCTTCTTGCAATTTAACTTTTTTAGGGTTTCTACCTTGCGTGCGTCTTAAATCTTCCATGATAAATGATTTATATTAAATATAAAATTTATATAATACTTATTTAAAAGGTTTCATATTTTTCATCCCAGATTTTAATTTTTTCTAAAAGTTCATCCAACGTAATTAAACAATTTGAAAATTTCGAAACATTATCATTGTGTCTCATCAACTTGCAATTTGCAGGATGCGCAATTATTTTTGGGTCTATATTGTTATCGTATCCATATTTAACACTTATCATGTGGTCTCGACTAATACCATTTAAATTATTTCCTCTATTTGCTGCGCTATACCATCCATATTTTTCTATTAAACTAAAATCAAATTCATTTGGATAATCTTTTAAATCAAATTTAAAAGAAGCATCAATTCTATAATTAGATAATCCAGATTTATCCTTTCTTTTAAATAGAGTATAACATGCTTTAGAACAAAACATTTTAGGTCTATTATATTCAAATTCATTTAAACAATATTTACATTTACATTTTTTTAATGTACTTTTTTGTTTTAAAGATTCTGAAATTTTTTGTTTAGTTTCAATTGACCTTTTTCCTCTGTAATTAGAACATGACCTAGAGCAAAAATAATATTTCTTCTTTTTATTTTCTCTATACTCTATTTCAATTATATTTGAACACGTTTCACAGGAACATTTTACAGATTCTTTTAAAATAGTCCCATGCTTCTTTTCATAAGAATCTTTTAATATAAAAGATGCTTTAATTATATACGCAGACTGGTCTCTGTGTTTCCACCTAATATGATTAGCTTTTATTTTCTTATTATCGAATATTTCACCACACTCATCACATTTTATAATTTCTTTCATATTCTATATATCTAAGAAATGTGGAGAATATAGCAATCGAACTAAATACATTGTAAAATAAAAAAAGGTCTGTGAATTCACAGACCTTAGTGGAGATAGAGGGATTCGACTTACTGTAATCTCTTCTTTCGAAAGAGTGTCGGACTATATCTTCATCTCTAATGAGATGCCGGACGCTAATGTGGTTATTAAGAAGACTTTACTTCTCCACTAGTCTCTGAACCTTCTTAAGATGTATCTTAAGCTTGGCTGCTGATTGTCATATCATTTCTGACTTAGATTTCCAGCAATTCATCCGGTTTTTTATTTAAGTATCACTACTTAAGTGGGCTCTTTACCTACCCACGACCCCCTGCGTGCAAGGCAGGTGCTCTAGCCATCTGAGCTATACCCCCATTAAAACTAAAAGGACTTATTCAGCCTTTTTAGTTCTAGTTTTTTTAGCTTTAGCATCATTCTCCTGAAGAGATTGATTTACCTTGCTAGTATATTTGTCTGCATTTGGGTCTCCACCTAAATCCATCCAACCAGCTGGCTTTTTATCTTCAGAAGTTGTAACTACTGGAGCTTCTGGGTGTTTTTTAGTCAGCATATAAGCTGCTATACCACCTAATAATACGATTAATCCAATTAAGTATAACATATCTTTGTTGTTTTTTTTTATATACTTTATATATCTATTTCTTTTTCTGTTTCAACACTTTTTTGATTTTAGGTCCTTTTACTAATCCTAAATTCCATTCGGTATTTTGGGTTTTAGTATTGCATTTCTCACAATAGTAAGTATTATGCCCCTTTCTATTAATTAAATACATATCATTTGCATCATAGACAGTTAAACACCAACTACATCCATAATAATTAATTGCTCTTTTTGCCATCTATTTGTTGTTTTAACCAATTTAAAGGATACGTATTATATTCTAAAGCTTCAGTATAATCTTGTCTTTCTGGGTGCCATTGTACCCCTAAAATATTTCTCTTATGGTCAATAAAAGCCTCTGGAATAATAGAAACATCTAACGGTAATTTACTAAAATTATAATGAGTTACTTTAAAATTTTCTGCTACTTTAGAGCAATATTGATGGTGCCTTGAATTAACTACAAACTGTTTCAGATTTATGATGTCTTCAACTAGATGAAACTGTGATTCATATAAAAGATGGTCTTCATCGTCTTTAAATGATTCATGAGTTCTGTGTTCTTCTGCTAAAATATCACTTAAACTAGTAACCTCTCCACCAAAAAAGACATTCAATAATTGCATACCTCTACAAACTCCAAGAATTGGTAAATTCTTTTCTAAAGCTTGTTTGACCCAATTTAACTCTTGAGAATCTCTCTTTTGATTTAAGCCTATATCTGGGCCACCTGTAAGAATTAAAGCTCCTTCAACTTGGTCATCCTCTTTTAAGACCTTGATTTTAAAGTCTTTAAAATATTGTAAATAATTTTGTAATTCTAAACCCTTAGGTGGGGCAATACTAATTAATTTCCGTTCTTCCATACAGTATATAACTTATTTTCCTGTATTATCCCAATTCCAAGGTTCTGGTGCTGCTGCAGCTGCTGTCGCAATCTCCTCATTTCTACATTTAGTTAAAACTGCAACATAGGAATTGCCTCTTTGTGCTAATAAAAGGTCTTTAACCCTTTCTTCTGTATAAGCTGATTTTAACTGCTTTTCTAATTCTGAAATATATCTCAGTACACTGATTGGTGTTGTAGCATAATCTTCTTCAGCATTCTGTTTCCAATAATTCGTGTCTTTGTCTTTAGATGTAACCTCTTTTTGAATATGTTTGAGTAGCTTTTTACCGATAGCTGAACTATTTGTTATAGCGCCATATATTACAGATTCTATCTTCCATTTAACTTTACCATCCTCGTTTATTTGCTTAACATCAAATTCATCTTCATAGTCAGCATCTTCATAACCTACTCGATAAATTATTTCTGTGCTGTATATTTCTATTTCTGCTTTCATTATTTTTTCTGTTTAGCTAGTTCTATCAAATTATCAATTAACCTATTTTCTGCATCTTCATAATTTCTATGAGAATCATTAGGAATCCATATATCATTCAATACAATGTGATAAATATCTTTACTTATTACATTTGGTAAGCTACGAGTAATGTAAAAGTCTACATCATACTTCTCCCGAAACCACTTGAATGTTTGTTGTTTAAGTGGGGCAGCTATAACCCATCTAATATCGTTGTCATACATTGCATAATTTAACTTCCAAGTTAATGTTTCAACTTCATAAATATAACAACCCAAACACGTCTCATTAAATCCTAAATCTCTTAAGGCTGCAGCTTGCTCATAAGTAACAAATTCTTTTTCCATCATTTATAAATTCTTTGGCCGAAAACCAGTTGAGTTAATAAAAATTGTGGTTCTGTTTAGGTATGCTCCTAACTCAGGCATAACATGTTTCTTTAATTCTAGAAGAGCCTTTCTTTTTACACCTTCGGGATTTAATACATTACCTCCTTCTACTGTTTCCACTTCAGTATATTCATCTACCGTTCTACCATATCCAAATCCTCCCCATCCAGTGGCAACCATTTTCTTTACTCGTCGAACATCGCTTCGTTCAATATCTATGTCTAGATATAACTGTGGATTATCGTAAGCTGTGCTAATAACTTCTGTTTCGAGAGTGTGTAACCCTGGGTTCTCGCTAAAAGTAAATAGCATAGGTTTAACATGCAAATAATGAATTGGATTATGAGTACTCACCCTTAAATCCCTAAATACAAACTGTAGATAGTCAACTCTATTAAATATGAATAACTGAAGCGTTTCATCAAACACCTTTCTGTGAGGTTGACCATCATTCTTAATTATGTCATCAATTACTTGTTCTATATAGTCGTACACTACATTACCAATATTGTCGTCTGAGTAGGTCATAGTTTTATTATTTGTCATAATCTAATCTTTGTTTATAGTTCTATAAGGACCTGCATCTTTATATCCATGAAAATCCCAATCAATATCACCAAACACTTCTTGTTTTCTATCCATTAATACTTTTATTGCTTTATCAAAATCCTGAGTCAAGTATGGTAGAATTGGTTCTTGATTTTGAATATATGCCATTGCTGAATATAGGCCTTCATCTTCAAATTCTTGAATGTGTTCCGCAACCCAATCAACATCTTCGGCAACTACTGGTAACATTTGAGCACATGCATAATAAAAGAAATCTCCTGCATTCATATCTAATTGAAATGAATCTGCTAATAATCGTTTATATGCTTCTAATTTATCCATTATTATTTTCTTTTAATTACCAATTTTCAACTTCAGTAAGGTCTAATTCAGTTCTAGCAAGACTAGAATAAACCCTAACTTCTAAGCCGATTCCACTAGCATGGCTAAATCTATATTCATAGGTCCCATAATTACCATAAACTTTTTTAATAGCCTCTTTCCAATCGTCAAGTTTGGCCTCTTGTGTTTCAGTTAATTCAAATCTAATCATTTCTTTATTTTAATAAGCTTTTATTCCACGTACTCTCTTTTATTTTAGAATTTACCCAAGGCCAAGTTTGTTCTGCCTTTTTAATGTCTTTATCAGCATAATACAAATACCATAAAAGCATTTCCCAATATTCGTCTCTAGCATCTCCTGGAGAATTTAACCAAATACAGTACTGCCATTTAAAAAAGAAGATTTTAAAACTTGGAGCCCATTCAAATCTTGGTGTATCGTATTTATGCTTCCAACCCAATTGAGTTGAATCGATAGCAATTGGAGAACCGAGTTCTATATAGAATTCTTGACCAAATACATTAATAATCCAATTCTTTGTTCTTCTAGCCATTGGTAAATTAAGGTACCTAATTTCTTTTTTGTATCCTTCACTTACAATATAAGGCTTTCTTTGCTCTATACGTTTTTGATAATCTTCTTCTGACCTTAATTTTAATCGTCTAATAGAAATAATAGTAGAGCAGAAATTTATAGGCCAGAAATAAGGTGTACCGTATTGTGATTTACCAATATACTGAGTCCATGTTGGTAATTTAAATGGACTCTTTTTTATCTCTTTAAAAGTTTGAAGTATATTCATTACTTTATAAAATTAACTTGGTCTGAATTTTTGACCATTGTATAAAATTTATTAACACAAGATTTAAAGGAAGGTCTTCGACCAGTAGGAGTCAATAATTCAGTGATACCCATATCCTCTAAGTTATCAGTGTTACCCCATAAAGTGTAATATCGACTCTTATTTGACCAAACAAATCTACGAGTACCATACCAATCATAATCAACTCTAAGAAAAGCTTTAACTAATTTAAAATTCTTTTCGCTATTATATTCTAATAAGACTTTAATTTTTCCTAATTCCGGGTGATATATCATAACTTTATTTTATTACAGTGACACAACAATCTGCTAATTCTCTTTTTACAATTTCTTTATATTGATTCCAATATAAACCCATATCAGTATCTTCTACCTTTAATAATGCTACCCTTTTACCTTGAAAAACATTATTGATTTTTCGTAAACAAATTGTAAATGCTTCTTTATCAAAATAGGTTTTTTCCGCAGAATCTGGTAAATATTGAGTATATGCATTAACAACTGCTAGGTCAAAATCTGCAAAAGGAATCAATGTAATTTGTTCAGCATTAGCATATGTTGACACTTCATAATCAATCATTCCTAGTTTGTTGATTTGACCATTTGTTTCAGGATGCTCTAATGGAAACTGAGAACAATCTGCCCATTTATTAATTTCAACAAACGATTTATTATTTTGATTTAAATTAAAACAGTTACAGTAATTAACAATTACATCAAAATGGCCTCTTTGTGCTAATTCTGATAAATTACCTTCTATTTCGCTATAACACATAATTTTAAAAGTTTAATGAATCGTCTTCTTTTGGAATAGCATTAATTGTAGTCAATTTATAATCCAATCCAACGATATAATTTAAATTTAATAAAGTCCTTGCAGTATCAAGAGCATCGTGGTCTTCTTTAAGTTCAATATAACCAGCAGGTCTAAATACTACTACATCTTTTTCTAAAAGTTTTTTAAGTTTAATACCAGCTTTAGTCTCTAAAACTTCAATGTCAACGTAAAGTGCTTCGTTTTCAATTTGAGGGTTATAGTATCTAAATGCAATATCTTTGATTAAAACTACGGGAGAAGTAGTAGAACCTAAGGTTCCTAAATCAAGCCCAACTTCAGTATTGTATTTTTCAATCTGTAACTTAATATGTTCGAGGGTTTCTAATGGATAAACTCTTGAATTCAAGTTAGGTTTAGTATTTTGAATAAGTTGTTTCTCTAGTATCATGTCTATTATATTAAATTAAACGGTAAAGTTTATTTCCCAGAATATACTAAGTTTGGCACATATTGATTAAATACACCTGTGTGCGGTTGATGATTAATCGAGTAAATTTGTGTAACCTTAGCCACATTAACTGGCTTTGGTGGTTCCTTGACTTCACAAGAGAAGCAAATGAGCGGGATAAGGAGTAGCTTTTTCATCGTACTGAATGAATAGAGTTAGTACAGTTACCTTTATGAGTTAATAATGCATTCCGAGCATGCGCTCTAAATAAATATTGACATCCATCTATATTTACAACATATACGTTAAAGTATCCATCACCGAAATCATAACTGACTTTACCGTCAGTCGATACTTCAGTCGCCGTAGATTTTGTTGGTTTTACTTCGCAGGACATCATTCCCAGTGCGGTTGCAATTAATAATATTTTTTTCATTGTGTTATTATTTAAGATATGTAAATATAATAAAAAAAGCCCAAATAAAAAAATATTTGGGCTTTTATTTTAAAAAAATTTTAATTAATTTACAATTTTTATTTCTCTATTATTTAAAAAAAGCTGTTTAATCTCAGTTAAATCTAATTTTGCTATATAAGCAGCTGGAAATTTAATTTTATCATAAACCATATTCCGCCCATCCTTATATACTATTTCAACAACTGAACCACCTGGGGTTAATGCTAATGGATTAGTTCTAAATTCATCTGTAACTATTAGCTTTTTCATTTTAATTCAATTATAGTTTTACTTCCATCAGGTTTTGAATAAACAACATGTTTAGGCTTTAATTCATGCATTCTATCCTTAAACATGTCAGCATATTCTTTTCCCATTCCAGGTTTTAAATAAGCAACTGTCATGTGTGGATGATAGTTTGGATAATCTGTAGTATGTGGTAGCTTACAAAGTTCTTTATTACAATCATGTAAATTATCACCTTCTACATCGAATTTAAGCACATCGAACTTCTCATTCTCAAATAGAGAAGCATTTTTAATTGTACAATTTCCAAATGCATAATTCTTCATAATATTTTCAACCATTTCATCTGAGACCTCTTTATGTAGACCATATAATAAAGTACAATGCGGTTCATCTTCTAGACCAAAGGTCGGGTCATTTGGATCCTTGAACACGTGTTCAGGGTCAATTTTATCATGTAATTCTGCCATTTCTGGAAAATCAAAGTATAACATTGCGCAACCATACTCGTAAGTTGCCTTCTTTTCATTGACATCTTCTTGTTGAGACTCAAACAACCATGTCAAATAATCTTTAATATGCTTCATTTTATTTTAATTTTTTTTATTTTAATCCCACCAAGAACGTAAACCTGTACCATCAAATTTAGTATCCCAGTCATTACCACTAAATTCATTCCAATTTTGGCCTTTAAAAATACTCCATAATTCATTCCATTCTGCCTCTTCTAATAAATCGACTGTTTTATAGACAAAATCACGATGAGCCTTTGCTTCATCCGATAAAGTATCCTTTAGTGTATATTGATTAGTTGGTCGACCAGCTTCATCTAAAACTGGTTCAAATGCAAAATCTTCAAACTTAATTGGTCCAACAACAGATTCTACGATTTCAATATAATCTTGATTTCTAATATTTTCAATGATTTGAATAGCTCTTTGCATCTTAGCTATTTTTTTATCACGATTTTCTCTAATTTCTGAACCTTTATGCATACCTTTTTCCATAATCTGTAAAGAGGTTTGCATTGCATGAAGCGTAAAGTTATAATCCCACCAACGATGTGCCCATAACATCTTTCTGAATCTATAAATATTTTTAAAGAAATGCCATAAGTCTCTTCTAAAAATAGAATAGATTTTATATAGTTTAGACTGTTCGAATATTACTCTATCAATACTATCAAGAAATGAATCACCAAATGTTAATTTCATAGCTATGTGTTTAAGTATTATATATACAAAAAGAAAAAAGTTTACAACATGTATTCGAAAGAACAAATTGAAGCCGCAATGCTTAAGAAGGGTTATAAATGGTTCACAAATGGAGACCTTGACGTTAACATAGTTGGTATTAGAAATAAAAAGACTAATGATAAGGTTACTAACCTATTCGATGATATAATTACTATTAGCTTTAAAGAGGGCGGTGAGTGGAAGTATTTTGAATGGCCAATTACAACAGACCCAGGTACAAAAGCTATGCAAACAGTAACTAATCCAATTGGTGTAGCTATTTTAGTACCTGGACAATATAGAAGTGCTTATTATATAGGAATGCACAAAGGCAAATATGAAGCTCTTTGTCAATCTAAGCCTCTAACCGTTTTTAGAGATGCTAATAAGGATACTAAATTCGATGAAGTTAAACCACAAACAGGTTTATTTGGTATCAACATTCATAAATCTAATTCTAAAACAGAATCAACATGGGTTGAAAACTGGAGTGAAGGTTGTCAAGTTTTTAAAAAAGCAAAGGATTTTGCTGAATTTATGGCTATATGCAAAAGAGCTTCCAAAATCCATGGAAACTCTTTCACGTATACTTTATTAGAAAGCGATGATATTATTTAGAGAAATATAATTTAGCCTCAGCTTGTCTTCTTTTTAGTAGACCTTTAAGAATTCTCTTTTCTCCCTTTTCATCAATCTGTCCGTCATTATCATCGTCTATACCATTATTGGCACCATCGGCTTTACACCACTTTAAGAATTCAAATTCAATAGACGGGTCATTTGGTATAGAGTTAACCTTTTTAAGTAATGTACTATTTTTGAAAGCAGAAACACCGACATTAAAACAAAAAGATACTAAAGCATCAAATTGGTGGCCATTAATAGTAGTTTGTACAAATGTTGCAACTGTTTTTTCATACATTGCTAAAGTATTCATTAATAATTCTTCAGCTCTTTTAGCAGTAATTTCTTTATCTTTCAAAGTTACTGTTTTTCCATCCTCGTAATAAGTGCTTCCGTATCCAATAGTAGGAACACCGGCTGGGCATAGATATGGTTTTAACTGTAGGGATTCAAATTCTTTAATTAAATCAAGACCTGGTTTACCAATTCTAATAATAAAATTCATTTCTACTTAGTTTTTTTATAGCTGTAGTGGGTGGAGTCGAACCACCACGAGGCAATTAGGTAAAGGACAATAGCGCTTGCAAGCTGGTGGTCTACCCCGATATCCTTACTTTATTTTGAACTCCTCACCCCCGAGACAGGAGGGTGCGTCTGCCGAGCGTACGCATTTCGCCACACTACAATGTTACTCTATATAATCTTTTCCAAAATAAGGCTTTAACACCTCTGGTATCTTTATACCCCTTTCTGTTTGGAATGTTTCAATTAAAGCTGCATAAATTCTTGGTAAAGCTAATGCACTACCATTTAAAGAATGCGGATTTTGCATTTTACCATTCTGGTCTTTAAATCTACATTTCATTCTATGCGTTTGATATGTATTGAAATTAGAAACTGAACTTACTTCTAACCACATTTGTTGACCTGGGCTCCAAACTTCAAAATCATAAGTAATAGCTGAGGTAAAACTCATATCATGGCTACACAATTTTAAAATTCTATATGGTAATTCTAGAGATTCTAACAAATTTTTAACATGCTCAACCATTTCATTTAATGCAGTTTCACTCTTTTCAGGATGCGCAATCTGAATGATTTCAACCTTTTCAAATTGATGTACTCTATTCAATCCTCTAACTTCTTTACCAAAACTACCAGCTTCTCTTCTAAAACAAGGAGAATGTGCTGTCATTTTAATTGGTAAATCTGACTCTTTAATAATAGTATCTCGATAAACATTTGTTACAGGTACCTCAGCAGTTGGAATTAGATAAAGTTCATCTTTTTCCATATAGTACATCTGTCCATCTTTATCAGGTAATTGACCAGTTGCTAAAGCTGAGTCTTCATTTACCATAAATGGCGGAATGTATTCTAAATAACCTGCATTAGTATTAAAATCTAAAAAGTATTGGGTTAATGCTCTTTGTAATTTTGCACCATCTCCAATAAAAACTGGAAATCCACGACCTGTAATTTTAGAACCTAATTCAAAATTAACTAAATTATATTTTTCAATTAAATCATATTGTGCTAAAGGAGCTTTTTCTGTATTAACTACTTCTTGGTACACTACTTCATTTTGTTCAGCACTTTCACCATAAGGAACCTCTTCATTAGGTAGATTTGGTAATTGATATAAAATATTTTGTATTTTATCTTCAAGTTGACGTATATCTTCTACTAAAACTACTAAATCTTGTTTAAGTGGTGAAATAGATGCCTTTAATTTAGTAACATCCTCTCCGTTTTTAAATAAAACACCGATTTGTGTTGAAACTTGATTGATTTCATATTGAATCAATTCACTTTTTTGCTGTAATGCATGCTTATCTTTAGATGCGTCTATTAGGTCATCTACAAGATTAATATCTTTAAATCCTTTGAATAAAAGTCTTTCCTTAACAAAATCTGCATTTTGTTTAATAAAATTAATATTTAGCATAATTTAATCTAATAGTCTTCTAACCTTTTCACCTAATTCATAATTATTAGGTGTATTTCTAATCATTTCCCCTGGAATTTCAATCATTACTTCATTGATATTATGAAGACCTGAACATTTAGGACAAGTTTGACCTAAACCTTCAACGTAACCATGTCTAAAATCGACATGGTCATTAATGTCATATTTAGTTTCAACTCCGCACATTACACAAGTTTCCTTTGCCATATTAGTAATTGTTTTTAATCTATCACTATATTTTAATTCTTCGCATTGCCAACAGGGCTCAGTATCTGTTGTATTCCAAATATGATGAACGCATTTTGCCATTGCTTAATTTATATAATAATTAAATTGATTGTTTCATTATATATCAGTAATTATAAATGACGCCTAGGCTTAAAATATCATTAGAACTACTAACTCCCTTTAAATTAAAAGACTCATAATTACCGTATGAATTTATATTAAATGCAAGTTTTTTTACAATTGGTACAGATACCTTTATGTCGTATGTATAGTTAATATTACTTAGGTCTTGAAATGAGGGTTGATAAAATGCTTCCATTGTATATGTCACTCTTTTAATATTACCACCTACTTGAATTCTAGTTGAGTGTCTAACACTTGTAATATTTAAATCTGTAATATATCTAGTATTAACATAAATGGTAGCGTATGATAGTGTAGAATAGAAATCTTTTTTCTTAATTAAATAACGCCCAGCTCCTAATGCAATTTCATTTCTATTATTAATCTTTCTAGATAAAACACTTGAAAATTGATGATATGCAAAAGCACTCCAGTCTTTTCTTAAATATCTAGGTTGAATTCTAACAATAAAGTCATTAATAATTATTTGTCCATTTTCATTCGCATATAAATATTTAACAAGAACTAAATTTTCTATGTGTTTTCTAGTAATAGAATATGAATTACTAATATTGGCTGCAATTTGAGATTGCCCATTTATATCAGAAAAACTACCATTTAGCATAATTGAGGCCTTGTGTTTAGTAGTGTCCTGCCCGAATATGCTAAATGATAGTAATAGAAATGCAATAAGAAATTTCACTTAGAATGTTTCACCTTTTACAGTATCTATCCACTCGGGCTTAATATTGAGTAAGAAATTCACAAATAATTTAATACAATTTTCTACATCCTCTTTATGAGCCATTTCACAAGTTGAATGCATATACTTTAATGGAGTTGCAACGATTGCAGTTGGTGTGTTCTCTAAAAAGAATGCCATTGTGTCATTACCATAACTACCAACTTGTAGTTGTAGGTCGATTTCAGTCTTTTCGGCCACTTCTCTTAACTTAGAGATAATCATTCTATGATTTTGGGCTGTAAATTCTAATGTTGGTCCCTTACCGCCTTTCACATCAGAATCCTTTGCCTTATTCATCTTTGGTGTATTTGTATTATGACAAACATCATGCACTAAAGCCAAATCAGCCTTTAAACTCTTAGCAATCATCTTTGCACCATATAAACCAACCTCTTCCTGTACCGAGTTAACTACATATAGGTCATAAGGTAGCTTTTCTTTTAGCTCTGTGATTCTTCTCAAGGCCTCTGCGATGATAAAACCACCAATCTTATTATCTAATGAGCGACCAACATAGTAGTCTCCAAGCTCACTGAATTGGTCATCAAACGTAACTACGTTACCAACCTCAACTCCAAGTTCTTTTACCTTTTCATCAGACTCGACGCCTAAGTCAATCCATAATTCATGATATTCTGGTCCCATTTCTGTAACCGTTTTTCTAGTATGAATTGCCGGGTGTCCGAAAACACCTGGTACTTTTTGTCCTGTATGAGTGTGAATTAAAACTGTTTTAGAAGCAGCAATCATATTATCAGAACCACCGTGTCTTGCAACTCTAATAAAGCCTTCTTTTTCAATTTGAGTTACAATCCAGGCAATCTCATCACAGTGTGCTTCAATTACAACTTTGTATGGCACTCCCATTCTATGTTGTAAAATAGGTTGAAAACCTTGAACTCTAGCAACCGCAGTACCATAAGCATCTACCTTAACTTCATTGGTGAATTGTTTTACATAGTCAACCCATATTTGTTGACCTTCGGCCTCTTGCGCAACCGGTGAATAGGCATTTAAGTATGCCTTTAAGAACTCATTACTTTTCATATTGATAAAATTTAGTAGTGATACCTGGACTCGAACCAGGGACCCCCGACGTATCAGATCGATGCTCTAACCAACTGAGCTATACCACTATTTAGAAGGTCACCGATAGCACCTTCAATGGAGAGATTTAACGTGATTTGTCTTTATTTCAAGTTGCAGGCCTCCCTTGTTCACGATACCCGATGCGGTTTTAAGCTGTTATTCCAGAAGGATTCGAACCTCCAACGACTGCACCAAAAACAGTAGTGTTACCGTTACACCATGGAATAATTTAAAGTAGCCCCAACGGGATTCGAACCCGTGACTCATCTTAGAAAGAGACGTGACTTAACCGCTTGTCGATAGGGCCAAAATTACATTATCGTTCTTCAACTAATTTTTATTTTTTAGTTGTTAATTTGTTTTCTAGTTTATCTAATCTCGAATCCATTTGAGAAAAGACGTTGTTTTCTAATTCATCTATTCTTTGATGAGTTCCTTTTTCAACTTCATCAATTAACTGATGAGTTCCTTTTTCAACTTCATCAATTTTTAGATGTGTATCTGATATTTCAGATTGCAATATTCTGAAAATATGAGATTCTACGTTTTCTAATTGTTTTTCTATTTTCTTTGCCTTAACAAATGCAATAACCGCAACTATTGATAATCCAATAACCACGACAACAGCAATCCCTAAAACGAATGATAGTATATCCATAATTTGTTTTCTCCTATATGTCAAAGAACGATAATGTAATGCGGTTCGTACGGGACTCGAACCCGTGACCTTCGCCGTGACAGGGCGACATTGTAACCAACTCTACTAACGAACCAAATGCGATTCTAATGGGAATCGAACCCATCTTGTTAATTACTTGTTTAATCACTTATCACTTTATCTAGAATATTGGACAGTAATATTAAACCATCATTAACCCACTCGTTGTTTTCGGAGCGACCTAAACAACTATAGAATCAATTTGGATTATCGAATGACTCATTTCGAACTTTCGGGGCTCGTATCATTCAATTCAATAATCCAGCGAGCTTCCAGTCGGGTTCGAACCAACGACCTGCTGATTACAAATCAGCTGCTCTACCAACTGAGCTATGGAAGCAATTAAGAGGCTACGGGTCTTTCAGGGTTACTGATGATGAGTGCAGGCTTTAAGTCGTACTATTAACCCTTTTTCAAACCTTAACCTCGTAAGCTCATCATTACAGCTTTCACCGCCTCTTATTTATTAGGAAAGTAGAAGATGGTTCAGTGGACATCTACTTTTATGATTGGCTTTACTATGGTGAATACTTCTAAACTCCGATTATGTCAGTCAGCATTCACTCTCGAACTATCGACATAACCATTCCCCAATCAACCTATATTACTATGTATCAGTTCCATACCGACCTATTAGGAACTATTAGGGTCTCTTAGACAAGGTGCACAACCCATTCCGGCTATAATGTGTTCTCAGCTACTTGGCTTCCTCCATAGTTAGGAATTATTAAACGGGAATCGAACCCACCTCATCAATGTATGCCTACACTAATTTTCACTGCACATTTGATACATTGTAGTCAGGACAGGATTCGAACCTGTGTGTGGTGAGCCGTGTAAGTAATTACGCGTCTTACCATGCGTTTCCTCTCCGTCACCCGACTATGTTTATTACAATACTTTAATAAATAGAGTGCTTTGTCCCTTTCCACTACCGGGCCCTCCTCACCGGACAGCCCAGGTGGGATTCGAACCCACATTCTCTCTAATTATTTTGAAGTCAGGACAGGATTCGAACCTGTATTTACACCTCGTTGGACTCGAACCAACACACAGATGCCTCCGTGTAGACTCCCGCCACCTGACTAAATAATTCAATAGCATTTTGTGCGGATACCCACTCTATTTAACTGTTCAGGTACTATTGAATTCGATGTCTTTCCATCAGTCATTAAGTATCTAAGCAAGGTCACTTAAAACCTTCTGTACGTTCAGGCAGCACAGAACCGTAGTCAAAACAGGATTCAAACCTATAAGCCGTATCGGTTTTTAAGAATCTTAGATTGATTATTATCGTCTATGAACAAAACAATACTACTTTTTTGAAATAGGTTACTATCAATCTTAAAGTCAGAACAATTAATATGCTGAACATCTTTATCACTTACAGCTGCAATCATATCTTCTCTGCTTAAAATTAATGTTTCTTCTTTTCTCATAATGTTATTTGTTTAGTAGTCAGGACAGGATTCGAACCTGTAAATAGGTGTTAGTCATAAACTAATTGCTTACTCTGGTATGGAGTTCTTTTGCTCCACCGAACCTGCGTTTACCATTCCGCCACCTGACTATAGTGGATGGATTGCTTTTTTATAGAAGAGCTCGCCAACCTCAGAACTTCTTTCCCCACCTTGAGATTCTAGATGGGTAGATATTTATAGTTTTTTGCTTTCAAAAACCCAACGCGTCTTACCGCTTAAAAAGTCAACACTTACTGGGAAGGAACCGTGTCCCCGTTCCTTTATCCCCATGAGACCGGCTTTTTATATAGTTAGGATGTCCGGTCCATTACCCTATCCATTGTTAAATGAGTCTTGGATTAAAGACTGCTGAGTATCTCTTACTCATTGTTGCGTGGGGGTAGAATTGAACTACCTTCTTTAGCTTATGAGACTAACGACTTACCATTTGTCCTCCCCGCAATGTATATATTATATGTACTATTTTTATATAGTTTCAATAATTAAAAACCCATTTCCTTTCTAAGGTCAAACTCTTCTTTATCCACTTCAGAGTAAACGTTGATGTTTAACCATTGACCATTACCAATATCATTTAAATATTTCCAAGCCTCATCAGCATTCCAAGCTTTACAAAGTTCATACTCTTCTTGAGTTAAGATTTCCTTTGTATTAATCAACTCTTGGTAACGATTGTATTCCTGTTGCTCGTTGTAGATTTGTTCTTCAGTCATTGTCTTATTGTTTATTAGTATACTGTAAATCTACTAAATTCCGGTGACAATAAAAAATATTTGAGCCTTTATTTTCAAATTATTTTTTTGGCATAACAATTTGTTTTTGATTAAACAACTTTAATTCACTTTTTAATTTTTGAATATACCACATTTGAAAAAGAATACAAGCTGCTAAAAAGCCAAAGGTAATATACAAAATATTTCTATCTAACCATTTCATAATTTATTGTTTATTTAATTATCACATCTGATTCTGTTTCTATCACTACTCTAGCACCACAACCTAATAAAGCTGCAGTATCACAACCTGAGCCTGAATAAATAATTTTACTAGGACCAAGTATTTCTACTTCATTACAATAAGTATTTTTTTTACCCTGTTTAATAGTTATAACTGGTAAATCTGTACCCTTTGTTTTATTTGAACGAATATTGTGTTGATTAACATGAATTCTTGTTTTCATTTTATTGTTTAGCTAGTTCTATAAGTTTATCGATACAAGCATTCTCTGCTTCTTCGTAAGTATTAAAAGGTCCATCTCCAAAATTTCCGCATACTTCTTCATCTTTATCTGCATATAAAACATAATCATATTTTATTCCATCTTGATAAACTAATTCAATAAATGAATTTTGATTATACTTCTCCCGAAAGAATCTAAATAGTTGACTTTTTAGCGGTGCTGCAACAACTGCATTTCCCATCCAAGGCTCAGAGTTTATACAATGCATTAATTGAAGGGTTGGACTATCATAGAAGCCAAAACACTTCCAATTAAACCCTAATTCTTTTACAGCCAATGCATGTTCGTATGCTGCAAATTCATTTTTCAGGCTATTTCCCATTATAAGTCAAATTTGGTATATATTAATATACTGTAAATGTAACTAAAAGTTTCAATAAATAAAAATCTTTTATCGATTGTTTTTGTCATTGAGGAAGTTACAGGATTCGAACCTGTGGGACTATTACATCCAACACTTTAGCAAAGTGTCACCATAAGCCACTCGGACAAACTTCCATTGGGGTGTCTACTGAGAATCGAACTCAGATTGCTGGTACCACAAACCAGCGTCCTAACCGTTAGACGATAAACACCATATAATTGTGCACCTTGGAGGACTCGAACCTTCGACCCCCGACGTATCAGGTCGGTGCTCTAACCAACTGAGCTAAAGGTGCATGGAGCTTCATATTGTTCACAACTAATAACCATGTTGGATTATTCATTTACGTCTGCAACAGCTTTTAACTGAGAGATTGCAGAATTGTGTATGAAGCATATTGTGACCCCGAATGGACTCGAACCATTGACCCCCTCATTAAAAGTGAGGTGCTCTAACCAACTGAGCTACGGAGTCTGGTGGAGGTGATAGCGTTTTTGAAGAACCAGAACCACCGTAAAAACTTTTGTTGCGACAATTGGATTTGAACCAATGTCTGTGCCTTATGAGAGCACCGTAAGAAACCATCTCTACCATATCGCAATATTGTGATTCCTGAATGATTCGAACATTCAATCCTCGGTTCGTAGCCGAGAGGTTTATCCGTTAGCCTAAAGAATCAAATGTGGACCCTGTAGGGCTTGAACCTACGACCTACCGATTATGAGTCGGGTGCTCTAACCAACTGAGCTAAGAGTCCTGGCCTTTTTTAGGATTTTTGATTTATAGAACCCAAGGACAGAACGACCTGTAAAACTATTTGCACGAGTGGAGAGATTCGAACTCCCATCGACGGTTTTGGAGACCGGAATGCTACCATTGCACCACACTCGTATTTAAAGTATTAGGTTGGACTCGAACCAACGGCGATCGTCTTATTCCCAGCTTTTCGGCCCTTAACCATGAGGGGACGCCAGTCTTACCACTGAATTACTAATACTTTAGTGGGAGCAGTAGGACTCGAACCTACATGCCCGAAGGACCGATTTTACAGACCGGCGAGCCAACCAATTGCTCAATACTCCCAAATTAATATCTTACATTCCAAACGGAATTCCCGCAGTTCCCGCAGTTCCGCACGTGCCTCTATTTCCACCCGTATCGGACCATGTTCTATTAGGTGTTTCTTTTTTAAAAACTAATTCTAAATGGTCTTTGATAATTTGAGTTTGCACTTCATCAAGTTCTTTTACATTAGCAGCTTTTGAAATTTCAAAAAAACCTTGTAACCAATAAGTGAATTCGTTAGATGTCATAATTTTAATTTTAATAGTTGTATTAATTATACTTACGTAAATATTTTTGTTTAATCGTGCCTGCAAAAGGACTCGAACCTCTGAACCCGAAGGAGCTGATTTACAGTCAGCCGCAATTGCCGCTATGCGATACAGGCAAATTCCAATTTTGATGGGCTCATACGGATAACTTTTTAAGGTTAACCAGCACTTGAGATTGGGAACTCCTTGTGGTCAAGACAGGATTCGAACCTATAACCGTGCGTAATCTTCTACTTCAACCCTTTGTACTTCAGGGTCCGTCACAGCTTTGTCTGTAGTTAGCTTTACTACTTAGCGTTTAACCAAGTCAACACCATCAGAAATAAACCTCTAGTGCAAACATTCCGCTACTTGACCGTATTTTAATATTGTAGTCAGGACAGGATTCGAACCTGTAAGCTTTTTGCCTTTACAAAGGTATCGGGCAGAGAACCCAAATACGTCTACCATTCCGTCACCTGACTATATTTTAAAACAACTAACTGCCTTCTAAGTGGATAAACACTTTACATTTGGCCATAAGCTACTTTATGTTTACATTAACCTAAACTATTCACATCTTAGACTGTGAGATAACACATCAAATCCAATTTCTAGTGCAGAATCGTACTGCCGATAGTGTTACTATTTAGTGTTAATCAGTTAGTTGTTTTAGTTGTCAATACTGGATTCGAACCAGTGATAGTCTCCATCAGCACATTGATAAAGCAGAGACTCCGTTCTTCTGTCAGAAAGTTTTGAATCAATGTTTCGGGGCGTGTTCCTCTCGCCTCTTGACAATATTTTCGTCTTTTCCTTACCGCTTATTTAACACATTGCCCGTCCGAGGTTACTATCGGATGCTTACCAACCTAAGTTGGAGCGTTAAATACATTGCTGAGTATCTAGGATTCGAACCTAGGACCGCTCGATTAACAGTCGAGAGCTCTACCGCTGAGCTAATACTCAATATTGCTGATTAATAAGGATTCGAACCTTAATCCTGAGCTCCAATTACGGTCTCTGTGCGCCTTTACACCATAATCAATCGACAGTTTCGAACCTGTCAGTCTTAAGTTAATTACTCCTAAGATTTGTTGCGATTAGAGGACTCGAACCTCTGTTGGGTATATCTACCAATACGGCTCATGAGACCGTCAATGCACCTGCATCGCAATATTGTAATCATGATTGGATTCGAACCAATTTCAGCTTTGCCATAAAGAATCCTAAGATTCAACCTTGGGGAGGTGCTGCCAACCAATGGCCTCATGATTTAGAGCAGGTAGAGAGAATCGAACTCTCATCTCCAGCTTGGAAGGCTAGAGTAATAAGCCATTATACGATACCTGCTTATTTTACTAATATGTCAAAGAACTCTCTTATTTAAATTCTTATGTAAATATAACTATAATTCTTGATATAAAAAAATATTTTGCTAATTATTTTTAAATTATTTTTTTTAAGTAGAGTAGGCAGGACTCGAACCTGCAACCTCACGCACCCAAAACGTGTAATCTAGCCATTGATATACTACTCTATGTTGTTGCGGGACCGGGACTCGAACCCGGAACCTCGGCTTATGAGACCGATGAGATAACCATTTTCTACGCATCCCGCAATATGGTGGACCAGGCAGGATTCGAACCTGCGACACCTAGATCTTCAGTCTAGTGCTCTACCAGCTGAGCTACTGGTCCAGAATCGTCTTATTCCTCTCCTTTATTCGACGTAATCCTGCTCATCTCCCGGATGTGTGTGTCTGTGGAGACAGGATGTAGAGTACAAGGTCAGAATCGAACTGACTCCGCAGATTTTGCAGACCTGCTGGCCGCCACGACCAACTCGTACTTATTTGTACCCAGGGAGAGACTCGAACTCTCACGTCTTTCGACCACGGTTTCTAAGACCGTTATGTCTACCATTCCATCACCCGGGCAACTTTTACCAATATGTCAAAGAACTGTTTTAAGTTATGTAAATCTACTAATAATTCTCGAATAAAAAAAATATTTAGCGAATTATTTTCAATTTTTTTGCGTTCCTAATTGGATTCGAACCAATAATAACTGATTAACAGTCAGACGTGATACCTTTTCACTATAAGAACCTTTTGTTTATGCAATAAAAAAGCCCGATAAAATCGGGCTCCTTTAACTATTATATTTAATGTAAATTTAATTTAATTCATAAATACAACTTTGAGCCCTACGTTAGACATATCACAATTCGTCGGTTTGTTACTAAACCAATAATTGTTTTCTATAATATGTAGCACTTGCTGTTGCATTGTTAATTTAATTTGTATGTTATACTTCTATATATCCTTTTGTTTCAAAAATTATTCAGGATTTATAAATGATGGATTTTGAACTTGTACCCACGCTAAGTTAGATTCATCCCATTCATGATAATAAGAATAATCTGGCGCATCTGCCGGTTTAGCAACCGGTGGAATACGGAAACCTGTTGCAGGGTCAATATTTACCCAAGATGAGAATGGTGATTTCTTAATAAATCCATCTAATTGAGGGTCATAAATATCTCCTACTGCTGCAAAGTTTAATCTATATGGAGTTCCTCCACCAGTGTGAGTTCCTGCAAATGTATTATATGATGTTTTTAACCATGTACCTCCAAGATTTAAGTCTTGTGATAAATATTCTTGTCCGCGAGATTCATGCTCATCTGGAACTACTACTACTCTTACAACAACGTTGTTCTCATCTATTTCTGCAAAATGTGCCATATTTTATTTAGTTTAATATTTTTAAAGTTCTCCAACCGCCTTGGTATATTTCTAATACGTAGGGTGTTGTATTTGTATTTACTCTTATCATTCCATTTGTTGTACCTACACGTTGAGCAGTAGTACCAGCTGGTATTTGTATAAATCCAGTATCGTTAATGGTTGTATTTTTTAAAGTTGACATGTTATTAATTATATGTTATTAAGCTATAAAGTTTCCGGAACCATTGAATTGATGACAAGTATAACCTCCAGATTGTGTAATAATTCCGCCTCTACCTCTAGGAGGTCCAGAATATCTAATTAATACTACACCAGAGCCGCCAGCATAACCCGTAGAACCGTATCCACCGTTGTCTCCTTTGTTTGAGTGGGCTCCACCTCCACCTTGTCCTCTATTTGCTAATCCAGCAGTTCCACCTATTTGTTGACTACCTGAACCTTGTCCTCCACCATCATTATATCCTCTTCCTCCTAATCCACCAACTCCACCGTATGCTGAAGAAAATGAACCTCCACCGCCGCCACAATAGTAAATATTAGTGCCTGTCCAGTTATATGCTAATCCAATACCTCCAGCAGATTGATTTCCTGAAACATATTGACCTTGTCCATCTGCACCACCAGTCCATCCACCTTCTCCAGCACCTCCTCCGCCGCCAGCTGATGCATAACCACCTGCGTAAGCTGTTCCTCCACCATTGCCTTGGCCAGCAGTTCCTGCACCATTACCGTCTGTTTTATCACGACCTGAACCTCCACCAGAACCACCTGCTTGTCCATACCAATAAGGCCCATCTCCATTAAAACTACCTCCATGCCCGCCACCTATTGATGTGTATCCAAAAGCAGAAGAATCTCCGCCGTTAGAACCCCAATAAATTACACCTTGACTATTACTTTGAGAGCCACAACCACCTGCACCAACTACAATAGCATATGAGGAATTTACTGTTACTCCAATATTACTAATAACACGAAGACCGCCGGCTCCACCGCCACCGCCTCCACCATACCAAATGGTACCGCCAGCTCCACCACCGCCACCACCTGCTGCAATTAATACATCAACTGTATAACCGCTTGCAGCTACTATATTCCAAGTAGATGTTGCTCCATTAAATATTTCAACTACATTTAAAGTAGTATTATATCTCATCATACCATTGACACCTGTCGGTCTTTGAGCTGTTGTACCTGAGGGTAATTGTAAAAACCCAGTGTCATTAATATTTGTATTCTTTAAACTTGCCATAATTTATGCTGTATATGTTGATGTTCCATCAAATGTATGAATTGTATATCCATTATATGATGTAATTGTTCCGCCTGAACCTCTTTGTGGACCAGGGTATCTTATGATACATCTGCCTGAACCGCCTGCGCCAGACCAACTACTTTTAGCTCCTCCACCACCAGCGCCTCTATTAGCTGTTCCTGCTGTTGGGGCTACTTGATTTGTAGAACCATTTCCTCCTCCATCACCAAGACCTCTTCCTCCAGGAGCAGGACCATTTGCATTTCCGTATGCATTTTCAAAAGAACCACCGCCACCAGGACCATAATAGAAATTAGTTCCTGTCCAGTTTATTAGAGCACCTTCACCTCCGCAAGATATTGGGTCATATCTACCATTTAAGTCATCACCTCCTGTGTATCCACCATTACCTGCTCCTCCTCCACCACCGGCAGAAGCATAACCGTTTTTATAAGCACCTGCTCCATTATTTCCTTGACCTACTGTACCATATCCAAATGAAAATCCATCACCAAATACGGTATCGCGACCTCCGCCGCCGCCAGAACCACCATTATTTTGAGCTCCTCCGTATGAACCGTTTGGGGCACCTCCACCACCACCGATAGCTGTAAAACCAAATGCTGTACTATTACCACCTTGGTTACCACTTACACCTCCACCGATAACAGCTGAGCCACCACCACCAATTACTATTGAATAACCCGCGCCTGGTGTAACTAATATACCACTATTAATAATGACGCCTCCGCCACCACCGCCTCCGCCACCGTTAGAGCCACCGCCACCAGCTCCACCGCCAGCAACTAAAACCATTTCAATAGTGTAATCCGTGCTAACAGTTGTCCATGCTCCGTTAACGTAGGCTTCCATTTGACCAGAGCTTGTATTATATCTAATCATACCATTAGATGGGGAAGGTCTTTGTGCAGTTGTACCTGCAGGTAAACCTAAAAATCCTGTATCATTAATGGTTGTATTTTTTAAACTTGCCATATTATACTAAAATACCTTTTTTTACTTATTATTGTATATATCCTTCCTTAATTTCTTATAAGTCATCTATAATTGAACCTTCACCGAATATTTTCTCTAATTCTGGTTTAATTCTCGTATATAGATATTTATAAGGATTCTCTAATAACTCTGGTTGCATTATATTGATTTTAGTTTTAACTACCCTTGTTGACTTAACTAAAACTCGGTCCTTACAAGGAATCTTTTTTGTCATTTCAATGGGGTTACCATCGTCATCAAAATCAATATATGGCATTTCTACAAAACCATCTACCATTTCATATTCTTCATCAACAGTTTCTTCTAAATCTCCTAAAGGAAAATAGAAACCATAGCAACCAATTCTAAATCCAGTTGTATATGGTTCTGGCATTTTAAAAGAAACTCCATCAATTAAAGTTTCTTCATCAAAATCTAATGGAAAAGATTCGAATGGAATATCAACTAATTCTGTTTCCCATGTTTCACGACTATATCCCATTGTATATTTAGCAGCATCCTCTTTGCTTCTAAAATACTGAATCATTGCATAAGCAGTACCAGGTAATCTTTCAATTGTTACTTGTTCAATTCTAGCATAAAAATTATCAATTGATTTAATATCTCTCGAGTAACTTTTATTAATAATAAAACCCATATTTAATTTATTTAAATGTAAAAACTATGTCCAATATGCATATAATGAATTAGCTGTAGCTAAACCATTCCATGAAAAAGGATTTGACGTACTAATTAATGTATTAGATTGATTTCTCCAACCAGAAAAAACACCTCCATAAAGAGAAGTTCCAACTGAAATAGTAGCCGTAGTGCTTGAAGCTGTATCCATATAAACTCTATAACCATCTGGTCCAAGTGGCTCCTGTGTTCCAAAGTTTGTATTAGTTGCTCCAATAATAATATTTCCAGAAGTCCAAGAAATAAGTCCCCAGTTAACTGAAATTGTAGTAGTACCCGTTAATCTAGTACTTAATGCTCCAACATATTGTAATCTATTAAAAGTTTTACCTCTGTATAAAGAACCTACACCAATATTTGTAGTTGCTCTAGGGTATCTATATCTTGTTGCTGTAGTATACATTGAACCAACCGATGTTTGGTCATGTGGTACTATAATTGAAACGTTTGTAGTGCCTACGTTATATGTTGTGCCCGAAATACTTAAGCCTGATGCCATTATAAAGAATCTTTTATTTTATTCTATATATCTAGAAATCTGGATTTGTAATGCGAAAATCGTAATTATTAAAGTCTTTAAATTGCTCCTCGTCAGCTTCTATTCTTCTAGTGATAGAATCGTTATTATCATTTCTTTCACTTAATCTTTGCTTTCTAATTGACATATCAATATCAACATAAATAACAAAACACTGTTTTCTAATTTCTGCTGGTAATTGTGATAAGCCATCAACATTTAATATCATGCAATCGCTTTCATTAAATGTATCGTATGTCATACCATAATACCAACCATTAAACTGTTGATATTCGATTAATTTATTCTCTGTAATTAGCTTTTCAAAATTTTCTTTAGACGTAAAATAATAATCTACACCTTCAATTTCACCTTCTCTAGGAGGTCTTGACGTATAACTAACACCGTATTTAGCTCCTTGTTGAATCATTCTTTTTCTTAAATAATCTTTACCAGAAGCTGCTTTACCAACAATAACTATTTTCATACAGATTTATTTTTTAAATTAAAAAGGAGCCGAAGCTCCTTAGTTATATTAAAATAAGATGTATTGTTTCACTCTATAAAGAATCTTTCATACTTTGAAGAACTTGCAATTCACTCATTGTTACAGCATTATGAATACGATTTACATCGTCATTGATTCTGCTAATTACTAATTTTATTAGATTTTCAATCATATCTAATTCAAAGTAACGAACAATATACAATTCATTATTAGTAACCTTAATACAATTTCCAGTTAATACTACAAAATAACCATTTGCCTCATTATGAATGTGATATTGCGTTCCAATTCCATTTATATCATTTGCAATAATAATAGAATCTGAGCTTTCACATAATTTAGCAACAATATCATGAATTAATTGTTGCTCTTCATCCATAATTTTGGGTGATTTTTTTGATAAATTCAGATTGAATAAATTTAGAATGTTTTTCATATTTTATTTTTTTGATTTATACAAATCTACACAAAATAATTGACAAATAAAAATTATTTAAAGAAAATATTTTTATTTAAGTTTGAAAGAGCTGATGCAATGACTTGATGCATGTCATAGTACTTATATTCTGCTAATCTTCCACCGAAATGAATGTTTTCAAAAGTATCTGCAACTTGCTTATATTTTTTATAAATATTTGTGTTCTTTTCGTCATTGACAGGGTAATACGGTTCTACTCCGCGTTTATAATCAACGGGATATTCCCAAGAAACCATTGTATTTTTTTGACCAGTAAAATTAAAGTGCTTATGTTCTACGATTCTAGTATATGGAATTTCTGCCTCTGTATAATTTACTATAGCATTCCCTTGAAAATCAGTATTTTCTAAAAATAGGCTTTTAAATTCTACTGTTTTGTATTCTAATTCTCCGTGCTCATAATTAAAATAAGCATCTATTGGTCCAGTATAAATAATTTTATTAGCTTTTGCATTCCAATAATCTCGGTCTTTAAAATAATCTACATTTAATTCTACAGGAATTCCGTCTAACATTCTTTCAAATAATTTGGTATACCCATCTACTGGGATACCCTGGTATCTGTCATTAAAATAGTTATTATCCCAAGTAAAACGAACAGGCAGTCTTTTGATAATAGAAGCTGGTAAAAGTTTAGCCTCTTTCTTCCATTGTTTTTCAGTATAACCTTTAATTAATTTTTCATAGACATCAGAACCTACTAAAGCCAAAGCTTGCTCTTCTAGATTAGTAATTTTGCCAGTATATCTTTGTGATTCTATAATTTTTTTGGCCTCTTCTGGTTTTGAAACGCCCCATAATTTATTAAAGGTCCACATTGAAAATGGAAGAGAATAGATTTCACCTTTATAATTAGCTATTGAAGTATTTCTAAAATTATTGAATTCACCAAATTGTTGAATCCAATCCCATATTGTTTTATCATTAGTATGAAAAATATGAGGACCATATTTATGAACATCAATATCTTCTACCCTTTCAGTATGCGCATTACCCGCAATATGATTTCTTTTTTCAATTATAAGAACCTTTTTACCTAGACGATTTAATTCATAAGCACAAACTGCTCCATAAAAACCAGAACCAATAATTAGATAATCATATTGTTTATTGTGCATGTTGTAAACTAAAAAAGTATTCTAGATTTCTAGTTAATCTTTCTTTATGCTCAGCATATTTTGGTAAATCAATTATTTCTAAAATTAATTTGATTCCCTCTTCAGTTTTATTTAAATGAGAACAAGCTACTGATAAATTATCATTACAACCTAATTCATAACATTCATCTAAAATAAATAACACATATTTGTCTTTAGCATTTTTTAATTTACAAGATTTAGCTTTACTAAAATAATTATAAGCTAATTGGTATTCACCAATACCTAATAGATATTCACCTGCTCTATAATATGGTTCAGCTCTGTCTGGAAAAATAGAAGATGCATTATCTAATTGTAATAAGATTTCATTCTTTGATTTGCCTAAACGCATTAAACATATACCCATTCTCATAATAGATTCAAATTTCTCTTCTATCCATGTATTGTTTAATCTAGTATATAATGAGTACCATCTTAAAGCTGATTCATAGTCGCCATAATCCATATAGCTTTGTGCTGCATAGAAAACAGAACGTGCATTAAGACCATCTGGGTCATCGTAAAGAGTTTCAAAAAACTGGCCTGTTAGTTTATTAGCATCTTTTAAATACTTCTCAGGGTCAAATGAACGAGCTCCTACAGAATCACAACAAACAGAACCCTTATTTAAAGTTCCTATACTATAATTTGGCTTATCGATACATTTAATAATCGTATGTGCTACACCTGCAAATTTCCACTTAAGTCTATTATTGTATATTACTGTAGACAAATATGTTAAATTTGAATTACCTTTAGTCATCGTCATATAATAGGTATCATAACCTGTATCAGATTGATTAAAGCTAAAATCACCTTCTAAAACATCATCGGCATCAAAGTGTAAAACATAATCAGTTTTATTATACACTTTTTCCATCATTAAAGTTTTAGTTTTACCAAAACCATCAAATGTACCCGTAAAGATTTCTCCTGGAATTCCAGTTTCATCCATAAATTGTTGTACTACTTCAATTGTATTATCAGTTGAACCCGTATCATATAGTACTAAATAGTCAATATATGGAGCAACTGAATCTAATGTTTTTCTAATACAATGAGCTTCGTCTTTACACATTGTAACGAATGCCAATGTAGGCTTTGTTGATATATTCATTATGTGATTATTTTATTTGACCTTTTACTTTCATCAATTGCATGTAGAAATAGAATTTGTTTATATGCTTCATCAATATCAAAGCCTCTAATATTAAATTCTTTTTCATATACATGCACTCCAGTTGCTAAAATACCATTATTAGCTGTAACTAGGTCATATTCTAAAAATTCATTCGGTAGCATATTAAGCCACTGCTTCAAGTCTTTTAATTTAAGACATCTTCTTTCTTCAGGTGTTGAATCCATTTTATATTAATCTTGTTCTGCTTGCCATTCAGCTAATTCAAATGCTAATCTTACAGCTTCAATATGGCTAAATGTTTTATCTAAATATGCTTCAGCTCTAAAACCCCCACATGAAGACATAAATGGTCCTATTATTTTATCTCCATCTTTTTCTCCATTATATTCAGGGTCAAAAGCAACTGAGCATGCAGAATATAATCTTTCTTCTGCAGCTTCTCTTAGTTCTTCAACTGAAGGTGGTGTTCTAGAATCTATCCATGTCCATTCTAATAAAACCATTGCTTCACGAATATCTGTAAAATCAATATTTTCTAAACATTCTTCTATTAATTCCTTTTTACTTTTAATTCCTAATGCAATAGGTTGTTTTTTAGGAACCAATTCAAATTCATCACCAATTAACCACTTTAATATTTTATGTTTCATTTAGTATATTGTTTTAATTTATATTAAAACCCATGGATTTGTTTCATCCCAATTAGTATTGATGTGCTCCATAATTACTTCTACCATTTTTTGGTTGCCTAATTCTCCTGGATGACCATCCTCTGGATGCCAACCCGGTATATCTTTCCATTTAAGCTCATGACCTACTGCATAACCATCCATTCTACAAAAATGTGCTAATGAAATATTTTTATCTGCATTAGTATTAATAGCTTTATCATAATAAGACCTTTCAAGAGTTTTAAAAATAGGTATATGTTTATAATGAGAATCATGAATAGTATTAATCCATGTTTGGTCTAAAAAAAGAAGAATAAAATCTATACCAATTGTATCTTTTAAATAAGATAAAAGATTCCAAACCTTCCAATAATGATAGAATATTTGACCATCTGCCCAAGTATTTGCAAATTCAAATAGATTTAAATAATCTTCATCAGATTTATTAAACCTAATTATTTCTCTAGCAGCTTTAAATTTATTGAGCATTTTATCAGTCTCGTGGTCATTTAACGTTGCTGTTGTATTATAGTGATTATGATAATTAAAGCCTATTCTATTATGGTCTGTAAACTGAAAAATAATTAAGTCATCTTTCTTAAAATCTTTCATGGCTCCAGTTAATCTATGAAAAGCTTCTTGATATTCAGAGCCTCCATGGCCCCATTGTTCGTATTTTACGCCATACTTATTAGCTAATATGTCTAACCAAAATAATTTTTTTGGCAATAATTGCTTTGTACTAAAAGAACAACCAAACGAATATATTTTTCCTCTCATTGTATAGTTTCAACAAATTTAAATTTTCCATTAACAATATAATTTATACCATAGGGATGTGTAATACCAGCTGGAACTATTAATATGTCTCCTCTATTTAATTTAACATTTACACTTTGAATAGGAAATATAAGATTAGAATCATGCTCGTTATCTTTTGATAAACCTAATATGAAAGTAAAATTATTCATATTACCCATATATTTTATAAAATTTCCATCGTATGTACTATTATTTCGATGAACTAATCTAAAACAAGTTGTATTAACCTTGATATTCATGTATCTTTCGATAAAATGTTCCATTTTACCGGTTTTATTATACAATTCCCTATCTAAATAATAAGACCATGAAAAATCATTTAGGTCATCTCGTTTAGGATGTTTAAGATGTAAAAAATATTGCAGTATATTCGGAATTATTTCTTTTTGTAAAAATAAATCGATTTTAGCATTAGTTTCATCTGTTCCATTTACTTCAAATAGGTGTTCATCTATTTGACAATTATCAAAATAGGTATCTAACTCATTAAGTAATTTTGAGGGTACAATGTTTTTAAAAAAGAGAATAGAATCACTTAAAAGTTCCATTAGAAATTTTTATAATTAAATGGGTCTTGCTTTTTATATTTGTCCATAGCTTTTTTAAAAGCTGCCTTCTTTTTTCTTTCAGCTAATTTAGCTTTTACCCAATTTATAAGTTTGTTTATCATTTTTTAGTTATATAAGTATTATTAATAACTAATGAATGCATTTCACAATCTAAAAATCTTTCTATTGCTTGCTCAGCTGTCATAGTTATGGTTTGGTCTTTAAAATTAAATGATGTATTTAAAACTATAGGATAACCTGTTAATTCTTCAACCTTTAGTAATAAATTATAGTATTTTGAATTTTGTGATTTTGTTATAGTTTGAACCCTTGCACTCCCATCAATATGCGTAATAGCTGGTAAATTAAATTCAGGTCTAACTTCTACCACTTGATTCATGTATGGAATAGGCTCTTCTATTTTAAAAAAAGTATTCGCCTTTGATTCTATACAAGTTGGCGCAAATGGTCTAAATCCTTCTCTTTTTTTAATTACTTTATTTAAAGTATTTTTCATATATTTAAATTTAGGAGAAGCTAGAATAGACCTATTACCAAGAGCTCTAGCTCCAAATTCCATTTGGCCTTGACACCAACCTATTACAAATCCATTTGCAATATCATACGCTGCTTTTTCTATTATCTTTTGAGAAATGTTTTCTTCTACCTTTATTAAGTCTTTAAATTTATCAATAGCTTTTTTTAATTCTGCATTTTCTATTTCAGGGCCTAAATATGGCGAGGTATTTTCTCTGCTTATTTTTTTACAATGATTTAAACAAGTTCCAATAGCTGAGCCTGAATCAGATGGAGAAAATGGAATCCAAATACTATCAAATAAAGAATAAGCTTTATTATTTGCAACTCCATTATAGGCACAACCTCCGCCTAAACATAAATTAGTAGCTCCAGTTTCTTTTTTAGCCCATTCTAAAATATGCATAAATACAGTTTCATATACCCTTTGGATTGCAGCAGCTAAATCTTTATGGTCTTGTGTTAATTCTTGACCATTTAATCTTGGAGATAACTGCAAAAGCTCACACAAATTATGATTAAACATTATCTTATCAGAATATTCCCAAGTAAAATAATCTTGTTGTATTTTGAAATTACCCTTTGGTAAAATTTCAATTACACTCATTAAAATATCATAGTACTTATTAGGATTCCCATAAGGTGCTAAACCCATTACTTTATATTCGCCTTCATTAGGTTTAAATCCTAAAAAAGCTGTAATAGTAGAATATAACATTCCTAACGAATTAGGAAATACTGAGTTTGAAACTCTAGTTAACTTATTTCTTTTACCATGATAAACTGAAACTGTTTCCCATTCTCCAACTCCATCAATTGAAACTACAACAGCTTCTTTATATGGAGAGGTATAAAATGAAAAGGCTGCATGAGATTTATGGTGTGTTGTATATTTAATAGGTCCCATATAACCTAATTTATTTAATAATAAAACAGGTATATTGCCTTCTGTTCTATTTCTATGATGAAATTTAATTCTATTCCATAGAGTTTTAAAATAGTGCTTATTAAAAATTGAATAAACTCTATTTTGTTTGATTTTTGGCTTTTCATACCAACATACTTGGTCAATATCTTGTAATGTTAATTTACAATAATCAAAAAGCCAATTAATAGATTGCGTTGGAAAAGAATCATCGTGCTTAATACCAGTAAAGCGCTCTTCTTCAACTGCAGCAAGAACTACTCCATCTTTAACGATGCAGGCTGAAGAATCGTGATAAAAAGCTGAAATACCTAACTGTATCATATATTATATATAGCTTTTAGCTGGGCGTAATATTGCTCTGCTATAATTCTATTAGCTTGTAAAGTACCATGGAAATCGTCACATTCACCATTTGTAAAATCCTTTATCTGTAATTTTGTATCTATTAAATAGTGATGTATAGACCTATATTCTCCTTTACTACTATTTAATTTTAGACAATTATCTTGTACTAACGGGTCTTCATCTAAAAATGGATTGCAAAAACCTTCTGAAAATATTTTAAATTCCAAACCCATATAATTTAATCTACATAAAAAATTAAACATGCGCTCTTGAACCTGTTCAACTAGCATACTTGGGTCTGCAAATGTATTTAACCATTTTTCAACTAATGGATTATTTTCTTCTATTTTAGCTGCTAAATCAATCGGGTCTTTCCAATAATTGCCAGTATGTAAAGTTGCATAAAATTTTTCATTTCTAACACCATAGTCCCAATTACAAACTAAATGTCTTTGATATTCGTTTGACCATAATTCTAATCTACCATAACCTGAAACTTCTAATAGAAATAAAGTATCTTTATAAATCAAAGGATTTTTATCAATCCATTCATTTACAGTTCTAATTAAATAATCTACACCCGAGCCAGGAATTGCTAAATTATAAACATTAATACCATTTAAATTCTTTTTAAGAAACGCTGGCCATGCACAATCTTCCATTCTATCTGGAATAGACTCATATTTTCCTAATATTTTTCTATTAGGATTTGTTTCTTCAAATCCACCTCCAGCTGTAAATGAAGTACCGATTATTACAATGTTTTTAATTGTTTTCATTAATATGTTTGATTAATGTATTTGCGATTCCAAGATGGCCTAGGTCTCCAGGATGTCCATCTCCTATATGCCAATTTGGATGGTTTTTATATTTAAGGTCATCTTTTATAGCCCATTTATTTTCAGAGCAAAATAGGTCTAACGCTATATTAGTATCTGGTGAAGAAGACCATTTATCGGTTTGAATATTATTAGGTATTTTAAAGATAGGAATATTTGTATAATGTTCTTTTGGAATTACATTTGCCCAAGTTTGGTCTAAAAATAATAAGATAAATTTAATACCTATTTTATCTTCTAGATATTTTAATAAATTCCAAACTCTCCAATAATTCCAAAACATTTGACCATCCATCCAAGTATTTGAGAATTCTAATAAGGTTAAATATTCTTCATCTGTTTTATTTATATTAACAGTTTCTCTTAAAAAATGAATTGCATCTAATACCTCTTTAGCGGTTTTATGCTTTAAACTTGACGTTGAAATATAATAATTATTATGTCTTAGCCCTATTCTATGATGCTCTGTAAATTGATAAATGATAATATCGCCCTTTTTAAAATCTCGCATAGACCAGGTTAATCTATGGAAAGCTTCATGCATTTCTGTGCCTCCATTGCCCCATGATTCATATTCATGACCTATCTCTTTAGCTAAAATATTTAGCCAAAAATTTTCTAATGGAACCATATAATTCGTACTAAAAGAGCAACCAAATGAATAAATCATAAACAGTCAATGAATTTGAATTTACCATTAATTATATCTGTCACTGTAAAAGGATGCGTGATACCAGCTGGTGCAATTAATATATCGCCTCTATTTAATTGAACTGAAACACCTTGAATTGGAAATTTAATATATGAAACGTGTTCATGTTCTTCACTAAGTCCTATTAAAACCGTAAATTTATTTAAGGTTCCTTTCCATCTTAGTAAATTACCATCATAAATTACAGTTCCTCTGTGAGTAAGGACTGCATTACCGGATTCTAATTTAAAATTATTTGATAATTTTAAAAGACTTCTAAATTCTTTTGTTTTTTTATAATGCTCTAAGTCGATATGTGCAACTGCAGAATATGCCTTTAGGTCAGGTCTATCTGGATGGTTTAATTCTACAAAATAATTAAGCACATCGTTCTTAACATTTTTTTGAATGAAATCGTTAATTAAGTCTAGAGATTTATCAGTTAATTCAACTGACAATTCATCTCTTATAATTAAAACATCTTTAAAATATTGGTCTAATTCCTTTAATACTTTATCAGAAGCTTTACGCTTAAATAATAAAATAGTTGAATCTAATAATTCCATTAATAAAAAAGTTATATAATTTAAGTTATATAACTTTATTAATATCGTGTATTATTTTCTATTGTGCGGATTTCGATAATTTCTATTTGATAATTTATGTAATACTGCAAGTATAGCAAATATACCTACTACCACAATTATTTTATATTCCATAATTAATTTATTTAATTTGATAAAGGTGCTTTAATAGATGGATGCGATTTATATCCGATTAATTCAAAACAATCAGGTCTATAAGATAAAATCTTTTCATTAAAAGTTTTTGGGCCTAAATGTTCTTTAACTGCTTCATGTTGGTACCAATCTCTTTCAGTAATTTCAATCCTTGGTAATGGATATGGTTCTCGACTACTTTTTGGTGTTGGTTCATAATATGGGTCTTCAAAGTTTGGTAGGTTATTTGGGTCAAAGAACTTTTCCATACCAGATACAACATTATTATTAAACCATTTATTGTATCTCTCTTCATCAGTTAAATCTCTGCCAATTTGTTCTTTAGCTTGTTCAATATGATTTTTATATAAATGAACATCTCCTAAATTACCAATTAATTCATCAGGTACCATATTTACTTCTTTAGCTAGTATTTCAAGTAATAAACCGTATGACGCAATGTTGAAAGGTAATCCTAAGAATGTATCTACACTTCGTTGATTCCACATTAAAGATAATGCTCTGGTTGGGATGTTATAATCATCTAACATTTCATTATCATAAGGATGTGAACCATTATTTTGTTTCTTAAATAATTCAAACCTCTCTTCCCAACTCAACTCTCTTGTATAAACTTGAAATCCATAATGACAAGGCGGAAGTACCATTTGGTTTAATGCTGCCACATTCCAAGCCGAGACCATCAATCTTCTTGAATCCGGATTTGTTTTAAGGTCGTCAATCAGATTTTGAATTTGGTCTATCCCTGGAATATGTTTTGTTATGTATTTATAGAACCCATCTTCACCCTTTGTAGTACTTAATTCAGTACGTAATTCACCATTATAATCTCTCCATTGTTTACCATATACCGGGCCTAATTCTCCCCATTGTTTTGCAAATATATCATCAGTTTTAATTTTGTTGATGAACTCTTCTTTTGTATAGTGTCTACCCTTAGCACCTATACCACTATCGTCTTCTGAAACTTCTATTATTTTACAATGTTTAGTCTCTGTTAAGTTTTTATTCATATAAGTTTGATAGTTCTTATATGCGTCACCGTCCCAAATATGACAATTATAATCTAATAGGAATTTAATATTAGTATCACCACGTAAAAACCATAGTAATTCAGTTACCATAGTTTTGAATGCCATTTTCTTTGTGGTTAATAATGGAAATCCTTCACTCATTTTATGGCGAATCTGTCTACCAAAAACTGAAATTGTTCCTGTACCTGTTCGGTCTGATTTTTCTACACCGTTATCTAAAATATCTTGTAATAATGCTTGGTATTGTTTATCTATGTTATTCATATTATTTTAAAATCACTAAATGAAATAATAATTGAAAGGAAACAAATCCTATAATAAATGCTATTATCGCTTTAATTTTATCTTTCATGTCTTTAAGTTTTCTTAATTGGATGGGGTTTTCCATTGATGACTCTGACAAATGTCATATTAGTTTTGAAGACTCTTTCTATTGAACTATCTACTACATCATAAGTATTTACAACTACTTCAAAGGTTGCAGATGTTGTACCTGTTTTGATTAAACCAGCATTAATTTGAAGTAATGCACCTTCTTTTACTTCTCTTTCGAATTTAAGGGAATCAATACTAAGAGTTACCATTTCCCTATTTTGAAGAATTAACATTGCGTATGCTGCAACCGCTTCATCGACCCATGCCAGTAATTCTCCGCCGAATAGGTTTCCGTTAGAGCCAAGGTCCATTTTTTTAACAATTTTAGTAGCTAACAGTTGCATACAATACTTGGTAAATTAAAAAAGCTCTACCATTAATGATAGAGCTTTGTAGCCCCAGAGAGAATCGAACTCCCAAGTCATCCTTAGAAGGGACGCATTATATCCGTTTAATTATAGGGCCGGATTTTAAAAATTAATGTAACGTCTGTACGGTTTGTGTCGAATCCGCTTCTTTATACGAGCTTCAAACGTTTCCATTTCATACTTAGCGTCTGTTCCGTCACTTATTTCTAAGTCGTTACATTGTACTTCGGGCCGGAATCGAACCGGCACTCCTTACAGGAACAAGATTTTAAGTCTTGCGTGTCTACCTATTCCACCACCGAAGCAAAAAATTAAAGTCTTTTCTTTAACTCTTTTTGTATATATTATACTTATTAAATTAGCATTGTTTCAAAAATTAATAAGAAACTGCACACCATTTATTAGCTGTAATAAAAAAATTAAGGGCTTTTATACACACTGCATCTCCGTGCTCTAATATACCGGCATTATCATCATTTACAATTGCTTTTGCAAAATGACCGCCTGAATAACCGATATCATCTCTAGTCATTAAAATAGACATTGTAATATCGACGATATATTGATATTCTTCTTGATTGATTTCAACATTTTTACCTAGGCAATGCGCTAAATTTTCTTTAGTATAATTTTCAGCAGCTGCTTTATAGGCAAGTATTTGTTTTTCTAAATTCATTGTATATTTATCCTTTAACTATATGTAAATATAATTAAAAAATCTGACAAATAAAAATCTAAGACTATTTTACTTTAAATAAAATTGATGCACCAACAAAAGGCTCATATACTCCTAATGGTGAAGTGTTAGTGATACCTGCGCTTAATTGATAAATTTCATCATGTTTGTTCTTTAACAGGACAGAACCATGCATTGTGTTGAAACCATATTTGCTAACAGAAGTTCCTCCACCTACATACCATTCTCTAGTCTTAGGTTTTTCTGGAGCTACAAGATAAACACTGACATAATTTGGTCTTTTCTTAAATGTTCTAAGATATGTTCTTCTTGCAATGATTTTATTTCTTGAAATAGCGTCAATAGTTACGATTGAAGTATAACCTGGGTCTAATGTCGTCTCGATAATTTGGTAATTTCTACCATAATATTTAGATAATAATAAAGAACTATCTACCTTAACTGGTACCTCAACAATTTTATTTGCTGTGTCAATCGATTTACTCTTATCGTTTGGAATAATTTTATATTTAGTAATATAAACAATTTTTGGCTTAGATGGAACTTCAATCAAAATAGTATCTACTTTAGCTGGTTTAGCTTCTAATGCCACTTGATTTTGAGCAACTGATTCCTCTGATTTATTACATTTTTCAATGCCTAATAATATTGCTAATATCGCAATAGCTAACCAGAGATAGATTTTTGAGTTTGATTTGGTTTCCATAAGTAATTGGATATATTGTTATTAACTTATATATCCTTAAAATGATTTAATGCCGTATAATCCTATTAATTCTGCTAAACTTAATATATTGCTATTATCCTGTTGAACCGGAATATCTGTATTAATTGGTTCTTCTATGTTTCCAATTTGAACATTTAATTCATTTGCTAATTCAAATAAAGAAGGTCCTGTATAATAAATTTGTTGTATCTCTTCCGCTTTTACTTCTGTTTCTATTTTATCCTTTCTATATTGTTTTATCTTTTTGGTAGATGAAATATTTTCAGTTTTGTTTGCAATAGTAGAAGACACTGAAATTTCATTTTGAGTATCTGTTTTTGTATGTGTACTATTTAAGTGTTTTACTGTGTGAAATCCTAAAATTGTAGATAAAACTACTAATAATGATAATGATAATGTTAAAAAAATAATCTGCTTTTTCATGCCGCTTTGTTGTTTATGTTGTGTATACAATATATAACTATTTTAATATTGTAAAATTGACACATTATCAAAAAAGTACAATAAGTAGTTTATTGGTTAACATTATATTTTACTTTTTTTTATTTTTTAACACATTGATAACAAAAGCCTGTTTTGTACTTATTTTATTTACATGATTTGTCATTTTTGGAAGAGTTTCATTCCATATCCATTTTGTGAATATGGCTTTCACCCAATTCCAAATTAGAATCGGCACTATGATAATTAAAATAAAAAAAATGATTTCCATTATGGTTTTTGATAAAGCCATGCATCACAATGGCTCATTGTTTGAAAGGGAATTTCTTTAAAGTATTCATTTACAGCATCATATACACCTTCCCAATATTTTCTGCCTTCTACATAATCATGACCTGCAATCCATCCACCAGATTTTATTTTAGGCATCCAAGCCTTTATATCATTTAAAACATCTTCATATTCATGTGAAGCATCTATAAATACAAAATCTAAACTTTGGTCTGCATAATCTTGAGCAGCCTCTAGAGAAAGCTTTTGAATAGGTTTAATAACATTTGAAACTGGTTCAATATTGAATAGAAATTCGTCATATAGAGTTCTATTAACTACACTATTATTTTCAGTATGCTCAATTGAACCTTCCCATGTATCTACACAGTCGAATTGTATTTTTTTAATGGAGTTTATGATTTCAACTGCCATAAAAGCTGCACTTCTACCCTTCCAACTACCTACTTCTACAAAATGAGAATTTGGTTTAGCTATCTCAACCATTTTTTTATAAACGTCTTGATAGTTAAACCAATTTTCTCCAATACTTTCGTAAAAATGTTCCATTATGCTGGTACAGGAATTGCAGTCACTGTCTTTTTAAGGTCTAGTAAAGTCTTCAATAAATCCATAATCATATCTGGAATTTCAAATGCAATTTTAACAGCTGCTAATAACATCTCTCCAAATTTAGCTAAAGCTCCTTCAATCATTGAAATAAAATTACTAACCTTTGTTGCGTTTTCAACCAAAACATAAGCAGGATTTGGTACAGCTGGAGGTACTGAAATCACAGGTGGAATTAAATTACTAGCAACTGCTGTTTTTGCTGCTGCTGTAATTTGAATTACTTGAGATTTTACTGTTTTGTAACCCATTTTTATAGTAGCAATTTGAGTTTCTACTTCAACACGACCTTGTGTTTTATAGTACTCAATCATTTTTTTAGTTTCTGCCTCTTTTTGTTTAGCATCTTCAATCATACCCAATTCATTCTTAAATCTAGCTTCAACCATTGCGGGTACAACAGTATCAACATCTAAACCGGGAATAGTTACGTCAGATGTTAAATCCTTAATCACAGAAAGCATTTCTTCAATCTTTGCCATAATAATATTTTTCTTATTATATTAAAATTTACTAAAAGGTTTACTATACGCTGGTTTTACTAATGGCCAAATCATATCATGAACTAATTTACCATCATACATTGCAAATAAAATCTTATGACTAATTTTGTGTTGATTTACGGATGTAATTGCTTTAGCAACTTCAGCTCTTGGTAAAGTTTTTGACAGATTTAAATTAGTTAAGCACGCAGCATGTAAAGCATATATGTGTGCAAAATTTGATAGAATACTAATTTCTTCAGCTCTAATCCAATCATAGAACTCATCTGGTACATTATCTAATAATTCATCTGGTACTTTATTGAATTTAGACAAGTTCTCCCAGATGTCATAAGAAGAGCACTGCGTCATTATCCTATGTAATGCAATATAATCGCTAAACTTAATTTTGATTCTATAATTAGAAGGTAAAAATCTTAATACGTAGCCCTCTTCACCCTTACTATTTTGAGCTTTAAGACTTGATAATAAATCAAAGTTAATTTCTTCAAGGTACGCTGTATCATAAATAGTATCCTCTAATTCTATACCTGATTCTAGAAAAACTTCTTGAACTATATCCTCTTCTAATTCAACATTGTCAATAAATGCTGTAAGAAAAACAAGTGTTTCTGCGTCCTGATAATCGCAAACAATACGATTTTCCGGATAAATGATTTCACAGATATACGAAACAGCCGGGTTAAACTTTTTAAGGTCATATTTTTTAGTTAAAATTTGTGTTCCTCTAATTGATTGTTCTGATGTAAATGAACCTTTAGTACAAAGAATCCATTCACCTTTATAATTAAAAATGATTCCTAAAGACCCATCTATTTTTTCTTGAACAGATACTCTATGATTTGACAATAGCGATACTTTAGTTTTATCATCAAGCTCTTCTAAATTAAAAAACTTTGGAAAAGAACGAGCTACAATTTCTCCAGTTTCAGTATCCATAATTAATCCTCTACAAGACAATGTAATTTCATCCCAATTTTTTTCATATTGAGTTGATTGCGTATAATTATATATGGCTAATGGATATTTTGGGTGGACTTGCTTAGTCACATATCCTTCAGACACATATTGCTCTAGTATTTGTAGATTAATTTTCATATACAAATATAACTAAAATAATTGATATAAAAAAATATTTGGAACTTTAATTTAAAAAATTAAGTTCTGGTTTTTCAGCAGTCATCATCCAATCACAGTTACTAAGAGAATAGTTTAAAGTTTCTTCGATATACAATTCAGCCGAATCACCTGCATTTGACATTGGTATTTCTAAGACATCAATTTTACCGCTTTCAAAATTTAAAATTGTTACGTACATAATATTATTGTTTAATTGCATAATAAAAATCTAATTCTTTTATATTTCTATAAACTACATCTGAAACTATTTCATCTTGAATAGTTCCATCTGTAAATTTAACTAAAAAGTGTTTTTCTAATTTACCATTATTTTCTATTTCAAATTTACGAGCAACTGAACATTGTTCTTTTTTTAAACTTCTATAACCCATAGAAAAAAGACCAATCGTTAATGCTAATAGAAATATCTTTTTTATCATTTTTTAAAGGGCTTTGTATATCTTTCTTCTAACCAAATTGCTAACTTTACTATTTGTGGTGGGGTATTGAAGTTATCATCTTTCGGGTCTTTTATTCCAGTATCTACCATCCAATGGTCTAATACTTTATCCCACTCTACTTCAGTTTTAGGAGTACTTTCTAAATCAAATAAGCTTTTCATAGTTTAATTTCAAAACGATTTCTCATATTACCTAATGTTGCATCTGGAACACTATGAATACTTTTACCATCATGTCTATTTTCAACAATAAGTGATGTTACTTTATAGCCATATTTTTTTGCCAATTTGTAATAATCCTCCATTTCCCATTCTTGAGTAAATGTATTGGATACTATTACCTTTGGTTTTTCTCTAACCATAAATGATTCACATTCCTTTTTACACCAAAGATGTGCTTCTTTAAGACGATTAACATCAAACTTATATTCTCCATCTTCCATAAAAAACATATCAGCTTCACAACGAAAACCACCGATTAAATCAGCAAACGTTGATTTACCGCTACCAGGTAACCCTCTCAATAATATTAACTCTTTCATTATTTTAAAATATTTTATCTTTGTATTGTTCTTTAAATTCTAACCAAGTTCCTTTAATATCGCCTGAATTAGATAATAATTTAAAATAAGTTAATTTAGTTCTTTCAGATAATTCTTCATAACGTTCTATATTGCTATTAATTTTATCTAATTCTGTCTTTGATTTAAACAAGTCCTCATTTACTCTTTCTAAATCAGATTCCAATTGAGATAAACCTCCAATAAGATACGAAATATCTGTATAACCCAATTTAAGAGTATCTATGATACAGTTTCTATGCTTATTAATATTATCTTGTAAAGAATTTATTTGTGTAATATACCTTTCAACTCTTACTTCAATAATACTTTTTGTTTTTATAAAACCATCATAATTTCTTTTTAATTCTTCATCGTTAAGATGCTCATTAAATTGTTTTAACACTTCAGAAGTTTTTTCTTTGACCTGTTTTTGTTTTGAAACAGTTCGCTTAGATTCTTTATTCATGATGGTCAAGCTGATGTTGTAATAAAGATTTTATAGGTCTATTAGCAATTAGTTTCAAAACTTGTTGAATTGTGTATGGTTGAAAATCTGGATTTCCATCAATTCCAACATCCATCATTCTACCTGGTCCAATTTTAAATTCATGCGGAGTGTGAATATGACCATGCAAGTGCATTACGCCCTCTCCCATATTTTGCCAAGAAGCAATTGGATAATGACTTAAAACAAATCTATGTTTCTCAGATGGACCGTTCTTTATTGATGGAGGCATCACAATAGTTACCATTCGTTGCTCATTAACCGAAGAGAATAAGTCGCGTACATTATCTTTATTATTTAAAATATGATGGTCATGATTGCCCAAAAAAAGGTGAATATTTTTACAATTCAATTGATTTCTAAATTCAGTAATTGATTCAAAACCTCCAAAAGACCAATCTCCTAAGTGAATCAAAATATCATCCTCCATTACTAGCATATTGATATTATCAATAAGGTCAATATTCATTTGATTCAACGTATCATAATCACGAGTTCGGTTTTCTCTATTTCCCTCCCAGTTAGAAACACCTCTGCAAATATTACTGTGATTATAATGGGTATCTGAAGTAAAGAATACTCGTTGACCTGGATTTACTACAATTTTCATAACTTGGTTGTTTTAATTAGATATGTAAATATAACACATTTATCTGACAATAAAAAATAATCGATGTTTTATTTTTCTATTTTTTTTAATTGCAGATTCTGACACAGTTTTAAAATTATGCTTGTTCTTTATAAGTATTAATTAATTCTCCAACTCTATTTAAAATGGCTCTCTGTGAATTATATTCTTTTTGTTTAACTTCTAAACTAGAAATTGAGTTTTGCACAGATTTTAATTGAGTTAAAAGATACCCAATAGTCGATGTGTCTACAATCTTTTGAGATTGTTTAGCAACATGAAAACTAACTATATCTTCTAATTTTTTACGAGTAGATTCCATTCTAGTAATACATCCTTCATAAGTATCAATAATTGTTGGTGCAAAAGTCCTTTCATGATCTTCCATACCTGCTACAAATTTATCGTCGATTTTAACAAATCTTAAACCAGAATGATTAGGTAAATCAATTCTGCCTTTATCAATACCAAATGAGGCACAAATATCAAAAAACATTTCAATATTATTAGGCACATATTTACATTTTGTTTCAAATACATTATTTGCATCTAGAGAATACAATGGAATAATACATTTGTAAGCACTTACAGGATATTCAATAAACTCAATTTCTAAATTATGAACTTCTTCAACATTTTCATAAATAGGTTTGTAAGTTCTTGCAAATCTTAAAGCAAAAACCTCATCTTCTAAATTAGAGTATGTAAATTCTTCAGAATCTTCATCCCATTCTCTAGTTAATTTAATTTTAGCTTCAAGTTCTTTATATTTCTCTACGGAAATAGTAGTTAAATCTTCAATATTGTCATAACCGATTAATTTACGGCCAGACGTTTTATATGTAATAGTTTCTGGTTTCTCAGAAGTTACTACAAGTTCTCCACTTCTAAAACCTTTCAATGGGTCTGTAAGAGACTTGCCGTTCATTTCTGCTGTTGCATTATACGTGTTTTTAAATGTATAAAAACCAGTTTGGGAATCGTAACCTACTTTGATTGAATTTTCCATGATTTGTTTATTTGTTTTAATTACAATACAAATATAAACAAAAAACCCGACATTAAAAAATATCGGGCTAATTATTTTTAATAAATTTTAAAATTATTTTTCTATAATAATTACGGTGCCTTCCATTACACCAAAATTTGATTTCTCTTTGAATGAATATGTAGTAGGCTTAGTAGTAGTGTCCTTTTTAGTGAGAATCCATAAAGAACCAAGCTGCTCATCGCCTTTCCAAGTAACGTTTACTACGCGAACTCCTTTTTCTAGCTGAACTGTTTCTGTTCCACCATAATTTCTAGCGCTCTGATTTTCAGTGCAACCATAAATAAGCGTCATGATTGTTAATGCTACAATCCATACTGCTAATAATTTTTTCATATTGATTTTGTTTGAGTGTTAGTTAATTTCAAGAGGTAATCCTCCCATTCGCTATCAGATATTTCATCTGTATCTATTTGATACCATAGGAAAGCGTATTTATCATTTGTCATTCCTACTTTAGTTTCTCTAAATCCTCGTGATTTTAAATCTTCTATTCTTTTTGAAAAAATGCTCATAATGTGTTTGTTTTAATTATAATACAAATCTACAAAAAAAGTACGACATAAAAAAATTTAGGGCTAATTATTTTTCATCAATTCTAATGCATGAGCCTTGACCTATCATGAGCTGAATAACGTAGGAACCTATATAATAAGCTTCTGCTGTAAAATCATTAAAGTACTTTTCATCCTCGCACTCTTCACCATACGTTGCAGCATAATCTCGAAGTAGCCATAAGAGAGGTTCTCTTGGTTCTACATTCATTTTATGTTCTCTATCAGTATACTCTTTAGAATAATATTTGTCCATTAACTTTTCGATTAAAAGGTCAATATTGTCACCATAATACTTTTTAATCTTTTCAACCCATCTATCTTTAACTTCCATCTCATTTGCATACTTCTTAGCCCATTTGCTAAGTGAAGCCTTGCCCTCTGGACTTTCAAGATGAGCCTTTAACTGTTCTAATTGTTTGTTTGTCGAAATTTCAATCTCATTAAACATTATATCAAGTCCATCAACTACCTCATCGACGATTGGTTGATTTTCTAAATATTCAATAACAATATTAATTGCTTCAGGATAATGAGTAGATGAACCTTGGAAATTAATACCGACTAATCCTAAGACCTCGTTATTAATATAATGTCGATTCTTACCTTTGCCTTTTAGAATCTCATGGTCCATTGACACATTATCCCAATCTCCTAATACGCATTTAGTTCCACTTTCCATTTCATAGTGTAACCTAATCATATTGTTATGGCTAAAGCTCTTGATAAATTCTCCTAGTTTCATTTTCTATAAAATTTCTTTAATTACAGTTGCAACTATATTTGGCTCAGGCGTCAATACTTTTGCTAAGTATTCTTCTGCTTGCTTTAAAGTGTCAAAAAGTGCAGGGTAATGATAGCTATCTGTCATTTGAAAATAAACATAAATAATACGCCATTTTCTCTCCAAGACAAGGTATTTACGGTCAGTGACTTCACCAAAATGATTTATTTTCTTACACTCAACTATTTTGTAGCGAGGATTCTCTGAGCTCTTAAATCGGGATAGTAGATTCATTATTTTTCGTTCATTAAAAATTTATTTGAGATAGCCTTAAAGCTAATCTTACGATTCATTGTTCTAAACACAACTCCTTCTCGGTCAAACTCGGGATTCAATACTGACTTAGCATCAGCGTAGGCTAAGCATTCGTCGATAGTTTCTGGTAACTTCATTGTTAAATTAGTCAAGATTGGTACTGTGTCTAATTGAAACTGGTGTCTGAAAAGAGCCAGGAATATCGGTAAGCCATAATACTCCTGTCTATCAATATCAAAGGCATTAAAGAACTTAACTGTCTGCCCTTTGATTTTATAAGGATTGCCTTGGATACCTTCACCAATCAGCTCTCCTTGTATAGCCATATTATGGTTATCATTGGCTCTTAACTTCTCCTCAATTTTCATTTCTCTGGCCACTCTCCAAAATGTGTTGTCTTCAGTCTCTAATAGGTCTAAGTTTCTAGAGCAAACTCCAAACTGACCATCATTTAAATAAAAAGTAGCTGAACTGCCATCTAACTTCTCAGTCACATAAAAATTTAATTCTTCTGCAACCCATTTTTGATATTCTTTACTTAAGTTTTGGACCCGCTCCTCATCGGTTTTTCTCAAAAAGGATGGAAAATTACCCTTAACTTTACCACTTAACTCGGCCGGGATTGGAGCTTCATACTTAACAATATCTAATAAATCTGTCACATCTACACCTTCTTCAATAACTAAAGCGTCATCATAGGGTCCTAGTTGCAATATACCATGCTCCTGTGTACATGTGCCAATTTTCATCTCATCTTCTCCTTCTAAAACTGAAAGAGGTAATAAAAGACCTTGACTTATTTGACCTCTTAATTTAATAGTTCTTAAACGGAAACCTTCACGGTCTGCCATCTTCTTATAAGAACTTTTACGTAAGAATTCAAACTCCTCTTTGATTGGTAAGAAGGAGTCAATCTCACAGTAAACACATAGATAGCCGGGTTTGTACTCTCCTTTTTTAACTACAACATCCCAGTTATTGATACGAGCCACCTCGATGGCATCAGCTCCTTCAATCGGTCTAATACTGGCTACTTTTTGAATGCTTGCTAATTTTCTTTCCATTGTCTTATTGTTTACCGTTAATCTGTTAAATCATTTTCAAATTGTTTTTTCAACTTAAGATAGGTTTCATAATTTCGTTTCTTTTGCCATTCCTCATCCGACTTTATTCTTTTCATTCTCTTTTCATACTCCTCATCAGTTTCCTCCATTTCTCTTTCCACTTCAATAACCCACCCACCATTGGATGACTCATTTTCGTAATGATATGGTTCTTCGTATGAGACTCTGATTCTATCATCATCCTCAAATTGAATGTCTTTAATGTTCTTCCAAGTTGGGTATTCATCCATCTGATGGAAGAATATTGATTTCCACGTTTTAATCTTTGTCATTGTCTTATTGCTGTTTAATTGCCATCACCATCTATCCAATTATTATGTAATCTAACAAAGTGTTCAGCTAATTCTTTAGGCATTTCGGCTGGACCTACTATTATAAACTCATCTTCATCAGATGTTTCTGTTTTTTTAAAGAGTATAGGTACTTCTGGTACAATCTTTCTGCACCAACATTGTTCACCTTCTCCACATGTGGCTGTTTTCCACTTTACTCGTAATGATATTTCTTCCGCTTCTTCGTATGTCATTTGTCTTGTTGTTATGATAACATGTCATTTTTTATTTCTCGGAGCTTACGATCCTGCCATTCTTTTTTTGCATCTTCTGCATCTTCTGCATCTAAAGAATTTACAATGTCTACATAAACTTTAAGAATCATAAATAGTAAACTTAAAATTAAGACTAGTCCCATCGTTAAATACGGAAACCAAACCAATCCAACTACGAACACACTTATTGATAGTAATCCGGCAAACACACGTAGTGCAGCTCTTTTTTCATTTTTAGTCATTTTTTTGTTGTTTAGATATTTTAAAAATCATCTAATTCTTCTTCTATTTTTTGTAAATCAGCGGCTAATGGTGATAAATTATTAAACCAACTACTCCACATCAAAACAAGATACCTGCCATCAATTGACCCATCATGATTAGTAAAAAACTCAACAATTTCAACTTCAAAACTAATCAGACCGCGCTTCAATACTGCCGATACAACTGCATCAAGGTATTTTTTATTTTTACACACAATCTCAAGTTCCCAAGATTGGGCGTTTGACATATTATCTCCTTTTATCATTTTCTTGTTATTATTGTTTCTTATTATTATACTGTAAATATAACTAAAAGATTTGAGAATAAAAAAACTTTTAACTAATTATTCTTAAATATAAATTAAAATTTCATAAAAACCAGAGTAGTTTCATGAGATTTAGTTAAAAATCCGCATTGGTAGTTTCTTCTAAATGTAAAACCTGCACCCGGTGTATTATTTTCAGTAAACAATTTATCATATAAAACAAAGCCAGCTTTATATGCTGCTTGCTGAAATTTAAAATCCATATCTACCACGCCTTCTTTGCCTCTTCTAATTGTACCAACTGTAAATATAACCGGATGATATTTTTTATCTGCATAGTTTGAAGTCTTAATAACCGTATAAAGATTTTCAAACATACTTTCTATTTGCTGGTCAAACGCATCTGGTTTAAGCATACTAATATCGCCTTCTTCTCCAGAATATTGCTCAATCTCATAATATGGAGGACAACTGAAAACTGCATCGACTGAATTTAATTCTTCATACAAAAGTTTAGTTCCATCTCCATGAATTAAGTCACATTTAAAATTAGAATTTAAAAGTCCCTTCTTTTTTTCTAATAAGTCTTGATTTAGTTTAATAGTTTCAGATGAAGTATCATATCCTCTGTAATTTCTACTTAAATACAAAGAGGTCATCATTCTGGTTCCACGGCCAGAAAATGGGTCTAATATTGTATAACCCGGTTCTGTGAAATATTCTATGATAAATTTAGCCTGTTTCGGATTGTAAATAGAGTACCTTAGATTTTTTGCATATCCACCCCCACGGGCTTTTGCCTCTCCTTCAATTTTACCCAAGTCACTATCATCGTCATCAATTAAATCCATCAAGAATTTATCCTTATTGAATTTCATGATGGACTTGGGAATTCCTTCAAAGACCTGTTTAAAATGAATATCATCCGTTCTATTAAACGGAACATATTTACCTTCATCAAAATCAGGAATTAAACTCATATCTTATTGTACCTTATTAAAAATTTCAAACTCTTTAATTAAATCTTCGGAGTATCTTTCATCGTCTGCGACATAATATTTTACAACATAGTCATAATAATCACTAACATTGTAGCGTGCCATTATTGTAGCTCGTTGTCCATCTGGTTTCAATGAAACTACATCTCCGACTTTATACTTATACACGCGTTTAACATTTGGTTTACTCTCGCCACATGAAGATAACAATACAACAGTAAGAATTGCAAAGATTTTAATTACTTTCATTTTGTTTTTTGTTTAGTTTTTTAATACATTCATCAACTTTATCTCTTAATCTACCACCGTGACCAAAATCACCGTCAACTCTAATATGTCTCCATTGCGGAATCCCTAACCATTTAAATTCTTTTGCTAAATTTAGGTCATCGATTGCAATCCAATTAGAAACTTTGTTGTCTTTTGCCCATTTCTTGATTTCAGCAGCTCTTTCCCAATCAATAGAACATCTACTTAGTTTTTTCCATAGAACTTGATGAGTAGTTATGTCTATAATAGGTGCTGTAATGCCATAATGTCGGAATATATGTCTTAATTGAATGATGCTATAATGTTTTTTCCAATCTGAACTAATTACTAAAGATGCATCAGTTTCATCACATATTTCTTGTAATGCTTTACAATCCTCTTTAACCCATGGGTATGGTATCCTAAATTCAAATTGAGTATCCTCTCGCAACGTAACTCGACCTTCATTCCAAGTCGCCCAGGCTAAAGGTCCATCAATGTCTATAAAAATTATACTTGTTTCCATATATTTTTTTACATCAACGATTGTGGAATATACAAAACCGTTGGGTTCTTCTTTTGTATGTCAATGTCGGGGTATTGCTTCTTAAACTCCTGTACATCAAATCTTTTAGTGATTAGATGAAAACCACTCTTAGTTGGAATAATAGCTTCTACCTTTGGACCAACAGGTCTTAATTGATAGATTTCATTACTGATTAGATTTTCAATTCCATTTTCTTTAGTATCAATATCCGCAATCCATCTCTTCTCTTGAGTTTTAATTTGACCAACTACGGAATCAAATACGTGTTTTTGATTAATTTGACCTGATTGAATACGATTAACAATCTCGGTAATCATATTCATCGCGACATCCTTGTGATTCTGTTTCTGAATATGGATGTATGCTCTGGCCTTAAACATTTCACAGAGTTGCTGAATCTCATCATATCTCTTCTCTAAGTATTCAACGCTATCAATACAGTAAGTCTTAATAGTTCTTACTGACTGGTGATTGTCGCGTTCTCCTTCGGGTTGGTCTTTCTTACGCTTAAAGATATACAGCATATAGAAGTCACCTTCATTATCGAAGTTTAAAAGGGGCTTAATAAGCTCTAGATTATTTATCATTGCCGTAAATTTTGTTGTAATATTCTTCTGCAGATTTATATTTTTGCTCCCAATCTCCATTAGGTAAGTCGATACAGCAATCTCCTTTATCCCAAGCATTCATTATCTGCTCTTTCTCCACCTTTAATAATGATTCAATTTTTTCTTCAATCATTCTTGGTGTATCTAAGTCCATTGGAAAGGTTTTTCTTACCCACTCCAACATTTGCATCATTGCTGTTTTTTCCATGATTTGTCTTTTCTATTATACTTGTTCTTATCGCCGTGGTCTTTTTGAATCATCTTACGTCTAATGATTTGCGCAACGTGTCGGTCAGTAAGGCCATTTAATTTTGGATTAGGCTTGTTCTTTTTCATCTTCTTTATTTCTCATTCCAGTATAAGGTCCTACTAGAAATTCTTCAGGAGATAAACCAGATTCTCTACGAATTTTGGCTTCCTCTTCAGTTAGACCTGTAATAATTTTTCCGTCTGTTAAATGTAATTGGTAGTATTCAAAGTATTCTATCATGACTTTATTATTTAATTATTTTATAATATTCACCTACCCAATTTGCAAAATACTCAGGTTCCCACATTGTATTGTATTCATATAAACCGGGTGTATATTCCGTTCCATAACATAAATGACCTTCAACATGTACAAATATTGTACCCAATGGTTTAGAACCGGGATATTCTTTGATTAATTTGTATTTAGGTGAACCTTTAATTAACTTTTCGCGTTTAACGTATTTACGTTTTGGTGTTTGTTCGAATCCAAGATAAAATTCCATAACTTTGTTTATTAGTATACTGTAAATATAACTAAAAAAGCCCAAATAAAAAAATATTCGGGCTAATTATTTTATAAAAAATTCAATATTTTTTCTTTTACTCCGGGTTGTTTGATGCCTTCATTATTTTGAGGTGTCCAGACAAAGTTTTGAAGACCCCAGTCCCTGTCAAACGGTCCGTAACTGCTATTCTCAACATGAATGCCCATGTGTAAGTCATCGACCGCAACCCAATGAGTCACCTCCGGATGTCGGCTTAACCAGTCTAAGATTTCAAAGTGTCTCTCTTGTTCTAAATCTTCACTTCGATTCCACTTGAAATTATCATAGTCTGGAATTCTACCCTCTCGCTGTAAATCTGAACAGTAAGGTGTAAAGTCAATCGGCTTCTTAATAATGCCCTGTGATAAGTAGTATTCTCCCATCTCCTCGACATCCGCCCATCGCTTCCAATCTGAGCTAACTACGATCTCAGCTCCGGTCTCTTCCAGAATCTCGTTCAGGACCTGAATCGCCTCCTTATTAAAGTCATCGTATCTAGCCAGAACTGGTAATGCCATGACTGATTGACTCAATTTTCTACGTGCGGCCTCCTGCTTCTTGTGACGAGTGCCCCATTCGCTAGAGAGGCAAATCACACCATCGTGGTCTAAAAATATTACTTTCATTTTTTTCTGGTTATATTAAGATGTTCGTAATTGTTTAGTTTGCTAAATTGTCTTTCAATTCTATATAAGTGGTTCGGCGTTAGGCCGAACCAAGGGTCTGAATGATAAAACTTTGCAAATTGTTCTGTCAGCATATCTGAATCATCATCTAGGATTGCATAGTCTTCGACTTCAGGATGCACATCCAACCACTCTTGAATCTCTTCACCTCTTAAGGTTCTTCTCTCACCTGTAATTCCTACATAGGTTCCGGACTTGAAGCCAAGTCTTACCAGGGCCTTTTCCCATCGTTCAGGAGCTGATACGTAAACGTTCTCAGCAAAATGATTTTTCCAAACCGATGAGATACAAATCTTTGTGCCGGTTTCATTACACCATCTACTTAACCATCTCCACTTTTGAGGGCAAGTTTCCTCTGCCAATCTTTCAAATTGATAATCAAAGGTGTAAAAGTCTCTAGGCGTTTTATAATCTGCCATAGAAACTCCGTTGGATTTGATTCCAAATATTTTTCTAAATAGGCTCTTTAAATCCCACCACCAAGTGATTGGTTTTCTCCATCTCTGGCGATGTCTCTGTTCATAAAAGACCCTGGAATTCATCACCCCGTCTATATCTAGGAATATTACTTTCATTTATGCTTACTTTAAGCGTTCACGAATTTGAGTTAATGTTGTTTCGTTATAGAATTCACCATCTTTGTAAATGGGTTGAAGTAATCCCATACTTTCAGATAACCAATCTACTCTATCATATAAAGCAATGTCCAGATTATCATTTCTCCCGACAAATAATAACCCAGTTGCTGATTTTTTAGTTCCATCATCTGTGATTGGGTCTTTGAAGATTTCTCTACCTTCAGGATTAAAATCACCATTAAATTTAGGTTTATTTACCTCAACATAGGTTGCTTTCATTGCGAAACCAAATGTGTCACGAGTATTAAATTGATATGTGAATGAACCAATACCTAATACAACGTTTGTAGATGCGAAACCTTTTGCTTCTAATCGCTTACAAATTTCATCGGCCCTGTCGATTGTAATTGAGTCACCATAAATGGCTCCAATATGAGAATCTAATACTTTGTAACCTTGTTCGTTGATTGTTCCACCAAATACATCCCAAAGTAATTCGATAACTCCTTTATATTTCGGATGTGTTAAATCTAATTGTGCGTTTTCAACAACATCTCTATAATCACGAGATATAATTGGTTCTCCACATAGAATATCTACAGGGTCGCCTGAATCAGGACGAATAACCAATTTACCATCACGTGCTAAAATCTCTTCTTTAAGAGTAGCTACGTGCTCAGTGCAAACTTTCCATAAGTCCCATGTATCTGATACAATTGATAAAATACCGGTTGGATATGTTTCAATTAAACGTCTGAATGTACCTACCTCATCGTCAGAACCACCAGCGCACATTACACTATGCTCAGTTGCATTAACACTACCACCTACAAATCCAGTTTCTCCATAGTATTTTCTAGCACCATACAATGTAGGTAATGAATCAGTTCCACTAAATGATGTTAAGTGACCTAATCCTGAGCTAATAACAGCGTCAACTGAATCCATACCACGCATTGAGAAGTCATGTCCTTGCCAATCAATAAACCATCCGCGTTCAGCATCTGTTTTTTCTTGCCATTTAGTCAATATTTTTCTGTATGTGTGAGCGATTGTAGCTGACGTCATTGGCTTCCATAACAAATTAGAGATAATTGTCTCTAAGTAATTTGTTACCCAATAGAAATCAGGATGTGTATTGTAAATTGTTAATACCGGTACTTTGATTGGTACTAATGTTCCCTCTTCAATTGCTTTAACATTGATAGGTAAGTAACCTAGGTCGTGTAGAGCTTCAAAATGTGATACATCATAATCAGTACCTAAGTACAATGATAACTCGCGTTTCATTTCACCACAAACTTCATCTTTTGGTTTACTAAAGAATTCATTTTGAAATGCTTCGTGAATTTGTTGTACAACCATTTGCTGTCCAAATGAAACTACCTGTTCACATCCTTTCGGAGCATACTTGTTACTGCGAGGTGTGAAGTTTGAATAAACTAAAGTGGTTCCTTTAGGATATTGTTCTCTATGTCCACATTTATAACCGTCTGTAAGAAATAATGGATTCATTGATATTGTACTCATTTTATTTATTTTTAATAGTTATACATTTATTATAGTGTTTGTTTAAATTATGAATACTTGATATAAATCTTCCACAATTTTTACATTCATGTGGTTTATTTAAAATAGCTCCTTTTTTGGCTGCACTCATATTTGCTTTACTTTGTTCAGAGTGCTTATAACCTTTAAAATCTGCATGATTCTTAGATAGATTAGCTTTATGTTCTTCTGTGAATTTAACTCCTTTTTTACCTTTAGAAACATTTTCTTTAAATTGATTTGACATTTTTCTACCTTTTATCAAAGTGCTTAAATGTATTTTTTCTTCTTCAGTAAGATTTGTACCATACATTGGATTTTTACCACCTTGTTTAGATTCTGATAATTTTTTTCTATGCTCTTCTGTAAATTCTCTATTTTTAAGAGAATTGTTTATTCTTTCTCTAATTTCCTCTCGGTTTGGATGATTAGATATTAAATCTCCACCATCACCGCCGCTAGATATGTTATAACCAGCATTTAAGTCATTTGAATTATAAACATTAATCCAATAAATTTCTCTATCATTAATTGATTCTTCAGTGCATTCTTCTAATATTTCCTTTTTAAAATTCTCTAATTTATATTTTTCAATGGCTTTCAATATTAACACGCCAGAACCAAAATAATCGTCTTCTGCGATAAGTTTATTAGTTTTTCTTTTACCAATATAAATCTTATCATTAATCAAATTAGTAATTTTATAAATATAAAAATTCATAAAGATTTGTTTTTATTTATATATCTAATTTATTGTTAGGTTTTGTATCCTTCTGATAATGTAACCATCTGTTAAAAATAAAGGATTCATATCTTATGTTTTTATGATAAGCAAATATAACTATAATTCTTGAAATAAAAAAATATTTGACTAATTATTTTCTTTAATTAATTCTGCGTTATCATCTAAGACGTGTAGGGTATTACAGTTATTGCAACCGATATAAACTACTTGATATTCCTCATCAGTGTCATCATCGATTTCCGTAGAAATGTGATAGTCAAACATGTCATTTTGACCACAGTTGCCACAAATCATGTGAAGTTTAGCGTGTGCCATTTTCCTCGAAAAAGTTTAGTCCAAATACAATTAAATTACATGGGTCTCTCTGGTTTCCAAATTCTTGTTTAACCACATCCCAACCTGCCTTTAAATATCTGTCCTTTAAAATTATAAAGTGCGATGCTGTCATTCCATTTGGAGCATCAATCATGATTTTACCTTGTAATTTAGATTTTAACAATTTTGAATCTATTATTTCTTCAAACTCATTAACTTCTTTCATGAAATTTTCACGTAATTGTTCTGGTCCTATTGCCATCTTTTTTTATTTTTTTAAGTGTGCATTTTTTTATTAACTAAACTACATAAAAATTCTGAAACTAATTCTGCTTCTGGATTTCTCCAAGCATGATTCAAATAGACATCAGCGTCTTTATGATAATGATAATCATTTAAATCTAAATGTGCTTGCGCTGCCTTCGCTGTTAAGAATGAATTTATATAAACTGGTTCCATTGAATATGAACATTCTTGTAAATCTTCACAGTTCTCTTCAATCCAATCTTGCATATTATAACTATCTTCCCATAATTCTTCTAGATTTTCAGGTGGAATAATGCCATATCTTTCTAAATAATCTTTTAAATCTTCTAAAGTTTCTACAACACAAAAATCACCATTGGTATCTACCCAACATGTTGTATTTCCATTTAAATCCCAATCATAAACACGTTTCCAATCTCTGATTTGAAAAAGATATGGCATTCTCGTAGCTCTTGGGTCTTGCGTTGTCATTTCCGTTGCAAGTGTAATGAGCTTATCATACATTTCATCACTAATTTCTATTGATTTCATAACGTAGGTTCTGAGCCAGTAATTGGTTCTTTATGTTTTAAACTAAAATGAATAACTCTTATAAATTTATCAAAATCCCGAAGTGCATGCATTTTAACATCTACTTCAATATTTGGTGATATTTTAGCGTAACATTTATCCCAAATTTCAAGTACCATATTAATTAAATGTTCTTGTGGATGGGCTGGATAATTCGTTTCAAACGCAGAGTGGTCTGCAACTACTACATTGCCACAACTTAGAAGTTGGTCAATTGCATAATTTGCAATTCTTGTTGTTTTACCAGTTCGTCTCATTGTTTTTATATTTTATATTAAAATACATTAAATTGTTTTACTTTATCGGAAGCACCTTCAATGTCTTTGTAAGAATTGGTGGTATAAATGCTTTCAAAACACTCTTCTAGTTTAGTATATCCAGCACTAAAAATGCCATGAGTTACGACTAAATAAATTTGAGCGCTCGGTCTACCCCATTTGATTGCATTTGCTAATTCTACAAAAGTTCTGCCGCCATCACAAATATCGTCAATGACAATATATTTAATATCATTGTGTTGGTCCAGGGTTGGAATTTCTGTTTGAAGAATCTCTCCGGTTTTCATGTCACGTACTTTATTAGCGGTGATAATTTTCTCAATGCCAAATTCTTTTGCAACATCAAAGATTTTCTTATAGGCTCCAGCATCAGGACTTACTAGACAAATTTGACTTTTATCTACGTTAATATCCTTTAGAGCATGTTTAACCATAATATGATTAGGAACTTTTATATAATTATTTAAACATGCTTCTAATACGTCTGAATGTGGGTCTAATACTGCAACCTCTGCGAAATTCAATGAGTTAATAATTGGACAAATCACCTGCTTTAAGTAATTAACTCCGCCTTTTTGAAATCTACGGTCTGAACGTGAACCTAAAAAATAAGGTGCATATAGGGTAATAGGACGGTCTGTGAAATTACGAAGTGCTTGTGTTGCACAAATTAAAAGTTCAACGTCTTTAAACGAACTTAAGCGTGTATGAATACGAATTACGTCAGTATATCTCTCAATTGCGCTCCATTCCGTTAGGTCGATAGTTTGTTGTCCATCCGGAAATTGACTAATTTTATATTTAATCTCGGATTTTTCTGCGTTTACTAAGTCTAATTTTATCATCTTTTATTTTGTTTGATAAGCAAATATAACTATAATTCTTGAAATAAAAAAATTAATGACTACTTATTTTCATCATTTTGTGGATTATGTCTTAAAGTTGAATACAATTTCATGATAGAATCACTTTTATCATTCCATTTAATTTTAGAATTAAGAATAGAAAGGCCCATTGCTAAACCCTCCCCTCGGCCAATAGGATAATTACCTAATTGCATATCATTTGCTTTTGTAATTTCTGCTAATTCTTTATACAATTCAAAAAAAGCTTTATGTTCTTTACGACCCGTAATTGCAAACATCCTTTCATTAATCAATGGAGCTTTATCGAAATTAAGACCTGTTAATTCACAATAATCTCTAATTGACTTAAAATAACTAATAGACTTAATAGAATCTGCTGTATCATTATTAGTAAACCAACCACCAACTGAATGAAAGCCAGGCTCCCAGTCTAGTTCGGGTATCATATCAATAAAAAATCTACAGTCAGAATCTACATATAATGCTGTTTTATATTCATATAAAGCATATTCACATATTTTGATTTTATCAGTATATGCTGTAACATCTTCAGTTTCGACTAACATGTCAACTTCTACATCTTGAAAATAAGAAGGTATATTTGTCATTAAACAAACACCTGCAGTCGAATGTTTATTGATTCTTTTGATTAGTCTTTTTGCAGATTCAAGATAAAAATTATCGGCTTCTGTTTCCAAGACATTCATATCTCTTGTTGGTGCCTTAAATGCCAATAAACAAATTGCAATATCTTTCATTATTTTATATAGTCTGAATTAGGTCCGTAAATTTCATATGTAATAGCTGTGTGTTTATTAAAATATCTTTCATCTAAAAAACTAGCATTAATAAAATCAGTTGTTTCATTTCTAGAACTTCCATAACCCTCATGAATATGGCCAGAAATATGCAACACTGGCTGTATTTCTTCTACTCGTTCTAGCAAAGCTTCACAACCAACATTAAGACCATCTTTAACTCGGTCTAATTTACCAAAACAAGGACCATGAGTTACTATTATATCAGTGTTATTCGGTATAGTTTCCCAATACTTTTCAATTTCATGGCGATGCGAATTAAAAGCCCAACGGTCTCCAAAAAACCAAGGTGTAATAGGAGAGCCCCAAATATTAACACCATTAATTTCAATAGATGAATTCTCTAAATAATGTATATTATCTGGAAGTCCTTTTATTAAATTCTGTAACCAATAAGGTTTATCTGGCTCTATATGTTTTGAAAATAGGTCATGGTCTTCATATTCCTTAAAATATTTAGGGTCAAATGAACGGTCATGATTGCCTGCAATAAACACAATCCCGTATTTATATTTATGAACTTGTTTTTTTAAGAATGAAAAAAAGCTTTCTACTTCATGCTTATAACCATACATAGTAAAATCACCAGCATGGATTAATAAGTCTCCATCTGGTAATTCAAATTCTCCGCGTAAAGCATAATGAGAATTATGTGTATCTGAGATTGTAACTATTTTCATTTTGTTATTTTATTTTAAATGCAAATTGTACAATAGTTCTGGGTTTCATTGCATCTGCAACATTTCCAATTACACAACCATCTTTAATTGTAAAAGCATGGCCGCTAACTAATAAGAAATAATTTCCAACTGGATGTAATTTTGCAAATTTACCAACACTCATTTGAAATCTACGTTCTTTATAATAGGTACACGGAGATTCATATTTACTAAAAGTGGTTCTTTTATCTCCAATAATTTGATAATTTTCTTTTAACCAGTTTATTAAAGGAAATGTTGGAACTCCTTTTTTAGGTTTTCTTTTAAACGTTTTTGTAACAAAAGCATGTGCTTTTTCATACGGCATTTCAATTGATGAAGCAAAAGCTCTAACAACACAATCATTGTACTCATTTTTAGCAATTAAAGAATCAGCATAACCTTCAATAGCTTCAGATGTTTTGATGTAAGTTAATTTTTCCATGTCTTTGTTTATTAGTATACTGTAAATATACTAAAAAGATTCGACATAAAAAAATCCTGAAGCAACTTTTTTCAAAGTTTTTTTCAGGATTAAATTTAACTGGAACGAAGTTCGTCTTTATTCAGCTCGGCAGCTATATCTCTTTTTACATCTTCGGCTTCTGCTTCAACGGTCTACTATACTTCGACGGTTTTGGGCTTCTTCACCTACAATGAGAAGTTGATGACGTGACTTTTAGTTTTAAACCAGGGCACTATTCTCCGGGTCTCGTCGGGGTGCTTCATCGCTTGCGCTCCACACTAGTTCCCAACCTGATCATAGAATTTAGATACTTTTTGCTGTATCGTTCCATCTGGTTCCCCTTTTCTAAGCCATATAGTTTTATAATTTGCTGTAAGGAACCAATATTTTTATATATTAACCAATATTTGCGTATCTCTCACTCATAATGGTTGTATCCATTATTTGTTGAGCTGAAGTAATTTCACCTTTAATTAAAGAGGTCATAATTGCTGGAGAGAATCCTGATACTAAAGCAGTTCCCTCTTTGTCAAATGCAACTGGCACACCACCATTTCTGGATTGAATGTTCCAGTATACAATTTGAGGCATTGCATAACCTGCGTCTGCATACATTTGTTCAATCATTTGCTGTGCAGTTGGATTCCAATTAACATTTTCTTCATTTGGAGCAAACCAACCTCCTCGAGCACTTGTAGCTTCGTCAAATTCCATATCTGATAAGATTAAGAGTTTGCTTGGCATATCTTCTTGAGATAATGAATGACGAGTGGCCTGATTTAAAATCAGTTTAAAGGCTGCCTCAAGATTTGTGTTCATGCCCCAGTCGGCACCTTTCATCTGTGTGTAGCGTTCCTTTAATGAGCCACTTAATACTTGTAATTCAGGATTAGCAGAGAATGTAATAAACGCATCTTTAAAAGGACCTTCATTCTTTTCAGAAATGTAAAGACCTAAAGAGATTGCAACATCCATACAAGTCACATTTGGATTTCCACCAGCTGAAGTTGACATTGAACCAGAAACGTCCACCAATGGTAATAACATTTCGTTCGAGCCTTCCATCCAATTTGGTAGAGCTTTCCATTGCTCATTTGCAACTTCCCAGTTTCCATGATTTAAAGACTTAACTACATCATAAGGATATACTGCACCTGCATTAATTTTAGCCTCTCCTTTTTGTAAGGATTGAATGTATTGTGAATATTTTTCATAAGCATTTCTACCGAAAGCTTTTTGATAACGTGCTGATGCTAACGAAGGAATCTTACCGAAATCGATTGCATCCCATTCTTTTGCACACATTTTAGTTTCAACTACATTAGTTAAATTAACTAATGTTTTACGATATTGTTTTGGAGACATGCCCATAAACTTACGTAATTTTTCAGCAATTTGGCCTTTACGTGGCATCCATTTAGCTGCAAGTCCATCTTTAGCACTAAGACCCATTTGAATAAATTCAAATGCTTGTTTTTCAAGACGAGTACCAACTAAACTTAATAAGTCGTCCCAACGACCATATAATGGAATATATTGAATGTTATTTTGTAGAGCCGATGTATGATTTTCAGCCATGTATTGAATAATATCACGAAAGATTTGACGTTCTCCAGCACCACCTCTAACATCACGAGCCCAAAAAAGAATCTTTAATGCTCTTGTTGAATCTTCATTAAATGCTTTAGAAAATTCTGCAATTAAACGTTGTTTATCTAAAGCTCGCATCGCCCCAATATTAAAGAACATGTCAACACATGCGTTTAGTGACGTTGAGTTAGTAGTCATACCATTCTCGGTTGTCATATTTTCTTGTCTTAAAGCGTCTACGAAATTCATGTTGATATTGATTAAATTCTTAAATTATACCAATTGATTTAATAAAGTTTCAATTTTATTTGTGTATTCTATTAATTTGTTTTGTAATTTTTGTGAGTATTCATCACTATATTTAGAGACACTCACATAATGTTCGACTTTTGATTTTCTAATTTGTTCTAAGTCTGATGAAATAATATATTCATCATGTTCATCTAAGATTCTATGCGTTCTATTACTAAAAACTCTGTTTAAGATGCCCAAAAAAGACTGTTCTTGTAGAAGTATTTTATAATCATCATAACCTAAATTTGACATAGTTTTATGGTCCCATTTTCTATATTCAAACAGGTCTAGCATCTTTCTAAAATTATCTCCGGTTTCAAATTTACTAAACATAGTATTATCAAGCCCCATTAAGCCAGAGTTAGTAGAATATAAAGCAGATGTATTTGCGTAATACTCATCATTGATTTCTGCTCCAAATAAAACGCATAATTTACCCATCATACATTTATCTGAATCTGCATATTGGTCAGCGCATGCAAAAGGAACCTGATTATTTACAAGATACAATAATTCACCAATTGGTTTTTCATTAAAGAAAATATCATCATCGTATGTTAACAGATAATTTACACCAAATTCATAATATAATTTATGGTATAATAACAAATGATAAATCCAACCCCATTCTTTAAACTTAGCTAAATGTGATTGGGTTGCTCCATTTTTTAATGCATATTGGTCTAATTCATTATCAGTATAAATAGTCAAAACATGACCAGATTCTAATAAATAATTATCAAGTTTCTTTAACAAGACTTGGTCTATTTCTAAATTTATGTTAATATGAATATCTAGTTTATAATCTTCAAATTTATTTACTAGTTCACATATAGCTACAAACTGTTGTTCTTTAAATTCTCTCCAACTTCTAGAAACAACTAAATTTGTATTTTCCTTATTTCTTTTAATTTTAAAATCCCTTTCTATCTGCTTTAATACATTTAAATTATCTGTATTAAATTCATTTCCTTTTATAAGAAGCTTTGAAAATTTTAGTTCTGAATCAAATACATCTAAATATATTATGCTCATACCTCTTTTAGGTGGCCATGAGGCTGGCCATGCTATATTACGATTTGGTTTATAAATAAATATAGGTAACTTTAGTAATTCTTCGTGAATTTCATCTACTATAATACCTTCATAGTTTTCATAGTATTTTTTTAATCTTCTATAGAATTCAAAACTATTAAAGTTATCATTTGATTTAAAAAATAAATCTGCATCACAACTTATTACAACTTCATAATTTTGTAAAATAGAATTTGCAAGAGTATTATCTTTTTGTGCCTCCTCACGGCTTACTTTAATTATACAGTTTTTATCTAGAAGATTTCTAAATACGTATACCGTATAGTCATAAAATTCTTCTTGAACAAAAAGATATATGTCTGCTTCTTTACTAGCATCAGTATATGCTAATTGTGATAAAATAGAATAATAGATATAAGGCATATATGCCTCTGTATTCCATAAATGATATGTAATTGCAACTGATTTACCAGTATTCTTTATGAGATTATGAGAAACGGGTAATTTATCAAAATCAAATTGCTCTGCTAACCAAAATTTACTATACGTATATTTTTTTAATTCCATTATGATAAAGAATATACTCTAAAATCTTTTTGTATTTTAAATAATAATTCTGCACAAACTGGATTAATCCTTTGGTCTCCACATAATGGATGAATTAGAGTTAAACCTAAATTATTGTCAACTCTATATTTAAGATAATCCTTTAATTTAGTGTGAACAAAATCTACTACAACATCCGTGTCTTTTATTTCTTTATGAACTGGTTTAAAATCTATCATTCTAGCTTTAGCCCAAACCATCCACACTGTTTCATCACAATAAAATTCGTTATATGCACAATTAATAGCATACTTATAATATCTTGGATTGATATATGTTTTAGGGTTATAAACAAATAAAGGGCTTAAGTACCAAGGATTTGAATTTATCCAATCTTCTAATTGTTCCTTATAAATCCCGGTATTTTCTACAAAAAAATCAAGATAATCTTCAGCCTTTACTCTATTATTTAGGTCTCTATGACGCTCCCAAAATATTTTCTTAGCTGGTAAATTATCCTCAATCATTAGAATATCATTGCTTGTTTCAAATTTATCCTCAATCTTTTGATAGAAATCTAATTTTGATTCACTATAAAAAAACATATCTGAATCACAAACTGAAACTGCTTTATATTTATGTAATACAGGATGACATGTCACCATATATTTAACTGCCATCATTCTTGATACTTTGATAATTGAACTAGAATCAATTAAATCTTTAAATAACCAACTAGTATATTCATATCTTTCTTCATCAACAAAAATGTAAACATCGCACTTTTCTAAAATATCAGTGTACATCAACTGAGATAAAATAGAATGGTACATATATGGTAAATACGCTTCAGTACTCCAAGTTTGATAGACAACTGCTAGTGGTTTATCACCTGTATTTTTAATAGGTTCCTTTGGTTTTGGCCAATTATCAAATCCTATTTGCTCTGCTACCCAAAATTTAGGATTGTTATATTTGCTAGACATTTGGTATTACTTTTATTTTATTTTTAAGTAGTTCTACATCAACTCTTTTGCTAGAACCTATTGCATTGTATAAAAATCTAACTTCTCTTTCATACTCAAATCCAGGCTCATTATCTTTATACTTTCTTTTATCTGGTCCATAATGTTTAAATTTACTCCAGATTTCAGTAGAATTCCAAATTCCAGATTCATTAAAGTCAGTTGACCATTTATTTTCTTTGCAATGCCAAATATCTTTAATTAAAGGAGAATGACTAATATTATTTTTCATTAGCATTTGCTTTAATAGTTTTTGTTCAGCATAAATAATAAGTCTATTGTCTTTAATACCCATTTCCGTCCATTCTGTCATTAAGTCTACTGACATATTAGCATATTTTGAAAGAATATCGGTATTGTTAAAGGTTAAAAATGAAACATTTGCAGCTTGTTGTGTTGTAGGAAAAAGAGTTTCTTTAATAGGAGTATATTTTAAATCAGTTAAATACCATTCATGGTCTGCTAAATAGTAATCATCTCCGTTTTCATCATGTGAATAAACAACATCTGATAAAGTTCTAATATCATCAAAATTTCCAAAAGCTAACCAATCATTGTCAGCCATTGTCACAGGTTCTTGTATTGTGGTTAAAACTTCTAATTTAGATGCGGCCCACATGCAATTTTTATCTATTTTAGATTCTTTGCTTAAAATAGAATAGTCAACTTTATCCCATAGGTCTAAAACTTGAAAGTAATTTAAAAGCTGATAAGTTCCTAAATCGCAATATAATTCAGTCGTATCATTAGGATGCCATTTTCTCCATAAAGCAGTTGATGCTATTAGATTTAATAGATTAAATCGCTGATAGAAGTCAAAGTCTTTTCGGATGTTTTCAAGAACCCAAATTGTCTTCATTTTTTAATATTGTATTTCTTTTTTAAAGCTAGCACATTAGCGTCACTAGTTCCAACTGAAATAACCTCTAATTGCCATTCTTTAGGAATTAGAGGTTTCCTTTTTATAGTTTCTAAAATCGTATCAACGTGAGTATTTTCAAATATCTTTAATTGATATTTTTTACTTGTTTTAGAAGCTTTATAAATTATCAATACATCAGGATAAGATGCCATTAATCCTTGTTTTCAATTTGTTCAGCAATAATTCTTTTTCCACGAAGAATACGATTCTTAATAGTTTGCAAAGGTAAATCATATTTCTCTGCAATATCCTCATACTTCATATTATGGATTAATCTATCTATAACAATTTCTTTGTAGATGGGTTTAAGGTCTTGAATAGCTTTTAAGCAATTAGTATACTGTAATTCTAATTCCAAGTCTTCATCTAAAAAGTCTTGTTCTGTCTTAGCTTCAGCATCTTCTAATAGAATAGACAATTCTTCTCTAATTAAACCACCGTCTTCAACTTCAATTCCAAATTCAGATAATTTATTTAAAGAAGTTTTCTTGTTTCGGTCATTAATAAAACCAATACATTCATTAAATGCAATACGATATAACCATGTTGTGATTTGATATTGTGGGTCATATTGTTCAATTTTGGTCCACATTTTTGCAAGAGTGTTAACTAAAACATCTTCAGTTGCCTCTTGGTCTTTGATAATTTTATAAATATAAGAACGTAAACCTGGTTTAACTTTTCGATAAAGAGCAGTAAAGTCTTTTTCAGAACGAGATGCTAAATAGTTTTCTGTTAATTCTCTATAAGTTAATTGCATAAAATTGGATTAAGTTGTATTGTTAATTATTATGATGTAAATCTAACAAAAATATTTGACAATAAAAAATATTGCAGTATATTTTTTTAAATTATTTTAAAAAAAACCAGCTATACCAATCTTCCAAAGATTCCTCTTTGACAGTTTGTACCTTTATATTGTGTTCTTTGGCAAAATCATCCACTGCTGATTTTACCTTAAATGTAGAAATAATATTATCACCACAATCCATTTCCATATCCCAGTAATCATGACCTGACATAATGCCTCCAACTTTTAATTTAGGCCACCATAAAGTAAGGTCATTCATTACACCTTCATAAGTGTGGTCACCATCTATAAAAATAAAATCTAATGAAGCATCTTTAAAATCAAAGACTGCTACATTAGAATATTTTCTAATCAACTCCGATTCCTCATATTGAGATAGATTTTGTACAGCTATCTCATATGTTTCATTTGAATCATTGCAATAGTATTGTTCTCCATTTTGAAAAACACCAGGAATTTTTACTGGATATGGGTCAATTGAATATAATTTTTTAAAGAGTCCAGATTCGAGTAAATACATGCTAAAAACACCATGTTGTACTCCAATCTCGACTCCTACTAAATCAGTTCTTTGTAAGAAATAAGGAATTTCTTTTCTGCCTACCATTAAGATTCAATATCTTTAAATAAATCTAAAATAGAATCTAAAGATTGTGGTTTATAACCCCAGAAATCACATGCCATATTAACCATTTTTTTCTTATGGTCTGTTTTATATTTAGCACTTGGAAAACCAAAGAAAGAATAATGACCCTTTGATTTGTGTGGCCATTCCATTAAAGGCCAATATGAAACAGTTAAGCCATCTTCGTATGAACTAAATATGCTTTCTATTAACGCACTATTTTCTGGCATTAAATCCTTATCATTTAATTCGATTATAGGTTCATCAATTTCTCCAGGTACAATTACAATAGTGCCATTTAATTTGCCTAACATCTCTTCAGCTGTAGTTGGGTCCCATGCAAAATTACCTAAAACATATACAATATCTTCATCTGTAATTGTTTTATTCCAATTTTCAACTAGAACCTGATTCATGTGATTAACATCCTCAAATGGACGCTTAAATTGTTTGATTGCGCTTGGTCGACCAAACTGTAAATTACCTGTAAAAAATATCTTCATTAAACGATGACGAATTTAATATTAAAATTATTCCATAAATCTTCTAAGAAATTTTGTTCTGCAATTCCATTAGAAGCTCTAGCTATTTTAGAATCTGACGTGGTATCAATAAACATGTATAACACAAAATCATAGATAGTAGAGTAAATCATACATTGACCAAAACCTGAACGTAAATCTGAACCTGCTGTCCCTCTTTTAAATTCAATTGCAATTTTAAGGTCATTTGTTTCTACAATCATATCAGGTCTATTGGCCGTACCCATAAAATGAGTATGATTAATTGTAGTGTTTACATTACCCTCCCATTTTAGCATGGCCTTAGCTTTTTCTTTTGCTAAGGCTCTACTAAAATCTTTCTTTTGCATTACCCATTCGGTTAAAGCATCAACTAAATGAGGATATACAAATTGCTTAATCTTATCCTCTGATTGAGATTTGTAATTAATGACGTTGAATACATCAGGGCTTGAAATGCCCTCTGCAATCATGTCTAATAATTCTAATCTACTTTTAGATTTACTGGATAGTTTCATTTGTTACAGCTTCTAATGTTGATTCTGCTTGAGATTCCTCAGTATTAGTACCAGTTTCTTGGTCAATACGTTGGTCTAATTCTGCTAATTCAACGTGGATTGATTGAATTTCTTGATTTGCAGTTGCCATTGCTTGCATTGCTTGCGTAATCTGTGCACCGATATTAGTTAATAACTTAACATAGTTTCTAGCTGATTCGATTCCAGTGCTTTGTACAGATAAAAGAGATTGGTACAAAGTATTAACGTCTACTTGCTTTAAAGAAACAACTGCACTAGTTTTAGAATCTTCTGCCTTTAAACGAGCTTGCTCATCCCATAAAGCATCACTTAAAGATACTAATAAAGCTGCATTCTTTGTAGACCAATTAACATCTTTATTTAAATGAGCTAATGTACGTGTTACGTTTGAAATGTTTTCAAAATCGATTTCATAAGTACGTTTAGCTAATTCAACTTGTTTTTCTGCTGCCTCTTTCTCTAATTCTGTTCGTAAATTTTGTAAATCTTGCAACGTAACTTGTTGCTTTTCTGTTTTTGTGCTTTTCTTAGCCATTTTATTTGAATTTAAATGTATAAATTGAATAAATTATATTAAAGTTTGTAAAAAAGTTTCTTTTTATATAGTATAATCTTCTAAAAAATCATAATTAACATTTACATTTTCTGTAAATTCTAACCAACCTGTAATAATATATTTTCTAGCATTAGGGTCAGATAATGGATTTCCTCTATGTGTATGAGTCCAAAAAGCAGGAGCTAAAATAATACTGCCAGCTTTAGGTTTAACTTTCATTGGATTAAATAAAAACTCTGTTTCTCCAGATTCTTCAACATCATTCAAATAAATGATGTAAAACATTTCACGCTTCGACATAGTTGGATTATCTGTATAATTTTCTCTATGCCAAGCATAAAATCCTTCTCCGCCGATATATCGTTGCATTTGCATATGTGGCTTTGAATTTGAAATATTCGCCATTTTTGCATTAACAGTTCTAATTAAGGATAATTCTGTTTCATGTTTAGCTGTTCTAGAAATCATTGGAAATTTACCAACATAATCAACGCATGCGTGTAAAAGAGCTTCATTAATATATTGATAAATTTCATTCCATACAGGAGAATGCAATCTAGAAGCTATCATTAAATCAGTTGACTTTTTGATATTATGATTAACTCCAACACCTGATACACCTTCCATTATATTAGGGTCTAATTCAAACTCTGCAATAATTCTATTACAATAATCTACAGGTATAAAATTATCATAAATCTGTACTAAATTGTCCATATTAAAAAGTTTTATTTAAACCTAAACTCATTATTTCAATTTGATTATTTAGTCTAAGAGTTTGAAAATATTCAGATTTTAAATTTAATAGATGACTCATTTTAGTGTATACGTAAATATGACACTTATGTTTTATATATGCATCTTTACAGAATTGATTTAGTTTTTCTATTGCATCATTTGATTCTAACGTAGCATTAATTAAAACATTTTTACCTTGTAAAGAATTTGTAAATGAATATTCGCCAACTATATCAATTTTCCACTCATCAATTGAGTCAAATGGCATTGCAGCCCAAGTATGACCATTGACTGGCATGCTACCATAAAATTCACCATTTTTATACCACTCTGCAAATAAATTTCTGCTAGACCAATTTGTGAGTTTGACACAGTTATTAGAGAAAGATAGGTTGCACTCTTCTCCAGAATTTAGTTTAATAACCATTTTACAAATTTATATTTTATATATCAGTCTTCCATTTAGGGTCATACCAGAAAGTTCTACCGTTTCGGTCTTCGACCTTTGCCATATTTTTATTTCCATAGCAAATCATAAATTCATCCCAGCTTTTCATCATTTCTTTATATGGACCGAATGGATTTTGCCAATCTTTTAATTGACCTCCTCCTAAATTATAGGCTTGCATCGGTGCCCATTTACATAGCTTATAAATTTCAGGAGCTAATTGTAATGCTTGTCTAGCTGACATAAATGGATTAATATCAGTCCTGTATAAGATTTCAGCTCTTAAATAGTTACCAATACCATTAAAGTATTTTTGATTCATTAAGACTTCACAAATAGGCTTATCAAAATCCCTTTTATGAAGATTGTTTTTAATATTTCTGACAAAGTTTTGAAAGTCATTAATTGGGTCTGGCCCTCGGTCTTCTCCCCAATATCCCCATTTCCATTTACCAAACCGTCTAACATCCACAAAGGCTAAAGAACCTTCATCCGATTTAAATATAAGATGAGCGTGCTTCTCTACAAATCCATTTTTAACCCATTTAAAATGACCAGCCATACCCATTGTCATCATTAAATTAGCAGAAATATATAAATTAGAATCTGGAAGTGAATTAAGTTCAAGCTTTAATTCTTTTCCTCTGCTTTTAGCTTTAATAGTAAAAGGAGCTTGTATATCTTGTGAAATGTCTAAGCCTTTGTGCACTGGATTTTTTACTATAGCATAAAAGACTTTGTCTTTTGCAATCTCATTAATATAATCGGCCGTTAGTATTAATTCTGCTAATTCTGGCATATATGATTTTTTTAATTATAAGTCCCCTTTAAAGATAACCTTTCAACCGGGAAAAGACCTTAGTTATATTTACCCTTTAAGAAAAGGTTTCAATATTCATAAACAATATGAACAGGTTCGCTAATTTTAGCTTGTCCACCATTTGGATTCCCCCAACCTTGGTTTCGGTCGCTTTCACTACGAGTAGTTGGTATATTACCGTTAAAGTATTTTTCTAAAACAACAGCCATACCATTACTTTTATCTTCATCAAACATTAAGTCAACTGCTTTGTCCCAATCCATTTTCCATTCAAATGATGTATCAAAATCGGATTTAAACACTCTACCATATGAATCATAATGACCTCGCATCTCTTCAACTACTTTACCATTTACCAATAAGTACATACGAACAGCGTCGCCAGAAAAAGAATCTGAAGCAACTGGTAAACCACTCTCTTTGCAAATAAAGCTAAAACATCCCATAATTGTATTTTTTTAAGTTGTTATTTAATTACAATACAAATCTACAAAAAAAAGCCCAAATAAAAAAATATTTGGGCTTTTTTTTCAATAAATTTTAAAATTATTTTCTATCAAAATCATCTTCAATTCTAATGATGTCATCTTCTCCAAAATAGGTTCCTCGTTGAACTTCTATGAATATTAAATCCTGGTCTTGACTATTGTTTTCTATTCGATGCCTTGCTTCTACTGGTATACGTAATGTATCTCCTACAATAACCATTGAAGTTTGTCCATCTAGGGTAAAAATTCCACTACCTGAAACAATAATCCAAATCTCAGACCTATGATGATGATATTGATATGAAAGTCTTTTACCTGGTTTAACTGTAATTTGTTTTACTTTACTATGAGATGATTCTGATAAAATTTCATAATGACCCCATGGTCGGATTGATTCGTCTTGCATTTGTTAAAATTTAATATGTGTTATCTTCTGTTTCTTCTTCGTTTGGGTTGTGATTAATTTTATTGTCCCATGCAATTGCAATAAGAGAAATAACGGTTGCTGTTAAAAATAAAAAAATGATTGTTTCCATATTATATTTATATCTATAATTCTGTAGTTGGTTTCAACCACAATCCATTTGCAAGTAAAATATCAGCAACAACTCCAGGAATCTGTTCTTCAATTACAAATAACATGCCTAGGGTAGAAATTGTATCATGCTTAAAACATTTAGTGAGTTCTTCTCTAATGCGCTCTTGACTAACTACCAATTTCATTTTGTCCCATGCTTCTCGCTGTGAAATAGCAGCTTGTAATTTCTCATCCATTAAGAAGTTCTTAGTTAATGAGAATCTAAAAGCTCGTAAGATTCGTAATGGGTCATCCATTAAAGTGACCATTGGGTCCATTGGTGTTCTTAAAACTCCATCAATAATATCTTGACCTCCACCAAATGGGTCGATTAGCATGCCGTCTTCGTTTTCTGCGATTGCATTAACCGTAAAATCTCGACGAATTAAATCATCTTCTAAGGTTCCAATTTCTAAAATAGGTCTGCGAGTTCCTTCTTCGTAGCCAACTTCCTTTCTGGCTAACACAAAGTCAGCTACCATGCCTTCATTTTTGTGGCCTGATGGAAACTTAGCTCTGATTGTAAAACATTCTGGAGTGCTTAAAAAGATAGTAAAATCATGGTCATCTAACCAATCTTTCATGATTTCAAAACCCTCTTCAACAGTTCTTTCATCATCTAAGACAAATGTAAAATCAATGTCCTTAGATTCTATTCCAAGTAACTTATCTCTTACGCAACCTCCTACTTTAAATATTTGTGGCATTATATTTGAATTTAATTTTATAAACTTGATTTTTCTTCAAGAGGAAGGTCCCAACATGCAGCATAAAGAATGTTATAATCTTCTTCCGACAAATCAAAAAATATGCTGCTATTTACTTGGTCAAAGGGTACTGAGTTAATAACTTCATTAAACTCAGAATCAACTGTAATTAAATGAAGAACGCGATTAGTATAATCAACATAGGCATTACCAGAACGTAAGTAAACCATTTCAGCTTGTGGATTCAATGTCATCATAATTAGTATTCGTTATTGATATACTGTAAATCTACTAAAAAAAGATGACAACCCAAAATTTTTAAGCCTTTATTTTTCAATTATTTTTCTTCATTGAAAAAATGTTCAGTTTTGCCAGCCAATTTTAATTTTACACCATCGCGATATGCATAATTTCCTACAATGCTATCGCAATCGTATTCATAACGACGATATTCAGTTTGACCATCAACATGAATTGGATACTGTTTTTTCGATGAAGCAACATAATAAACTGAAATTAATAGTAAGCTTCCTAATATAAAAAGAAGTCCTTTAAAAAGATTTTTGTTCATATTTATATTTGTTTAATTTAACGTGGACAATTAGTATCAACTAAAAAATGATAAGTTAATTTGATTTGAAGGGTATAGAATAAATCTGGACCAATCATAATGCTTGGAATCTTTGGTCCTGTATATTTTGCATCATCAGTTATGCCATCTAATTTATCAGTTGATGTATATCTATAATTTAATTCTGCACCAATATCAAAATGGTCGCTTAACTTAGTTTTAATGCCAGCTCCGACTGGTACAGAAAGAGATGCATCTAATTGTTTATCTTCAGGTCTATTATAAATAAAACCACCAAAGCCAGCAAAAACATAAGGTGTAAATTTACCAATTGGCATATCATACTGAAATGCTGTTGTATATTCTAACATATTTGTTGTAAAACTAGCACCTCTTATAAAGTTAGCAGTATACGATGAACAAGAATCATAATACTTATCACTTGATGAGATTTGAATCCAATTTAAATTGATTCTATAGCTTAAGTTCTTTTTAAACTTATGGGCATATTCTACACCTAAATTTGGTCTAACTGATTTAAGAGCAGTGGTGCCATATACTTTAAATGGTGCAATGTCTCCAAAATAACCAGAACCTCCAGTTTGTATTGAAAAGGATTTAATTGGCGTGAATCTTCTAAAATAAGGGTCAGCTCTAAATATTGCAAATCTAGGCGTTGTTACTATTCTAGAATAATGTTTCGGTTTACTATATGAAACCTGCGAAATTAATAGTAAGATTAGTAAGTATCTCATCGGGCTTTTCCAGTTAATTGCATATCAAATGCAGTGTATCCTCCATCGTCTGTTAAGATTATGGCTATTATATTTTCTCCGTCTTTTAAGAATGAAGAAGGTATGATTTCACTATACTCCCATCTATAAGTATAGAAATTTGCGTATTTTTTAGAGACAAGTTTGCCATTTACAATTAACTCGTAACCATTATCAACAGCTATGCTAAATCTAATGCTCTTTAAGTCATATTCAGTTAAATCTACTTTATTTCTAACATATAAGACTTTTTTAGCTGGCCATAGAGTATTATAACTAAATAAAAATGATGAATCGCTTGGGTTTGTTGATTTAAGATTTCCAAATGGTGCATTACCTTTAGGCCAAGTACCATAAGCCATAGTCCAACCAGTTTCTGGCGTAACTAGCTTATATTCCCAAGATGCTCCCGGTTTAATAATTAAGCTATCAATTATTTTAGGTTTTGTAATAAAACTATCGATTATACCGTAAATTTTTCCAGTTGAATTAATAGCATAAGTATTGAAATAATACTTGGTATCCTTTTTAAGATTTTCTAACTTAAAGGAAATAGGACCTTTATTACCGTTACCAGCATTAACTAAAGTTCCATTTAATAGGTCTTTTTTACTCTCAGAATAAACAAAACCTCTATTAATCGCAGAGCACATACAGCCCTCATCTATTAAAGCACCATTAAGCGTAGCTGTTGAATAATTAATGCCAGTTGCAGGTTTTGTTTCTACAACTGGATTAGTTTCAATCGCTTCTGGAACAGTGCAATTAAATAGGATAAATGAAATTGGTATAATTAAAAATTTCATATTTTTTAGATACATTCGTAAGTGTCTACATCTTGTATAGCTTCTCTTAATTCTTCATTGATTTTCTCTAAGTCTTGAGACATCATATCAATAGTTTTAACTAGAGTGCCATTAAATACTGCAAATAATTTAAAACCGCCTTCTTCTAAGAATTTGCGTGTTTCTGCTAAAGAATGTTCAAGTTCTTCTTTTTTGTCTAATAAGGTTACGATTGTGTTTTTCATATCTTTTTTGTTATACTGTAAATCTAATCAATTTTTCTGACAATAAAAAATATTTAAGCGTTTATTTTTTCAGATTCTTTTAATTTTCTAATGTGCTTGCATTCACTTCTACTCCATTTAGAAGCTGGACAATTACAAGTCCAATTACCATTAAAAACTTTAACATCATATATTACACCTTGTTTAGAACCTTCTACCTTAAAAACTTTTTGTAAAGATGTTGGTTTTACTGTTTGAATTGGAGTTGGATTTAAATTAATTAACTTAATCTGTTCGCGCTTTGTGCCTAATGGAACTTTGTGCCAACCTGGACAAACATATGTTGTATTGTTTAAGGTTAGCATTGCAAAAAAGCCATGTGGATTCTCTTGTGGTATTTCAAAAATATCCATCTTATTATTTACTAAGGTGTTTACGATAATTTACAGCTGCTCGACAAATAATATCCATGCGTTTATCTGCATCCATTTCCAAAATACGCTCAGTGCAATCAACTAGTTTACCTGGAATCCAACTTAATTCACGTTGTACTGTACGAGTTTTATTTAATTGATACATTGTAAAGATAGTTCTACCAGTTCTCCAATGTTTAGCAGAATATTTACGACGAACATAACCGCTTTCATAGCTTATGTAATCACATTTTGTGATAGGGTCATAATAACAAACTGTACCATTATTAGCTTGAGTTTGCGAAGTAACCTCTTTTAATCCAAGTAAACGTGCTTTAATTGACATAATATTGTTGGTTTAATTATTAGTATACTGTAAATCTACTAAAAAACCTAGACAATAAAAAATATTTGAGCAATTATTTTACTAAATATTTTTCAAAAGATTGAATGGGTTTGCTATTTGGAAAATAATAAGATTGGTAAAATTTACCGTTTATGAAAATAGTTTTTGTAAATCCTGATGGAATAGTTGCTCCTGTGCTTAATGTTTTACTTTGATTAAATTCTACTTGTATCTTAATACTTACTATAGACTTAAATGCAAGTTCTCTTTCATATTCTTCTAAGTCTTTCCATGCTCCTCTATTTAGGTCTTTATGTTGTAATGCACAATTAACATATGAAAACGTTTTCTTTAATTTATCTAAATCACAGCTAAAATCTGCAGCTGGTGCCATGTGACCTCTATCCCAAATATTACTTTTGTAATCATTATCATCAGATGTTTTAATTCCTTTTTCAGTATAAAAGTTCATACCAAATCTAGAATAAATTATACCCGATGCATGAGAACAATCTACGGTATATTCAATATTAACAGGTTGTTCTAGCTTTTCAGAATATTCAATTGAATAAACATCATTTTTAACTAATACAGTATCTGGGAAATTGAGTCCTAAAAATAAAAAAGAAGAGAGTAGAATAAATTTAAGTGGTGCCATCACTATTATTTATTATAATTTTTCACCACAATTAGGGCAAAACTTCCAACTTTGTTTCTTCATTCTGGTTCCACAATTAGAACAATAATTTCTAATCTCCTTAACCTCAATTGGACGATGAGAATCTGGTAAAATTTTCCATTCTGAAGTTGCACATGCAATTTGTTCAAAATCAGATTTAATTGTACTAAATGTTTGAGATGATTTTGACCCACCTTCAATTCTACCAGTTTCTACTGATTTTTCAACATTATCAACATGAAATCCATTACCAATAATTTTAGTATTAATACCACTTGTATTAGAGGTATTAACTGAATTGTATGTAGATGAAGTTAAGGTGCCGGAACTCTTTACAGAATCATAATTTATAGAATTATAATAACTATAATTTATATCGTTTGATTTAAAGATATTAATTGGAGCTGCTGTACCAGTTTGCCAAATATTTTTATAGTCAAAAATTGGAGTAGGAACATATTCTCTATAAAAATCAACGCGAATTGAACCATTTTTCTTAATTGATTCTAAAACTTCAGGTGTAGTACCCGAATCTACGGTATAAGTATTGAACTTAAATTTTTTATTATCATCAATATAACGCTCTAAAAAATATCTTTGGCCTGGTCTGATTAACATACCAGATGTAGAAATTAGATTATCGTTGATGTAAATTTTTGCAAGTACTGAGACTTGACAAGGATTAAAGAGTTCGATTTGAAACTCATCGCCATCTTTAAGATAGATGACATCGGCATACGCCTTAAGACGATTGTTGTTAAGCGCAATATGTGCGCTTGGTTTATTTGTACTCATAGTGCTTATTTGTTTTATTAAAATCCTTTTATTGCTTTGCAACAATTCTAAAGCCATTATTGACTCAGGACCTCTTTTAAGTGTGGCACCACTTTAAATAAAAAAGGACTTAATTTTCATTAAGTCCTGAGGAGAGTGAGGGATTCGAACCCCCGGACCTGTTACAGTCTTCGGTTTTCAAGACCGACGCGTTCGACCGCTCTGCCAACTCTCCTAGTTTAAGTAACTAATCTATATATCTGATTAATTACTTTAATTATACCAGGATAAACTATTTTGTTTCAAAATTATATTTGAATATTAAAATTTATTACACATCTATGCTCGGCTCCATAAAATGGTTCTACCGAATGCACAATATCATAAGGCCAAATAATTAGCATACCTCTTTTAGGTCTTATAAAGTGTTTCATACCTCTAATATGAAATGCAAAAACTCCAGAATACGGATGGTCTTTAATAGGTTGACCATCTGATAAATAATAGCCACCAGAAAACATCATTGGTTTTGCCTCATCAGGGCTCCATCTGCAATGATTATGTGCATTGTGACCACGACCACTATATGGGTCATAGTATTGCATCCAGCTTTCAGTGATTATTGGTTTTGAATTGTGTGTATAGCCTAAAGATTCTATTAGGTATAAATAACCTTGTTCAATTCTATCCCTAATTATTTTAACATCTGGGTTATCAACCTCTAGAAAATCATTAGGCGGTGTCCAAAATCTACTACCAATTGGTTGTAATTCATTTTCTTCAACCCATTCATCTTGTCGGTCATACCAAACCTGAAAGTTTTCTTGTCTTTCAGTATCAAATTGACCTGGTAATTCTTGTCCCATTAAACGTTGTTTTTCATCTAGATAATTAAATCCAAAATCATAAACCCTCTTATGGAACTCATCATCTTCAAACTGATGTTGATAAACTGGAATTGGAGCCAAATATTTAATATCTGGAGTATCCGTATCTATTAATGGTTTTTTAAAATACATTTATATATGCTTTAAGTAAATATCTTTATTAATAAATTTTCTAGTGTATTGATTAATCTGCTTAGACACGTTAGATTGTATATCAAAATGACTATATTCATCTGGTCGACCATCTATAACTGATGGTTCATATTTTAAAATATATTCATCCATATTACAATTAGCCCAAACTAAAAATGAAAACTCTTCAATACAAGTTTTAATTTCTAATTTTTTATATATGTGGAGTAAATTATTCATAATCTCAGACCTTCTTGAATAAAAGAAACAAAAATTAGGCACTACTAATAAATTATCTAAACTCCAATGATATAAATTTAAGGTTTGAATCTGTTTACGTAACCAGGGTTTTAAATTAGGGTCCCAATTTTTTTCAGGTGTAGAATCTATTAAATTAATAACTGATTTTTCATAATTTAGTGGATAAGCATATAAAGGACATTGAACTGCTTTTCCATTTTTAATTAAATTCCAAAAATGAAAATCTAATGGTTTAACTATTTGTACATCCCAATCTAAAAACAAATACTCTTCATATAGGTCTTCAGCGACTTTAAGAGCCATTAACTTATGAGCAAAATGGTCCCAAATAGTACTAAATTCAGGTTCACTTTCAGTTCTAGCCATTAAATATGTTTTATAGCCCATTGATTTGAATCTATCCTCATTTTCAATGCCCCAAACTATAACTAGTTCTTCGTCAAATAAAGGATTTAATGGTACTTCATTCCATATAGATTCTTGAGAACCCCAAAACACTCTAATTATAGGTATCATAAGTTATTTATCAGCAACAATTCTCGATGTTCTGGAAACACATGCCAAATTTCATCTCTAAATCTTTTTATATCTTGTGCTAAAAAATCAGGATTTAAACCATAGACTACTTTTGCTAACCAAACATGCTCCCATTCTAAAGAATCTTTGTCTAAATTAGCATTCATTGGATAATACCAAGCCTCTGAAAGGCCTTGTGCTCTCGTGGATTCATTCCCATAGTCTGAGTCGCTTAAAAATATTTTATCTGTTAAAGAATCTACGGAATAATTAAAATGTCTTATAGTATGACCTAATACACCCTGGTCAGTTAGCAACCAAAACCATTCGGGTACATCTTCATTAGTACTTACCATCTTTTTATGTTCTTCAACATAATTCTTAATAACTTCTATATTATTAATTTGCATAAACGAAGTATTAGGAATCCATGCGTTAGGATTATAATCATCCGGTAGTTTATAATGACTTACTTCTCTATCAAATTGTTCTCTTGTAAAATAATAATAACCTCTAGGTATTTCCCAATGGCCTATAGCAATATCAGTTGAATGACTTGGTATTTTACCTCTAACTATAAAATCTTGGTCTAAAAATGTAAACGGTTCAGTTTCAAATTGTAGACAATGAATTTTGCCTGAAGTCCAAAAATGAGCAGCATCAATTTCAGTGTAATTATCTAAAATCTCGGTATTGATTTCATCATATAGTTTATCAATTCCAATAGATTTATAGAATTGTAAACCTATTGTGTCAGTGTATAATTTAATGGGCCCGTTAAATTGTTTCCATCTTAATATTGATAAAATAGTATAAAGAATTTGATAAGTTGGTTGAGTATATGAATCCTGTAACTCTCTTTGTATTTTGAAACCATGACCTCTTAAACGATGTCTTTCAAAAAATGGCCGAGTCCAATTAACATGAACGCCTTTCATATATAGCTGATTTAAACTTGTCTAACTCTAATAGGATTTGCAGAACTATCTAATCTTGCAATTAATTCATTCATTGAAGCAATTAATCCATCAACATTTGTACTTGCGGCAGGTGTTGCTCCCTTAGGGTCTTTTGCTTTAGGGTCTTTTGTGGCTGGAGTATCAGGTGTTACGCCTAATGCTCCTTTAACAGTATTCATACCAGTTGTAACAGCATTTCCAACTGTTTCCATAACGCCGGCTTGCTTTTCACCAGAAGCTGTAATTGTTGTTTTGGCTTCTTCAATCATTGTTGCTAATTTATCAATAGCAGAAACTAATTGTTCTCCCATTTTTTCGATAGCGTCATCGGTCTTAGTTAAATATGTTAAACCTTGGAATAATTCATTTGTTAATTTTAAATTCTCTTTATCGAATTGATTTACAGTATCTTTAAATTTAACAAAGTGATTTACATATCTACCATAACTGTCAACAAATCTACTAAAGCCATTTGCATTATCACTTACTCTCTTTAAATTATCAGCTAATAAACCTGTTAACGATACTAAACCTGCATCTACTTCTTTGGCAGTTCCAACTTTAGCATAAGCTGTTGTAAATGCATCTATTATACCTGTAATTTTAGATTTTAAAGCTGCAGGGTCTAATTTATTAGAAACAATTAAAGTTGCAGTTTGAACTAATTTATGAATAGGGTTTGAAAAATCTTCTACTAATGAAATACCTCTTTCAATATTAGATTTACCAAACCAACCCCAACTATCTTCAGCATCTGGGCTTTTACCAATAGAACCGAACACTGCTGTAAAGCCCAATGCTAAACTTTGAGTATTAGTTTTGATTCTTTGTAAAGCATTTGCATCTAAAGAATGATAGCTTACAATTTTCCCGTTACTATCATAAACTGGGAATTTTAGGTCTGCCATTAATTGAGCACCTTTCGCTATTTCAGCTACAGCATCTCCCATACCTGTAACAGCATTAACTCCATCAACAACGTCAGATTGACCTGAACCCAGACCAAATAAGTTTCTACCACCTGGATACTTTCTTCCAATTTCTCCAAATACATCAGCTAATACATTGGTTATCATGCTTGCATTTACTGATACTTTAGTAAAGGTATCACTAGTCATAGTTTTATAACCAACAATTTTAGTGCCTTGATAAATCGGGAATTTTAAAGATGCCATTGCTACTAAACCTTCAGCAATAGAACCTAAAGCATTACCCATTCCTAATACGGCATCTATACCGTCTGCTACAGCAGATTGAGAGCCAAGGCCAACAAACGATAAGAAATTTCTACCGCCTGGGAATTTAGAACCAATTTTACCAAATGTATTAGCTAAAACAGTCGTAACTTTTTCTATTTGATTTGGTAAAACGTCATAATTTATTTTAAGTCTTTGAAAAGCTTCAATACCCTTTGCAACACTTAATAAAGAAAGACCTACTAAAATCATAGCTGGAGCAGAAGCATACATAGATGCAATAGCTAATGGATTTAATAAGAATGAATTAGCTAATGAATACATAAAGTATTCCATTTTGGACATCATTCTACCACCGCCAAAGCCTAAAAAGGAATCAGTTACGTGACCTGAATCAGCTAATAAATTTTCTAATCCACCTGTTTTAAATAATTGAGCAAATGCTGCAACTCCACCTGCAATAAATAAAAGAGCTAATCCTGCTACTCCCATTGCAACAGCACCAGCTAAAATAAATGGTGCTACTGTACCTGCAAGTGCCATTAAAGCTCCAATGCCTAATAATGCAGCGCCCACTTGAGCTAACATAATCCAACCTTCTTCAGTTGGAGGTACCATTGCCGAGAATAAACCAATAGATAATCCTAATAATGCAATTGGAATTACGGCAAGAGTCATTGCTATTGCGCCTTGTATAATTGAAGCCGCTCCTTTACCAACAATAAAAAATATTAATCCAACTGCTAAAACTATTCCAGCAACTTGAAATAAAGTAGTCCATTTATCTGGAATAGCATCTAAAATCATAGAGGCAAAGAATAGACCTAACGAAAGAGTTACAATTGCGGCCGATGCAAACATAAGACCAATTGAAACCTTCTTAATTGAATCTGCAATTCCTAATTTATCTAATACAAAAAATGCTCCTCCTAAAACTACTAACGTTAATGCTATATATGGAAGAGATTTAATACCATATCCATATAATGGTACAGCTAAAACCATTGCAACACCTAAAGCTAAAATTGCTATTGCAACATCTTTTAATCCTTCAAGAGCTAACTTTGTTTTTTCATCAGCTAAAGGCTTAGTTCCAAATTGAATAGCTTTTGTAATTAAATATACACTAAGTGCAAATAAAGGGGAAGTAATAGCACCTATGATTAATAAAGGTGCTGCTAATGCCATATAACCCGCAAATTTAAGAATTGATGGACCTATTTTTGCAATTGCATCTACTCCAATTACAATAGCCTCCATTTTAGCTTTAGTTTCTTCAGCAGTTCCTTTTAAAGAATTAAGAGCTTTTACAATTAATTGTAAACCCTTTCCTATTGCTGACATAGCCTTTCCACCAAAAAGTTTCATCATAATGGCAGAACCCATAGAACCTGATGAACTTTCTTTACTACTTGCAGAAGATTGTTTTTTTACAGCCCTAATTAATTCATCAACCTTATTAAATAGCGCACCGCCTGGCATTACCGACTCTGCGGTAATCCAGACAGCATCTGCTATTTCTTGTTGATTTTCTAAACTAAGCTTTTCGAAAGGGCTTCTAAAAATACTCAAAATAATCTATTTCTTTTTTGTATATATCCATCTATCTTTTAGGCATCGATGGCATTTTAAAGCTTGGTTGCTTAAAGGTTGGCATTTTAGTGCTCGGCTGTTGTTGCTGTTCACTATCTTGATTCTCCTTTTGTTTCTTTAATACCTCTGTCATATCTTTAATATAATAATGGTATTCGTAATAATCAAATGCATCAATTTCTGAAGGTTGTAACTTCAAGTGATACATCATATAAAACTTAGTCTTAAAGAAGTTCTGAAGAGAAATCTTGAATAATGAAAAGAGATTTGATTCCGTCACGAAAGCTGATAGGAACGAGTACCTCCTCATCCTCGTGTTGTACTAACATTTCAGGTTGTACACCAATTTTCATCTGTTCAGCTAACTTATAAACTAACATATACTTTCTTTCATTCCAAGCTTGGAATTCAACTTCACCTTTAAAAATTGCAGCTTCATTAAAACCTCTCCAATCTTTTTGAATATAGGGTAAAATCTGTAAGAATGATTGGTCCCATGGTTTTCTTTCAGTTTGTCTAACTCTAATATAGTCAGTAATAACCTCCATAACACCAATAGTTGGTGGACACATTGTAATTGTACCAAAGGATTTAGTTTGAATTTCAAATCTTCTTGTATTGTCATCATAATATTTTTGAATATCATCAGGAATTCTTGATAATTGAAAATACTTCGATGCAATTTCAGCCTCAAACTCTTCGCCATCTTTTGTTTTAGCAGTAACTGTTAATTTGTTTTCTGGCTCTGGAAAAGTTAAGTCTCTGATTGAAAGTAATAAGAAAACTCTGTCTTCTTCTAAAATGTCTTTATAAGAAAGAACTTTAGATTTACTAGTAAAACGAATACATGATTTAACGATATAGTTTAATTTTTCTTCTATATCAATTAAGTTGCTATCGTCAACTGTTGAAAAATGTCTAATTTCAGCAACTTTTGCTGAACGAATCGATATTACAGAATCGGCTGAATAAAATCTACCACCTGATGGTAAATTTTCCATATCAATTGTGTAATATCCCAGAACTGTATCTGGGTCTGCTGCCTTTTGTGTTGAATGTTTTGACATGTCAACCTTACCTAAATTTAAAGGTGCTTCATTTTGAGCTTCTGTCATATTTACAATGTTTTTGTATTGTTCCTCTAAATTTTGATTTTCTTCTTGATTCATTATTTCTTTGATTTAAGTTGATTAATTCTATCACTACTCCAGGTTTTATCTCCTTCTGGACGACTTTCGATTTCCTTTCTAATTAATTCTCTTATAAAGGCTGAAATTGAGATTGGTCTTTCTTGATTTTCTAGAGCATCATTTAAGATAATTCTATTCAATATAAAAACTTCTTCTTCACTTAAAAGTACTTGGAGTTTTTTGGTTAATTTATCTACGTTCGACATTTGTTATGATTATATTAATAATATATTATATATATTTGTGACAAAAAGAGAGGATGAAAATATTCACCCTCTTTTTTTATAAATTTAAAATTAAGCTAAAACTTCTTTGAAAGTATTTACTTTCCAAGTAACTTCTAATAATTGAGCATCAGTTGTCTCATAGTTTAACTCTTCTGTGAAAGGTAAACCTGAAGTGATAAAGCAATCTTCTAAAGTGATTGTTCTGTAAATATCACCTGCTCTGTTATATTGAACAACTACGATAGTTCCAGTGTAATCCTTTTTAAGACCCATAACACCTGTTTGTGGGTCATATTGCTTGTTATACCATGCTCTAAGAGTCTTATAAAGATAAGCTTGATTAGAATCATTTAAGTTTAATGAGAACTCAATAGCAACATCTAAAGTTGTTTCATCTGGCATGCCAGCGAAAGTTCTTTTAGAGAATTTATATTTTTGTTCAACTGCTGAAATTTCTTTGTAAAGATTTAAACCGCTAATCTTGTTAACGTGTTGTAATAATAAAGAAGAACCAGCAACACCAGCAGGAGGTAAGATTGTCACTTCAAATAGGTTTGCCTGTACCGGTTCGTACTGCATACCCTTCTTAGAAGTCTGGTCTTGTGAATAATGTGGTAAAGCCATTTTGTATGTGTTTTATTTTTTATCTATTTATTAAGAAAAGTTTCCAGTTTGAATTTCTCCAGTATTTAATACTGTTGTTCTCTGTACTACAATTTCTAAACCTTTAACTGGTTCAACAAATGTATCTAAAATACCGATGTTATTATCAATTACATCATTTGTATTATTAGTTTGGTCCATTACGTTTTTAAAGTCGTAAACACCGCCATCTGCCTTTAATGAATTCATAAATGAATCTGCTAAAGTTTTAATCTCTAATCTTGTTTGAGCTGTATTAAATTCAAATACGTAGTTCTTTAAGATTTTAGCTAAACCTTCTTCAATGTAGATTAATACTTCTCTTACGTGAGCTGAAGATAAAGCTGATTGAATAGATTGTTGAGCTGTTTTATTACCAGTGATAGTTAAACCTGCACCTCTTTGGAATACGATTGGGTTAATACCAAATGGTTCTAAAATATCTCTATCCGCTTTTGCAAATGGATATTCAACACCAACTACATTAGCACCTGAAACAACTCCTCTTCTTGGACCTGCAACGATTGACCATGGTAAAGCGTTAAAGAATTTATCAACATAGTTATTAGATACGTAAGCAGCTGGAGGAACAATAACGTCCTTACCATTTTCTCTTACTACTAAACCTGGACCATAATAGAATGCGAAGTTTGCACCGTCATTAATAGAAGGTAAAGAATAAAGAGCATTTGGATTCATATCTAAATTACCACCTGAAGCAACGTATTCAGTTTGGAATGCACCGCTTGCATCTTTGAAAGATGGATTAGTAGATGCTTTGAAATCTTTAATCATTGGAGCATTTAAGATTGCAGAAGCATTTTGTCTTTCGTGTGCTAAGAATGATAATTCTCTCTTATTTAAAATTCCACCATTTTCTAATGAACCAAACGTATCTACGATATATCTGTAATCGATTAAATCTTTATCAATTAAAGCATTAAATAAATTAGTACCTGATAATTGAGAAAGAACACCTGAGATAGATTTTTCACCAACTGATGCTTTTCCTAAAACAAAAGTCTTATAAACTGAAGATGCTTCTTCAAAAGAAAGAACAAAGTGGTATGCCCAAGTATCTGCAACTGGTTGGTCACATGTTACTGTAAATGTATGAACATTTCCGTTAATTGTTTCTTGAACTCTTTTAACTCTTGCAACTCTTCCAGCTGCAGCCGCATTAACAAAGTTACCCTTTTTAATTGGGAAGTTGATTGCAGTTGAAGTATGACCAGTCATATCAAATGTCATTGTAAATTGACCACCACCGATATTAGCATAAGTACCTTGAACCGCTCCAGCTGTCATGAAGTAATGAACAAATTTAGAAGCTGATAAAGTAAAATATGGTAAGCTTGATGCTGCAGAAGTAGTATCAATACCTGCGTATGATGAAGCAATTGCTCCGTTTGCAGTTACAATAAATACACCAGCTGTATATTCAACGTGTGTAATTTGAACATATTCACCTGGAGTAGATGCACTTAAGAATAATTGACCAGTTGTAATAGTACCAGTTAAATCTAAGTTTTCAATATGTAATGTATCATTTGCAACAGAAGTAGTGTGTAAACTTGTAATTACTGCATCTCCACCGTTATTAGCCGCTGCTGGTAAAACAATAGAAAGGTCGTTAACTGTTTGAGTTGCTTTGTAAGATAATAAGTTGTAATCTTGGTTATCATCATAGTTGTGACCAATGAAATCAACTTTAGTACCTGTAATATCAGTTACAGCATCTTCGTTAATTGCGCAGAATAAACCTGTTCTTCTTGCTTCTTGATTAATTGCAGTTTCAATGTATAAGTTTCTACCTTCTAAGTCTTTAAAACCTGGAATTACTGAACCTGTATATTTTGCAATTAAAGAAACTTGTCTTAAGTTTGCAAATTCATTTAATTTAGCCTTGATTAAACCATCAGCAGTGAAATATGCACCGTAAACTGGGTCTGTATCTAATGTAGCTGCATCAAATTCTCCTTTAAATACAAATACATCTACCATGAAATCTGATAAGTAATCAAAATCATTTAAGAATGCTGGTACATTACCTTGACCATACCATTCTCTTGCAGAAATATCAAATTGAGCAACATCTTGTGCCTTTCTTACGATAACCGTAATAGGTTCTTGCTTAATATTAACTAAATTTAAAATTCTATCAGAATCAGCTCCGATTGAATTGATAACTTCTTTATCTTCTGGGAACCAAAATTTATCAACATTAAAAATGCTTGAATATTCTTTTGAACCAGAGTTAGCAGAAATAGAATCTTTTGAACCATTAGTTACTAATGATTGGTATGAAACTGTATCATCTTCGTCGATATTTGCTAAGTTTAGAGCTAAAATAGCACCTCTTCCTAAAGCAGCTAATGCCGATCTGTGAAAGAACATACCTTTTTTCTCTAAATTTAAATCAATTGAACCAAACACTGCATTAAATTCTTCTGCAGTTTGGCAAAGTACTGGAGTATTGTAAGGACCCTTTTTAGAGTGACCAACTACCAGTCTAAGTGTTTGCGTATTAAAGCTAGTTGTGATAGATTTATCAAATTCTAATCTGTACACACCTGAGCTTTTAAAGTTCGCTAATTGAGGACTAAGTGCCATAATTTTTGAGTATTATTTTTTTTATATTCTATATATCTATGCTTATTATGAAATTATATTATACTAGGTCATAAATATCATATTGTAAGTCTCCTTGGCTATCATTATCTCTGTATAAAACAGATTCCATATAATCATGTAAGTCTTCATCTATAATATCTAGTAATTCTTCAACGTAATCTGCATAATCAGTTGTACTATAAAATTCAGTTGCACAAATAGCTGTCATAACTGTATCGTCGTGACCCATTTGAGCTCCATAACTTCCATTTTTAAGAGTACCAAAAAGAGATGCTTCATTAACTGTTTCTACTTCATTAATAAATAGTCTATTTTGTTCTATTAATTTTTTAAAGTTTTGACAAAATACTGATTTATTATCAGCTTTAAGTCTAATTCCAAAATTTAAACCTTTGCTATCGTGTCTATGCTTAAATCTTAAAACCATATCATCTTCAAATTCATTTCTTTGAGGAAATACGGTTTGTAAATATTTCATTAAGATAGAACCATACGTGTTAAATTCTATAATCATTTTAACTGATTCAGGGTTAAAGACCTCACATGCTAATGTATAAAGTATCTTTGCAAAGTCTTCAATTACGTGCTCATTTGACCTAAACACTGCAATTTGATTCATTCTAAAGAAATCATACATCGCACCTGGGTTTTGAATATTATCAATGTGCTTTTTAGTCATTGGTTCAATTTCAAACACATTAATTACAGAATAATCTCCTCCATTTCCTTCAGCAATATCGACTGAAAATAAAAATCTATGGTCTTCACTTCTAGCATTCTCTATATCAAAGCCAGGGTGAAATCCTAAAAAGCCCTTTACATCTATGTGAATATTATCGAATTCTTCTAGTTCATGGTAAATAAACTTCTTTGCTTTCTTTCTCATTTGAGCCATTGAGCCCGGTGATAATAATAGAGTAGATGAACTTACGAATTCATTACCGTACTGTCTATTAAATGCCTCTTCAGAACCTAAGTTTCTAAGTTCTCTTTGATACCATGCATCATCTCGGTCTGGATGTTGCCACCAGTCAATTCTTAATGGTGTATATGCGTTATCACCCTTTTCTGCAGCTGACCAAATTTCATAGAACTTATTAAATCCGTTTGGAGTTGATGTAATATTGATACGAGAAATCTTCGAAGAAGAAAGAGTAGGATAAACGTTCTCATAGAATACATCTACGATATTTGGTGGAATATGGGCAAACTCATCAAGATACAGATTATGAATAGTAAAACCGATACCGGCTTTGGCAGTGGTTGATTGACCCACTAAACGACAACCATTATCAGCCCTAACGTTCATTACGTCATACTTAATAATTCCAGGTTTCATATAGAAAGGTAAATGTTCTATAACAACCTTAGCCTTATCAATAATTTCCTTTGTTGAATCAGCTTTATTGGCTAAAAGCAGAGTATTTTTATCAAAATTAAATGTAATAAACCAAGCATTGAAAATAGAAGATGTTACAGTTTTACCCATCTGTCTTGATGCTAAAACAATGTTAAATCTATTATCCTGTAGATTTTTTAACATTGTTTTTTGGTATTCTCTAAGTTTTACCTTTTTTATACCATCATCGGTCATTACTACAGCATACTTTTCTGCAAAATAAACAATATCATTTGCGCATCTTGTTATTTCTTGAATTTCAGCATCTGTATATTCAAAGACAATATTACCTTTACGTAAATGTTGTTTACCTTCATAAAAAGGTGAACTAACATTAGGTTTATAACCCTTGTCAATTGCTATTATATAATCCTTAACGTTTTTTGAAGACCAAACTAGTTTAGTAGTTGAAGATTCTTCACCTGAACCCTTGGGAATCCAAACGTTATCACTTGCGTTCTCTGCCATAATTAATCTTCTTCGTTTATTTCAACATCTTCAGCTGTTGTTTCCTCAAATTCTTCTCCAGTATTTACGCTTTTAGCTTGTTGAATTAATCTCATTAAATCTTTTGTTCCACGTTGAACATTTCCATTATCAGTTGAACCACCCGCTTCAATAATCTCTTGCTTATCAACATTTTTTCTGTATAGTTCAATGTCTCTTGCTATTCTTTTAGTAGATTCTTCAGTTGCCATTAGATACATGGTCTGAGATTTGATAATATCAAGCATTGATTTTTGTAATGTAGCAAGTACTTCAAACATTCTTGGGGCTAATTCACCGTCATCGATAGTTTCTAGTAATCTTGTTAATGCAACTTCTCCAGCTTGTAATTGATATACTAATGAAGACATTGTCATTTCATCAATTTCTCTTTTTGCTACAATGTATTCATCTTTTTCTATGATGTCTGCATCTAGATAGAATTTCATTAAAGCATTAATTGTCTTCTTAGCTTTTGCAGTAGCACCGCTTTTCATATTAGTAAATGAAATAGGTGCTCTATCTCTAACTGAAGGTAGAGCTGGGTCTTTTATTGCAATATCTGAAATTGGGGTTTCATCTAAACCGATTAATTCATCTAATTCTTTTCGAATATCATCAGCTTGTTCGCTAATCGTTCGTTTCTTTTCTTCTGACATATAATATAATATTATTTCAGATTATATATCAACAAAAATTAACGAGCATTTTTGAACTTCTGGTATCCGATAGAAGGAATTGCATTATCAATAATAAGAGCTTGCTGTGAATCTCTAACCATATATTGATTTAAGACATTGTGATGCTGTTCAAATTCAATCGGAGTCTTAAATAATCTTAAGTTGGTTAATAATAATTTACCGCCTCTAATATTATAATGTGTATTAGAATCCCATACAAATGCTTGCGTAACTGATTTAGTTTCATTAAACTCATATACTAGGTCATTATCTCCTAATTGAGGTCTATTAAAATTAATAGCAGGGTCTAATGAATATATGTATAGTGATAATTGTTTAAAGTCATTACTACCATTTAAGATAAATGCATACCATTTTGAAGTCGAGAATGTAAGGCCATGTGTAAATGAATATTGAATATTATTAATAGTAACCTTAAATTCTTGAGGAGAAAGAGTAGTTCTAAATCCTAGCATTCCATCATAGTCACCAAATACAAATTCATCGGCAGCATACCCATTTGGAAATTGAGGTTGAAGCCATACTGTAATAGCAAAATTTTCAGTATTGCTTAATTTACTCATTTTAGCATATTCAATTGCTACTTCACCTCTTTCAACTTTAGTTAAATCATAATAATTTTTAGAGACAACAGTCCATCTATTTTTAAGGTCATAATCTACAATTGATAAGTTCTTTTCCATAAATGTTCTAATTCCATCTCTATATGCAGTTGAAACTGTTTGAAATTGCTGTGGATGTGTATCTTTGTCATACGCATCTTGAATTTCTGCACCAAATATTTCATCAATACCTGTAATTAATTCGTCAGTAGCTAAATCAAATCCATCTGGGTCAATCGCATTATTATCACTATATTTAGTTAGTTTAACTTTCCAATAAGATTTAGCAGCATTAAAACGGTCACCTAAGGCAACTGAACTAACCGAATACATTTTATTGATAATTGGAATATACATATAGTCCTTTGCTCTTGGATACGCTTTATATCCAAATGCTGTTTCAAATTCCTTTCTTACGATATGAATCTCAAATTCTTCAAAATCCATACCAAACATATCATAGGAAATAGTTGACTCTTGTGGGAATTCATTATCTGGCACTAATATCTTAATGTCTTTTTGGTCTACTACATCAAATAGAGAGTATTCCATTAAAATAACATCTTTTGTTCTTTGGTCTGGCTCAGTTTTAAAATAGGTCACCTTATGTCCAAATATATCATTAACTAAATTAGACATTTGTAAATAAACCTGTTGAGCCTTATTTAAATTATAAGGATTAAAAAGATTATCGTATTCGCAATCAACTCTAATATTAGCACAACCTGTGTATAAGAATGGGTCTGTACAATCTAAACATAGTTGAGGACATGAATCAACAATACCATTATCTTTTTCTAATGTATATGTTACTGCAATTAAAGTTATTGAATTACCAGGTTGAATAATATTAACCTCAGCTTTTACGTCTAGATATAATTTTTCTCTAGGATTAAACTCCATTGACATTATATCACCAAAGTCATTTTGCTTATTTAATTCATGAAATTCATTATAAACTTTACCATCTTTAGAAAATCTAAACTCGTATGTAAAGTTATTATAGTCATTTTGTTCTCTAAAAAATTGAACATTAGTTACAGTTGTAGGTGCATTATTAACTAACAATAACTTATGTGTATCGACTATTTGGTCAACCTCTAGTTTTAAGTTACCTACAATAATAAAATCACCATTATTTAAATTAGAAAAGTTAGTTGCTAATCCATTAACTATTTTACTGCCTCTTACTAAACTAATAGTTCCTACTGTTGTAGAATCTGAAAGTCCAGCTAATATTTGCCAATCTAAAACTCGTACAACGTCAGTATACGGGTCTTGAATAGATGCAATTAAATAATCTCCATACTCATTAGCTGTGCTACCTCTAACCATAATTTTAATCTTTTTTAGGATTTAGATATTCTTTTAAAGAATCCTGAGGTGTATAAACTTCTCCTGCAATCCATGACGCTATAAATCCAGTTAATGCCATGAAATAAATTGCTAAATCATTAATGTTTGCACCAAATTCTATACCAATAACACCAGCTATAGCCCATAATACAACTATAACATATATCATTATTTCTCTTCTTGAACTTGGACCTGGTTTAAATACACTAGTTTTATCGCTTGGGCGTTTTGATTCAGCCCAAATATAAGTAGCAACATAAGTAGTTAAAGAACCAAAATATGCGGCTAAATGTGAAAAATTAGCCTGCTTATAAGCTCCAAAAATACCAAAGGCTATCCATAATAATACTGTAATGTATACTAAAGATTCTCTTTTACCAAAATCCGATATGATTTGTTTAATATTCACCGAGAACAGAACTCTTTTCTTTTATATATCTAAAAGAATTAATAGTCTGTTACTAATAATATTTCTGGATTATCACCTTGCATTTTAGGGTCTATCATATCTAATAAAATAGCAACAACATCAATTTCATTATCAGCATCCGCTGAATTTAACCAATTGTCTAATTTGTCTACTATTTCATTTAGACTGTGTCTCATATATGGAATATGAGGTTCTAATAAACCTAATTCTAATAAAATTTTATTTAAAGCTAATAATTCTTCTTCTGAAAAAATATCATACAGCCTAACAGTTGCATGTAAAACTTTATAGCTAAAATTAATTGATTTAGACGTTTGTGATTCATTTCCTATAACTCTAGAATAGTTTTTACTTTTATCTAAAGTCAATTTAATCCATTTCATTTTAGGCATTTGATATAAAAATCTATTCATAAAATAGATTGAATTAGCCTCTTTATGTAAAAACTCAGAACCAATAGCCTTAAATTTATTTAATTCATTTGGATATGTAACCTCTAAATGTTTTTTTACATCATCTGGAGAAACTAAAATAGATTGTGGATTAATTTCAATATAACGTAATTGATTCTTGGCACCTGTCCATAATCTATTATCGTAATAATTATATTTATATAGAACAATGTCTATAATATCGATTGAATTAAATGTCGAAAATTCCATTAGTAAACTTTAATTGCTTTTTCTAATTTTTTAAGTTCAGCTTCAAGTTTATCTGGAGCAAATTGCTTAAGCTCTTTAAATTCTCTTTTGCCTATTTCATTTTTACGCATAAAAAGGTCAATTACCTCTTCACTAGGTATATAATCGCTTTTATTTTCAGCTGCTGCTGATTTTTTTGTTTTAGTATAAATCCACGTTGGAACTGATGTAAATCTTTGTGCAACTAAACTCCATGAATCAACGACTGATGCACCGTTAATACCGTTAAGATTAAATAATTGCGCATTTGCTGGAAATTTAATAGCAAAAAATCTATTCACCATAAACTGATGACGATTCTTTGTATGATTTTTGATTTGTTTATAATCCTTTGGCTTTGTAAATAAAATCTTTATAAAGTCAAATAATTTTGTTTCGTCTAACATATCTTATTATTTAATCCAATCCATAAATGCACATTCATACGCATTTACATCTGTCATGCCTTCAGCTATTAATTTATGGGCAGATTCTTCAACTTCTGCTCTTAGATTATACGCATTAGCTTCATTTAGTATCATATCGATTGTTTCGATATCTTCGAGTGATTTAGAATAAGCCTCCATCTAATTTTTTTGTTAATGGTGTTGAACTATTACTATCTTCTAGACCTTCAAATGGGTCAAATTGACTAGGTACATCAGATTTAACTTGTAACCATGGATTTCCCTCAAGAATCTTTTCTAATTGCGTTAATCTATTTAATTCTGGTTCAATTTCAATGCTAATATCAATAGCTTTTTGCATTTGAGATTGAATCGCTTCTGGAATAGTGTTATAGTGTAATAACATTATATCTAGGTTTTGATTAAATCTGGCTTTAATTTGAGATTTAGTAGAATTACCGACAACTCTATAAATTATATCTGCTATTTTGTCAACTTGAGACTCATTAAACATGTGGTCGATTGTAAAGACAGATTCTTCTTTTAAATACTGTTCTAAGATTTTATCAGCTTGTTTAAGACTAATATTGTAGGTTCTACCACCCTTTGACCAAGTAACTACTGATTTAATATTATCTGATTTATCGCCTGTTAAAATCTTTTGAAAAATAAAGTTATCGCAATTGATTTCTTCAATTTCAATGCCATTCTTTTTAATCCAATCATTTACATCAGCTCTTACTTTTTCTAAAAGAGCTGTTTTACTTGCAAGATTAAATAATAAGTCATCATTGTCAGAAGATTCGTCAATAGGCATACCCATCATTTTATTAAAACCTTCAAATACAATTAGTCTTTTCTTAGTGTTATAATACCATAAAGTATAGCCATCAGTTGCCTTTGAATAATCTACTAATTGAATCAAGTCACGGTCTCCAGTCCATACAATGCAGTTTTGGCCTGCAGCATTTAAATAAGTAGACCAAGCAAATAACAAGTCGTCTGCTTCTGCGCCATTTACCTGTTGTACAATAACACCTCTTTTAGCTAATACCGTTTTAAATTCTTCATAAATCTGATAAACTGATTCCCATTCAACTGTATCATCTTGAGTTCTTGTACCTTTATATTCAGCTTCTGGAAAAAGGTCTTTGCGCCAAGATTTAGAGTCAATCGTTAAAACAATCTTATCTAAAAATGGTTGCATTTTTCTAATTTCAGATGCAAAGTCAATGCACAATTTACGAAGAAATTGTCCTTTGCTTTTTTCATCTCCTAATAATTTACCCTTATTGGGTTTTGGCATTACGAATAATCTGCTATAGATAAAATAATTTCCATCTATAAGTAATGTATGTTTTCCTAATTTCATATCTTCTTCCATGTTATCTGTTATACAAATATAACTAATTTTTATGACAAGTAAAAATATATTTACTATTATTTTTTTTAAGACCTAACTATTTCTTGTATACGATAAACGCAAGATAACATTGTAATGATTGGGTCAATTACGTGAATTCTCTGTGCTTGGTGCTCTGCTACTGTAATTATAATTTGGGGTATATTTTTAATATTATTTGGTTTCTCAGCTTGAATATATTCAATGAAATCGCTCCCTAACATTTCTAATACATCATCGACTCTATTTGAATATTCACTAACTAAAAGTTTATAGTTTTTAACAGGGTCTGTTTCATTAAAAATTAGGTCAAAGACATCTTTATAGACCGAATTGAAACGTTTTACATCATCAATTCCAATATTAACGGTGCCTTGCGATTTATAACCCTGTAATTTGCTTAAAGTAGAACGTAAGTCTGGAAAGTTTCTTTTTACAAATTCAACTAAAGCTGGCTTTTCGATAGTCATGCCTTCTTTACCACAAATATCATATACGCGCTTAATATATTTTTTGGTCAATTCTGTTTCTTCTGACTTATCAAAATCAAAATTAATGACTTCAAAACGAGAAAGAATAGCATCTGGTAACTTATTAATGTAATTACAGGTAGCAATAAATCTAGAGTTTGAAGCAAATTGTTCCATCGTTGCTCTCAGAGCTTTAAAGAACTGGTCTGACACACCATCGACCTCATCTAGTATAACTACTTTAAATTTATCACGGTCATCTAGGATTGACATGGTAGAGCAAAAATCTGTGATTTGAGTTCTAATAACATCCACTGAAGTGTCTCGCGATGCATTGATATACAAATATGGTAATTCAAATTGATTAATAATAGCTTTAGCAGTTGATGTTTTGCCTGTTCCAGGTGAACCTGCAAACAATACATTTTGCGTTAAACCATTTTTAAACTTATTCATTACCCTTTCTGGTAAAATTAATTCATCTAAATTTTTAGGACGATACTTTTCTGTAAATAGTGCGTTAACCATGTTTATTATTTGTGTTATTTAAATTATACAAGATACCTTTAAAATGTTTCAGATAAATAATAATATGGCAATTAAAAAGAAATATCCAGAGATTATTAGAACGGGTGGTCCATACCCGATGAATCGTTTTGGTATTAGGCTTTCAACTTTATCTCGTGCACAAAGAAGATTGTTAAATGATTTTCCGTTACTTAGAGATAGATGTAAAAATGACCAATTCGTTCAAATTTTATTTGAACAACACAGCTATACATTTAAGTCTCACAATGTATTCAATAAATTATTCTATGATTGGTCTACTGGGGAAATAATCCACAAAGAAGAGCTATTGGATAATTATCAAACTATTGATTGGGTTTGTGCTATATCTGGAAAACCTATTAGAGCTAGAATGGATGATTTTAGTTTAGAAAACTTTGTTCATCCAGAATATCATGATGTATTAAAAGCTCCAATGGTAGATAGCCGTATTTTAAAATCATCGGTTGAGTTTCGCAAGAAATGCAAAGAACTCCTTCTACAACAGCAAAAGGAGTTCCTTAAATTAGCTAAAAAGAATTCTAAAAAATAATTAGTCTAATAACATTCTAAATTTATCTGCAATTGATAAATTTTGATGACGTGATTCATTTAATTTATTAATAGAACGTTGTTTAACTATTTCTGTATTATATTTAACATATAATGCCGAGTTGTCTTCAAATTGCCAATCTTGCTTAGATGAAATTTCAGCTGCCATTTCATTTAAACCTAATTCAGTTGCAGCAATAAATAAAGATTCTTTTGCTGATGGTTTCTCTTTTTTCTTAGGTTCTTTAGCTTCGGGCTTTTCTTTAGCTTTATCTGCAGCCTCTTTATCGGCTTCAGCTTGTTCCTTTGCTCTTTTATCTGCGACATTTTCTTTGTTTGCCTTTTTAGCGCCGTCTTGTTTAGCTTTATCTTTTAATTTAGCAATAGCAGCTTCCTCTTCTTGAAATCTAGCTTGTAATTCTTTCATAGAATCTGCTAAACTCTTTTTCTTAGATGGGTCATCTTCTTGACCAGAAGAACGTTTAACTAATTCCATTTGACCTTTAATCTTTTCAGAGCTTAATACCTTTTGAATATATTCTCCTCTTTCTTTTGCTTTATCATTTACAGCAGATTGTAAATCAGATATTTGTTGAGATAATGTTGATTTTTTAGCTCTTAATGCATCTGCTTTAGCTCTTTCTTGTTCAGAACCTCCTAAATTATCAACTGCAATTTGAATATCTAAAGCATTAAGCTTCATCTTATTGATTTTCTTTTGCATATTTCTATATTTAGGGGCATAAAAAATCCAATCTGCTAATTTACTACCAGCTTCTCCAGCCGTTAATTCATTAATTACATCTTCTTCTAAAATTTCTACCTCTTCGCTTTCAAATAAATCAATAGAATCAATAGATTCTTTAATTTGAACAGATAATTGAGAAAGAGTATTCATAATAGAATCGACATCGCTAATTATATTAGCTTTTGAAGTTTCTGCTGAAGTTGTAGCATTTGTAACATCTGCAGTTTGTACTGCATTATCTTCGTTTGCTTCTGCAGCTTTTTTAGATACTGAAATTGATTCTACAATTTTACTATACCAGTTTTCGAAATTGTTAATTTTTTCCATTTTTAGAGTATTATATTAATAACTGTTTCTTTATATATCTTTCTCTTTTATAAAAAAGGAAAGGGCTCCCAAAATGAGAGCCCTTTCGCAATATTAAACTATTTCTAATTCTTGATTTAGAATTAAGATAAAGAAATTAAGTTAGACCATGATGAACCTGCAACTGCAGAGATAGTAGTCTTAACGTATTGTGTTTCTGGGTGGAAACCTGCTTCAACTAAAGCAAATCTAGACTTAACAGCAACCTTTGGAGCCATTGTACCTTCTGCGATAGTTTGAACTGATTCAGCCATTAAGTATGGCATGAACACTAAACCAGGACCGTTACCGTCACCTTTTCTACCAACTAATACGTCTAAGTTATTCCACTTCCACTTAGGGTTAGTGTAAACTTGAACACCTGCGATTGAACCTACTGGGTAGATTGCACCTGCAGCTTGAGAAACTGTGTTAGCAAATGGGTTTGGTACGTAACCAGCAACTGATTGTAAAGCTGTAGCTGTTTGTGGTCCTACAACCGCAAAGTTACCAGCACCTCTTCTACCTCTGTTAGCGATTAAGTTCGCAGCAGCTAAAATACCTGTTAAGATTTTTCTGTGCTCAGAACCTTCAGTCTTACCACCTTGGAAATCAGCAGCACCGTATAATTTAATATCTAATGCGCCTGAAGCGATTTCACCAGCTGCAACAGCCTTAGTGATGTTAGAAGCACCTAATGAATCGATGTTCTTGATGATTAAGTCGTTGATAGTTTGAGTTAATTCGTTAACTAAAACAGCTTCAACTTGAGCAACTGCGTCAACACCAAATTGCTTTAAGTCTTGAACTTGCTCTCTAGTTACTGCAGCAGCAACTTGAATAGTCTTAGCTTCAACAGCCTTAGAGAATAAAGAAAGACCCATTAACTTATCTGGAGTTCTTTCACCTTCTTCTCTTGAGTAAGCGTTCTCAGAATCTTTTCCAGAGAAACCTGGTAAGTGGTCTTCTAATGCTTTAACTAAAACAACTGAACCAGCAGTAGCACCAGCAGCTTCTAAGTCTTCAGCAACAGTTGCGTTAGCACCATCAATAGCACCAACTTTGTAGATTGATTTACCATCAATTCTTGATTTACCAGCATATTCGTAAGCACCGTTAGTACCTGGAACTGCAGCGATATCACCAACAACACCAGCAGCCTTAACGTAAGTTGGAGCTACACCGTTGTCTAATCTACCACCTTCGTAAACGAAGTCTAAGTAAGATAATAAGCCCATTGGACCAGCCATTGGAATAACTGGAACTAAGTCTAATGCGATAGTTTGCGCAGCAACTTGCATTGCTAATGGTAATAAAGTTGGAGCTTTGTCACCTGAACCTACTGCAGTTGGGTTAGAACCAAATCCTGAAGGGAATGAAACTGCACCCATACCTCTTAAGTTCATAGTTGGGTCTAATCTCATAATGTTTGCGTCTTCGTATAACTTGTGGTTATGGCAATACTCAGACATCCATGCTAATTTACCAGCATCTGTGATACCAGTTGCAGATTCGATAATCGGAGACCATGTTTCTCTGATTTCTGCTTCGTTAATTAATTGTGCCATTTTTTTAAAAATGTTTTTTTATGTTTATTGTTTTGCTACTATGTTGTAGCTACTCGACATTGTAGGATTTTTGCTTCTTATCCAAGAGTCGATTATTACTTTAATCTTTTACTATATATTATCTTAAAAAACGTGTTTTTTTAAAAAACTTATTTTTTAAACTTTTTATTTAAAGCTTCAGCTACACCTTCCATATTGTATGGTAATTGCTTAACTTCTTCTGTAGATTCTTTAATCATTTCTACTCTTTCAATTACTGGAGCAAATTCTCTCAGGTCTCTTGTTTGCCAGAAATTTCTTACTTGATATTCTGTCTCTAATCTAAAATACTTAGATTGAGCTAATAATTGATTCTTCTTTGACTCAGATAACGCATTGTATGTTTCTCTGTATTCTTTAGGCATTGCTGATAATACGTAAGGCTCGTTGCTCTCTGTATTTACTGCGCCTGCTAAAGATGAGTTCCATAATGCATAGATTTGAGATTCTGTTAAGAAACCTTTACCAGTTACTGCTGCAGCTACTGCTGTTTTTTCTTCAGTCGTTAAAGCATTAAATTCTTCTTTCTTAGCTTCTGAAATAAATTTAAAGAAATGTGGCTCTTCAACCTGCTTTGCAGATGCTGATTCTAATAAAGCGGATAACTTAGAAGAAATTTCATTCTTATATGCTTCCATTCTATCAACTGATTCAACTACTTCTTTACCAGCTTCGCCTTCTTCAGCTTTTTCACCTGCTTGAGTTTTAACTTTATCAGCTGCTTCGCCATCGATAGCAACTTCTTTTGCAGCATCATCTTCACCTTTTAAATCCTTTTCTAATTCTTTAGAATCATCGTGAGCTGATTGGTCTACTGCTTTATCATCAAATTCAATATCACCTGAAACATCTTTAGTTTTACCATCTAAATCATCAGCTTGTGTACCGATAACATCATCAGCTTCCATTAATAGATTAGAGTTAACTGTTTCAGCAACGTATTCAGCATACTCAGTAACTTTTTGTAAGTTCTCTTTTAAGTATTCCATGTACTTAACTACATTCTCATGTGTAGCTGCACCTGCATTATATGCTTCAGCTAAATAGTTTGTGTAGTTTTTGATTTGTTCAGTACCTTCAGCAATATGCTCAGAGTATTGAATAGCTTGTTCTAACTTTTCAGCTAAAGTATCTGCAAATTGAATACCTTGGTCTGCTTTTTCAGCAACGTGTTCAGAATAAGCAATTGATTGATTTACCTTTTCAGCTAAATAAGATGCATATTCCTTTAAGTTCTCAACTTGAGTATTTAATGACTCAGAGTCATTTGCCTTCGCTTGAGCCTCTTTAAGAGCTTTGATTTCTTCAGCTAAATACTTTGAGTAATTATTGAAGTCTTCAGAGCTAACGAATTTTGATTGTTCCATTTTTTCTGATTCTTTTATTTGTGTTTGTGTATTTTCAATTGTTGGATTGATTTCATAAATTAAAAGGTCTGAATCTTCTTCAAAACCAAAAGCTTCATTAACTCTTTTTAATTCAGCGTTAGCAAAACCTGGGTCAGCTACTAAATCATAAGTAAATAATTGTTTGATTTTAACTTTACCATTTGATTCTACTGTACCTGCTGCTCTTGATGAAATATGTAATGGAACACCTGCATCTACTAAAGCTTTTGCCTGTCTTCCTGCATCTGTATCTAATAATCTAATCTTACCTAAGATTTGCTTATTAGCTTTATCATATCTTAATTCCTCAATAATATGAGAAACGTTTTTAAGTGAAATGTCAAAATTTTGTGGGTGGTCTAATTCGCCTAATAATTTAGATGAATTGATTTTAGATTGAAGAGCTTCAACCTGTGGAAGGTATTCATCTTCAGTGTAAATTCTATTATTACGATTTAATTTATCGATTTCACCAAAAACTCCTTCTAATACATAAGCACCAGCGTTGTCTTGTTTAAATGATAAAGTATTGCCGCTTCTTTCTAGAATTAAAAGCTTTGCGTTCATATTCATATATTTTAATACTATATTTTGATTATATATCCTCTTAATATTATAACTTTTTTAAAAATTATAATTTACCTAAATCAGCTTCTGCATCTCCACCACCGATATCAGCTGTTTCGCCTCCTTCTTTTGATTTTTCAGCTTCTTCTTTATCAGTCTCTTCTTGATTTTTTTCTTCTTGGTACTTATTAAAATAGGTTAATAATTTACCCATATCTTCTACTGTAAATGCGTTTTGCCCGTATGTTTCGAAGAAATAAGATTTAAATTCTTCTTCAGTTTCAGATGAAGTGATAGCACCTAAAATTTCAGCAGCTTTAATTGTTTCTCCTGATTCAATAGTTACATCATCTATAAATACTTTAGAATCTGGTGCCTTTACAGAGTTATCATTTTCAAAAATGAATTGCTCAAATGTTTTAATGTAAGTTTTCATATTTTTATTATTGTTTATTAGAATCCTCCTAGGCCTCCTCCCATTCCGCCCATTCCCATTGGGTCAGCTGGTGGTTCTTTAGCCTTTTCTGCATCCTTTCTAGCTTTAGCAGCTTCGTTTGCAGCTTTATCGTCTGGTGAAAGTTTAAGGTACTTATCAACTAAGAAGTCCATATCGAAGTAATATTCTTCTTCCATTGTCATTGGATTTTGAATCATTAAATCGCTCTTCATTTTAGAGATAAAGTCTAAACGTTTTTCCATAATCTCCATCATTTTCATTTCAGCGAACATGTTCTCTTCATTATATCTTAATGAGATTTGCGTTTTGAATGCTGGGTCTTCTTTAAATTCAGGGAATTTAATACACATTTGTAACCATAATGGCTTCACTAAAATTTCTTGGAATGAAGAACGTAAACGATTTACAAACTTAGAGAATTTAATTTCATCTCTAATCATACCATCTGCAGCTAGATTGTTTTCTCCACCGCCATCTTCATACATAAATCTACTATATGGAATCTTAGATACGTGCTTTAATTTATCGGCAAAATACTTTAATGCATCAACATCATTAATCTCTGGACCTTCTCCACCTAAAGTTTCAATTTCAGGTTGCTCACCATCCTTAGAAGGTAACCAATATTCCTTATTGAATTGAAGCATTGGTTTACCATTAGTCTTAAGAACGCCTGAATCCCAATCAAAGTCAACTACTTCTTTATAGTTATTCATTAACTGCGCAAGCGATTGCTTTGCTCTAGTCTTAGATTTACCACCAACTGGAATAATAAACTTCATTCTATATGAGGCATTAGTAACAGCCCAGATAACTCTAGTATGTTCCATAACTCTCATTAAGTTGAATGCTCTAATTAATCTTTCTACGTAAGAAATACGAGAAGCTGTTGTAATAGAAGAATAAGAAATATAGATGATTTGTGCATCATATAACTTTCTCTCTTTAATCGGGTCGTCTTTAAACTGAATCCAAACTTTTTTACCATCATCTTTATTATAAGCTGGTACCAAAGTAACTGGGTCAATCTCTTTAAAACCAATAATCTCTGTCATTTCTGGGTTATAAATAATCTCAAAAGATAAATAACCGTCAATTAACCATTTTCTAAAATAAAACCAAATAGATTGGTCAGCTGCGAAGCCAAAATATTGATAAATGTTTCTATATGCTTTATTTAAATATTCTGTAACATCTGAAGAAACTTCTAAACCAATTAAAGAAGGTGTTGCTACGAAATTCTTTTCATCAAATACAATTGATTCATCACATAAAATGTCTAGAATGTCCTCGATTTCATCATATAAAGAGAATTGTCTTAATTCTTCTCTTTTAGATTTATAATTCATGTCAAAGAACGGAATGTTCTTTCTCATGTTTGTATCTGCCATCGAAAGTGCTGCGAATGCACCATAAATGTCATCTGAATCAACGCCCATTAAGTTCATTTGGCCGTAACCAAATTGGTCCTCAGCTGGTCCAATGGCTTGAGATTGTCTCAATACCATGTCATCGTAATACATACCAAACGACGATAATTTCTTAAGTGTATCACTTAAATTAAATTGTCGTTTACCTGTACTAAATGGGCCGTTTCTATCTACGAATCCTGCCATAATTATGGATTAAAGTTTTATATTATTTTATTATATATTCTCTTAAAAATTTCTATTAGCGTTATACTCCACAAACATACGTCTCACTGCTGCAACTGTTGAACCATTTAATTTAATGAAATCACAAAGAGCCATTCTAGCCCAACTCTCGTAACTAACAACAGCTTGACCTCTTTTTAAGTTTGGTTTATACCTTCTAATTGCAAAACCAAAGCCAAATTTATCTAGATACTTTTTAATTTTGTCATATCGAACTATTAAGGCTTTTTGTAAGATTGCATTATTTTTCTTAACTCCCTTTGTGTTTGAATTAATTGGAGCATGAAATGCATCATAGAATTTATCTAATAGTTCTTCTCTAAATTTTGATGGTAATAAATTTAAATTAATACCACAATCCGTGTACTTATCAATTGGCATTAAGGCTAATACAACTGGATGTTTATCCCACCAATCTAGATGGTCTTGACCTAATGGATGTACATAATTAAAAACGTAAATCATACCCGGTTTAAATGGTTTTGGCGTTAATTCCACGTCTTTAATCTTTTTAGATTTAAGACTATCATTAAACCATTGTTCAGATAACATGCGGGCTTTCTTTTTCCCGCCTGAATCTTTAACAATTTTATTAATTTCTTTTTTAATGTAAGCCATTGATTGATTTTTCAGTTAGAACTATGAAATTCCAATTTCTATTAAGACAATATGCTTTAGCAGCTGTATATTTATCCATATTTTTAACATACTGTTCTGCTAAAAATCTATATGAATCTACTGCTTTTTTAGATTTTGTTTTAGGAGGTTCTGGTTTTTGTATTTGAGCACTTGGTTTAATTTCAACTAAAAATTCTTTTATTTTACCATCAGCTTGTAATACTTTCATATAAAAATCTGGAAAGTAATTATGCTTCTTATTATCTTGTCTAGAATGATATTCTATTTGAATAGGTTCACTAGACCACATTAAAACCTTTTCATTAGAATCACACCATATCATAAATTTACGTTCCCATGATGACCTATAAATAATAGGAGATGGACCAACATATTTTTGTGGATTATGTGGATTAAAATAACCCTGATTAAAACCAGAGTTTTTAGTAGGTTTAACGTTTTTAATTGACATTAGATTGTATAAATACCACTTCCATCTTCTCCATCCTTTCTACCAGCTCTATCGATGGATAAGGTTCCTTTATATTTTAAGGGATGAATTGCGTTCCAACCTTTAGCATAACCTTTCTTTGCAATTTCTGTAAAATAAGCAAAAGCATTTGTATACTGAGGATTAAAATTACGCCAATATTTTAAAAGGTCAAGAATTGCAAATTGTAAGCAATCTTCTTTGTCCTTTTCATCAACGTATTTCATTTTATTGATAGCTTTTTGAGCCAATAAAATTAACATTTTCTCAGCATCTCTAGTTAACTTATCTTGTTCTTTAGAAGCAACTATTGCAGCGTAAAAATCTGCATTGTTTAAATAGTTCTTCTTTCTGAGAGCTTTTGGTTTTTCTGACTTTTCTTGATTCACGGTTTATCTTATTTTTTAATTAATTATACACAGAATCTTTGTTTTGTTTATTAAAGACAAAAAGGGACGCTAGGTCCCTTTTATAAATATGAAATGTAAAAAAATTATGCTTTTAATTCAGCAATTTTAGATTCCCAAACTTTAATTTCAGAAGTGATTAAATCATCTGCCGCTTTAATTTCAGCAACTGTTTTATCATAATTAGAAATAACTTCTCTTTGGTCTTTTAAGAATGAGATAATATCTCTAGCTTCAGAAATTTGAGCTTCAGTTTGTGCTAAAGAAGCAGCTTCACCCTCTAATAAATCTGATAAGAATGAAAGAGCAGATTCACCTGTTTCTCTTGTAACGTACTCTAATGCCTCATTTGCGTTCTTAGCTTCAAAGAATTTAGAGATTTTATTATTTGAATTAAATCTAGCTACGAATAATTTATCTTCAGCTTTCATTAAATCAACTGTTGTACCGTTACCTTCAAATGTTGCTACGAAATCTAAAACTGTATAGCTTTCTAACATTGATGGAATGCTAGCGAATAATTGAGCAGTTTCTAAATTTTCATATCTGATAGCTCCACCTGCCATAATTTGATTAGCGAAGTTTTCATCTAATAATTCAGTATTACCCCAAGTAAATTTGTTTTCTGCTAAATTATAGTTAAATCTAGAAACTCCGTGATACCATTTAACATTTTCAGTTGTAAATTCAAATGATTCGAATGCTTTAATTGCTTGTGAAAATTGAGCTGATTCAATTGTTTCAGCTTCAGTGATTTGGTTGCCCGTTAATTCAAAAACTCTACCATTTAAATAAAATTGGATTGAATTTTCAGATACATTTACTGGCGCAAGAATGTTTGTTTTCATTATGTGCTTATTTTTTTATGCTTTAACTATATATCCTGATATTATATTGTATTTTTATCTATTATATTTACATCATCAGTTGACTCTTTTCCTCTAATAAATTGTGCTGGATTTTGCTCAGTGACAGTAGAAATAATTTCAAACATTCTCTTTCCAGCATGCATTTCTGTTTCAAATTCAAAAACAGGCATAAATGAATTAACTTCTATCGGAAAAGTAATTTTATATTTACCTTTATCATCGTATGTAAACTCTATTGGTTTTTCATTTGTAAATTCATCTGGTAATGCATAATAAGATGCAATTCTATAGGTTCCTTCATTTAAATGACCAACTTCAACATTAAAATAATTAGATTTATAAAGCTTTTTAATAATCATTTCCGATATCTTTAATGAATCTAATTGAGAAGAAACTAAAATTTCTATATCAAATGATAATACAATAGGAATCATCATAAATTCAGCATTATACCCAAGCATAGCTCCTTGGTCATTCATTTTAGTATAATTACCTCTAATTCTACGATTAACTAATTTTGCAGAATCAATTGACATAGAGCTTAAATTTGCAACACCTCTTGGAATTTTATCATAATTTCCATCAGCAAATTTTGGGTCTGGTAAACAATCTACACCATCTGGAGTTGAGAATAAAAAGGTATCTCTTAAAAATTGGTCGTCTCCTGTAATTGCATAATAAAATGGAACATCAATTGCAACTCTTGTATTATTATCTAATTGACGATAAAAATAAACTTTATTATTTAAATCAGCCAAAAGACCTATCACAATGTGGCGAACCACACTGTCATCAAAGTTATATTTTACATTATATGATGCCATTATATCTAATTATTATTCAATGACTTCTATTTCAAATTTAGAGAAACCATTATCTCTATATATTTGTAACTTTTTATCAAAGATTTCATGTGGTAGAGGTGTATGATTAATTACAAATGTATTAATTTTGCTCTCTTTAATAACTTGACTTAAAATCTTTAAGATATTATAGATACCATCTTGGTCGACTGAACTTAATAATTCATCTAAGAACAATAAGTTTAATTGTGGAAATCTTAATTTTAAAATCTTAATGATGGCAATAATAATAATAAAATCTGCTTTTTTACGTTCACCTGTTGAAAGAGTCATTGCATTAATCTCTTGTCCTAAATGCGTAATAATACAATCAAACTTATCATTAAATTTAATTTGAAATGGAATATGCATTGTTTGACTCATTGCTGCAATATTAGCATTTAATCCTGGTAAAATAGTTTTAACTGCTAAATTCTTAACTCCGTCTTCTCCTAGAATCTCTTCTACTGCTTCGAGGAATAGGTATTCCTCGGACGATTTGTCTTTTTGTTGACCGGTCTGGTTCTCTTTCTGCTCGAAATCATTTATAATTTGTTTTAAATGGTCAAATTGACCGTTATTTTCTAATCCTTCTTTAATCTTTAACAATTCTGCTTTAAGCGTTCTAATGCTAGAATTTAACATTGAAGCTTTATCTAAAATCTGTGATTCTTTTGCCTTTAAATCAATAGTTAATTGTCTAATTGTATTAACTTGTTCTTCAGCCTCTTTAATTTTATCTGGCATTGATTCTACACTCTGTGTTAGTTCATCTTTACGATGTTGATGAAAATCTCCAGTTAAAGGTGCTTCACATGTTGGACAAGTTCCTTGTTCATATAAAGCTAATTTCTTTTTAAGTTCAGCTAATTCATATTTAAGAATATTGTGCTTATTATTTGCTATTTCATAAGATTTAGTTTCTTTTCCTATAGATAGCTTTATCTTTTCTTTAGCTTCTTCTAATTTCTTTTTATTTTCATCAAAATGAATTAACTTATCTTTAAGTTCTTGTATTTTATCTTTATTAACTTGGTCTGATTCTGAAAGCAATTGATTTAATTTCATTTGCACGGATACCATGCTTTCGTTAATTTGCTTTAGGTCTCTTTCAAATGAATCTAAATCCATTTTAATACTACGTCTTTCTTCTTTAACTGCCTTTTGCATATCATTTAAGATTGAAAAACCAAACATCTTATCGATAATTTGTTTTTTATCATTGCCTGACATCGTTAAGAAAGACTTAAAGTCATTTACTGATAAGATAATAATATTTTTAAATACATGATATGGAATACCATATACCTCTTCTTCTAAATAATCTTGAACGGACTTTTTACCTGCTTTATCAAATTCAACTCCATTGAGAAGAACCTTAAAATGATTAGGAGCTAGTCCTCTTTCTATTTCAACATCAATATCTTTACATTGTAACTTTACTCTAACCATTAGATTCTTATTGATTCTATTTGGCAGCTCTTGCATTTTAACGCCATCTAGCTTTCCATATAAAGCAAATACGATTGCGTTTGCGATTGTAGTTTTACCATCACCATTTTTACCTAATGTTAAAAATAATTCAGCTTTGTCCTCTTCAAAAGACAAAGTCTGAACTTTATTGCCATAGGAAGCAAAGTTTTTAAATTCTATTGATTTAATACGCATATTATTGGTCTAAGTCGTAATTGTACGCACATTGGTCGTGTATCTGTTTTAATCTAGATTTTAGCTTTTGTTTCATTTCTGAATCATAATTAGCTCCATCGATATACAAGTTACACAAATGCATAATGTTATAATTCTTATACATATCTTCAATTTGTTCCATGTCATATAAGTCTTTGTCGACCATGGACTCATCTTCATATATGTTAGGCTCTATCTTTCTAGATATTTTTTGAACCTTATTAATTAATTTAGAAAGAGCTGAACTAGTTGCAATTTTAGAAGGTACGTAAATATCTACAAAATTGTTTTCGATTTGTTTTTTAAACTCACCTAATTGCACCATATATAGGCTCTTTAGATTAAACTTTAAAAACTTAGGTGATACTGTATTCTCGAAGAAAGTTTCCTCCATCGTCTCTAAATCAACTAGGTCAAATCCCTTTTTATTTCCAGAATCAGAGCGTGTTAATTCGTATGGAGTACCAACTAATCTTAGCTTGCCTTTACGTTGGCGATAATGAATATGGCCAGAATAAACAGCATCAAATCCTTTATAATTTTCAGTATCTGTTCCGTGATGATTCTTTACCTTTGCATTTAAGGCTACTCCGCTTACTTCTGAGTGACAAAATACAATATTAGATGTAGAATACTTTGAAAGAGTTTCAACTTCATGTTCAGCATCTCTGCGCCATGGCATTAGTAAAATATTTTTATTACTCCATGTAAATTGCTTAGGCTTTTTATAGATAGCTATATTAGGAATCCATTTTAAAGCATCAATAGAAGTTACTTCATTTGATTTTTTAGCCCAAATATCATGGTTGCCACAAATAATGTGAACTGGTAAAATTTTACCTAATCTTTCAAATAGGTCAATAGAATAGTGTAATACTCTTAAGTTAACACTCTGTCTATTATCAAATACATCACCAACTTGAACTAAAACATCACCAGGCTTTACATGTTCTTTTAATGTAGGTATAAATACCTTTTCAAAGAATTCTTGTTGAATTTCAAGCCATTCTATTGAATTAGCTCTAACTCCAAAGTGAACATCTCCTAAAACCCAAATTCTTTTAACTGGTTGTTTTAAAATTTTGTCTTCAATCATTAGAATAAACTATTAATTTTTTTACGCTTTAAAATTTCAGTTCTATTATCTAAAGCTTGAATTAAATCTTCTTTAAATTTATTACTTAAAGAGGCATAAAATTTAGTTGGATTAACATTAAAATAATCTGCTGTTTCTGCAAAAATTTCAATTAGTGAATATTTTTCAACTAACTCTCCTGCCACAAATTCATAAACCTCATTAATATCAACCTTCTTAAGTTTTTTAGCTTCAGCTAAATCATCTAAATCATTAAAGGATTTAAATCGTGATACTACGATTAAGGCGTGAATATCTCTTCTAATCATTTCAAGATTAATCTTATCTTCTTCATCAGTACTATCCATATATTGTGGAGACACTTGGAATGAAATGCTAGAATCTAAATCAAAATCTTGGTCTTGAAATGTATTGTCAAATATTTTATCTTTCTTATCAAACATATTTTTTTATTTTATAATTCGTGAATATTTGAGTTACTGATTTCATCTGTTTCAGTTAATCTCATATATTGATAATTAATGTTTAGCTTACACTTAACACCTCGGCCTTCGCCATCTCTAATCTTTAGAATTTTTAACCAGTACTCGTAACTAGCTCTCATAATATCGTCTTGAATAATACCTAACATTACGTCAGCCGTATGTGAAAGACCTGCTGATTCAGCAACATCACTCATTGAAATATCACTTGAGTTATAACCGCTTCTTGTAATTTGGGTTGCTGTAACGATTAACCATTTGTTTCTAACTCCCATTGCTCTTAAATCTTCAGCAATTTGCTTGATTTTTAAATAAGTATTTTCAGAGTTTGGGTTTCTATAATTAGAAAGAATATTAATATAGTCAATTACAATTACTCCTAATTTAATTTTACGCTCTTCTTCAATCTGTTTTAAATAAGCTTCAATATCTGGGACAGTTGCTTGTGAAGTTGGAAATTGCTTAACAAATAATTGACCCGGAGGAGTTAAACCATCACCTATAGTTTCTAATTTTCTTTTAAGATAATCTACGTTCTTAGCCTTTTCATCGTATTCTGTCATCGGAATTGATAAAGCATTAGAGCCAATACGTTTCATAAACTTATGAGCTGACATCTCTGCTGTAATTACCGCAGTATTTGTTCCCATTTTAATTGAATTAGCAGCTTCATTTGCAAGATAAATTGATTTACCAATATTTTGCTCACCTACATAAACAACTAAGGTTCCATCTTTATCATACCCTCCACCCAATGCTCGGTCTAAGAAATTATAACCGGTTGACATTTTTGTAATGCCTTCTTGAACGTGGTCATTTGGATTAAAAAAGTCTAAGCCTAAGTCTGAATTAAATGTCAATGAATTTCTATCATTGATTAGATTTTTAACTTTAGAAATGATTCCATCAACGTTATCTGGGTCCACTTGAGTTGTTTTAATATACTCAATTGTATCGATTAAAGTTGTATCGAAGTTTCTCCATTTAATCCAAGATTCAGCTGTTGATGTTAACCATTCTTCGTCATATTGATTTAAATCTGCGCTATACACAATTTCAATCATATCTTCGTCTACTTTATCTTTAGCAGCAGAACGTTGAATTAATAGTTTCATTTGTTCCATTGAAGGAGCTTCATGAAATTTATTATGAAATTTAGTTGCTAAATAATGCATTACATCAATGTCTTCACTGGTGTAAAAGCCTCTCTTAATAGCCTCTAAATATTTTGGTTTTTGTAATGATAGTTTGAAAAATACTTTTTCAAAGTCTTGACCGAATTTCATGCAAATGGGTTTAAAATTATCTTGTAGGCTTCTTTATCTTCTGTTTTATTGGTGCATTCTAATAAACCTAATTCGATAGCACGCTGAAGTCCATTATTAATATTATCAATGGAACAACCTGGAAATTCCCATGTGATTAAACCATGTTTAGTAAATGTACCTTTATATCTTTCTGGATTCTTTTTAACCTTTAAAATATATGCATACACTATGTCGAATGCATCTGGGTATGTTTCGAATTCACTTTCTATACCCAAAATATATTTAATTGGTAATTTATCTTCAGCTATGCTACCTAAATTAGTCATATTAGTCTTCATCATTAATTATATCATCAATAAAGTCTGCTGTTTCAGAATTATAATTGAAGATTGGTTGGATATAAGCATCAATTTGTTCTAAAACATCTTGAGTAAAGACAGTTTCTGTAAAAAACTCTGAATCTGGAATTGCAACATCTAAATGCTTGCAAACCCAAGTTCTAGCCGTATCTTTAAGAACTTTTTCCTTAGTTTTTGGGTCAATAGTTCCTCTAGCAATTCCGCAAATATCCCAAGTTGCATATTTTTCTAGACCAACAAATTTATTCATACCTTTACTAAAATCTAAATGGAATTTAACAGGTACTGGTTTTGCAAATCTATTTTTAGCTGGTTTAGCAGTTACAATAATTCCTACTCTTTCTTTACCAGATTTATCTTTTAATTGTGCCTTTGTCAAAATTAAAACAATAGAAGCAGCATACTCTGGTCCAGTTCCACCACCAGCCACATTAACTGGCATAAAGTCTTGAGACATATATGTGTGGTTAGTAAATAAGAATGGAATCTTTAAGTCTGCTAATGGAGTCATAATAATTCTAAAGATTGATTTAAGAACTTTAGAACGTGTCATGTCTGCTTTCTCTGAACCTGAAACTGCATCATCAATTTCCTTTTGAGTTGCTAAGTTACCAGCTGAATCTAAAAGAATCATTACCTTTGGTAATTCTGCTCCATTTCTTTTAGCCTCTTGCATCTTTTTAGTGATTGTAGTCACAGATGTTCTAAACTCTTGAACAGTATTCACTGGTTGATAATTAACCTTTGATACATCAATACCAAACTTTTTCATAAGTTCTTTATCAATTGCAGCTTCTGAATCATAGTAAATAACAGAATAACCTTTATTAATAGCTTCTCTTACTGTGTTTAGCATTAAGAAAGTTTTACCTGTTCCAGATGGACCTGCAACTGAGCAAGCTCTATTATTAGGCCATCCTTTAAAAAGAGAACCTGATACACATGCGTTTAAGTGATAGTTACCAGTATCTAAGTACTCTGTAATTTCACTAAAATCTGACATTTCCATCACTGAACCAAGTGGATTAATTCCAGCTAATTCTGCATTTAGGTCGTCAAATGTAAATGTTTTACTACTTTTTGCCATTTTCTTGTATTGTTTTTTGTTCTAATTCTCTTAAATCCTGTAACTCTTTCGTTGCAAGATTAATTTCAGATTCTAAAAGAGCCATTCTAGTTTGTAAAACTTTAACTCTACTTAAAATCTCTTGATATTTCTCAACGAATTCTATTTGAATTTCGTCTAAATTATCTAATAAATGGTCTGAATTTGTTTGCATTAAAATAATGTTGATGAATAAATTAAATTTCTATTTAATGTTTGTAAACCTACGCAATCTAAAACTCTATTTAACGGGTCAATAATACATTTTTCAAATTGAGTTTCATAATCTATTTCAGGTGCAAATTCATAAGGATGGTCTCCTGGAAGATAGCCAAAAACTTCACAAATATTGTGTGTTGTGTGGTATATTTTTAGCTTTTCACCGTTATTAATCATTCTATACTTAGATTTGTATTTTGAATTATTATTCATTAGGTAATTATAAAATCCAGCAGCTTTAACATTAGGCGGACATTTTAAGCCAAACTCAAATGTACCGTGGTCATCAACAATATATTTTTCAATATTATTAGTTCTCTTATTGAATGTAATATCATCAACGCTTGCCATCTTAAATTCTTTCTTAGCCTTTTTTAAGAATGAAATTATTACCATTAATGTTTCAGGTGTTGGCTTCTTTTCAAAAAGAATTTGTAATGCTTCTGCTAATTTTTTTCTAGCAAAGGTTGGTGTTGAAGATTGAATAGTATCGAATCCAACTGTTTTAACCTTCTTAAGCATTTTATGTCTTTCAGCTGTTGAAATCTTATCGTCCCATGCTAAATTTTGTAAATACTTTTTCTTAGCCATCCAAATGCCAGAGTATGCTACTGATTCTAGTTCAAACACTAAGAATGAATCTGTATTTGTGCCATCTGCATATTTGTCTAATGCTTTAACAATATAATCCTTTAAACGAATATCATAAACTGTTAAAATAAAGGTTACGATGTCCATCTTCTGTGTTTCATCTAACCATTGAATTGATTCATACATGTCCTGAAACTGAACATAGTTTGAATCAGTATCGATGTAGATAACTGCAGGTTTATGTGTTGGACCTTTAACCTTAATATTTAATTTCTTATGTAATTCAGTATCCTTATAAAAGAATTCTTGAATATATTTGTTTAAAATCTTTTCAGCATATAAGATAGCATTTTTACCTTGTAATGTGATAGATTCAGCAATATCGATATTAAAGAAGTGAAACCACTGGTTACCAAATGCACCATAAATAGAGTTAAGCATTAATTTAACTGCTTGTTCATAAGCTGTAAACTTGGCAGATTCTCGCGAGTAGAATTCTGCCAAGGTTTTCATTTCATCAAGTGTTAAATCTGATTCTGGTTTATTTAATAATTCTTCTATCATTAATCAGCTGATTGACAAGTTGCGATTGTTAACAATGTATTTGAATCTTTAGAGCGTAACACTACGCGATTTGAGAATACATTTGCTGCATAATCTTCTTTGTCAAAAAGGTTTAAATACTTCTTGTAAATAACTGCATTTGATTTAGCAGCGCTAGTAGTATTGATTAATTTATTATAAGATTTACCTTTAATGCGTACACCTTCTTTAGATGATGAAATTGTAAAGGTTTCATCTTTATCTAAACCAAATAATGACTTGATTTTAGAAATTTCGATATGCGACATATCAAATGTAACATCAGCTCCATCTGTATTAAAGATAGTTTGTAATTGAGACTCTGTTAAGTCTTTGAAACCTAAAGATGGTTCTGAACAAGCTAATGTAATTTCTAATTCATCATTAAAAATCTTGAATGACGATGCAACGAAATCATCTTCATTTTCAACGAATTCGATTTCAGCTTGAATAGCATCATATTCAAATTGTTTAAATGCTTCGATTAACTTAGCAGCATCAAAAAAGGCAACCTTAAGCTCTTTAGTCGTTTCAATTTTTGAGTCTAATACAAAAATTTCATCAACTGGAACAATGTGGTGCTTTACTGCATCGCGCTGTGGCAAATAAGCAGACGAGATAACTCTTCCATCTTTAATCTTAAAGTAAATGAATGAGTCGATAACTTTGAGGCGATTGACGAACGTGATAAACGAGTTCTGGTCAACTTTCGAGATTGTTACTTTCATATTTATTTTTTTATTATGTTTAGATATTCTATATGAAAGTTAAATTTTGTTTCAAGAAGGATAAAATCTATCTCCATAAAAAGTGTCGAAACTTGCAGTAGATAAATTCTTTATTTGTTTTAGATTTGTAGTCGAATAAACACATAGCCAAACGCATCTTTCTAGATTAGTAATATTTTTACTAGATTTATGAATTGTGTTTCCATCCCATATTATAATGTCGCCTCTTTTAGGTAAAGGTAATTTCCACTCCCTACTAGTTTTATCTAAAATACTAATAGGACCATTCTCTAAATTAAAATCATCAAGGACCCAACAGCATGTAATTGTTTTAAATTCATTATTAAGTGCCATTTGATTATTTGGGCCAAAAGAATTATCAGTATGTTCAACAAATTCAAATTCTTCATTTGGTAGTTTGACTACCACCTGGTCATTAAAAAGATATATCTCGTTTGTTTCTAATAAAGATGTTGCAATTTGATACATTATATTAGATGTATAATATTCATATAATTTAGGTGACATTGTACTTGCCATATCTAGACCTCTCCAATATCTTTCTACGCCTATTTTTTTGGGTGTACCTAATAAATTATTGTCTATTATTTCATTTTTAAAATCTAAAGCAATTTGTCTTACAATATCTACATCATTTATAGATATTACGTTTTCTAATCTAATGTAACCGGAGTTTTTAAATTGATTTACATCTATAATCATATATGAAATGTTTATATTAAAAAAGCCCGACATTGCTGACGGGCTGAACTCATTAAGAGTGGTCCTCCGATTCTATCCTGAGGAGAGGTTATTTATATTCAGCTTCGTATTTTGACTTTAACTCTTCCCAAGCAGCCTTATATTTTGCTGGAATTTTATCCACAGTATACACTCTAGAATTTGATTTTTTAGATGAACCTACATTATAGTTTTCACCTGTGTAGTATTCCATAAATTCATCTCCGGTTTTTCTTGCGCCATAATCTTTAATATAAATTCCGTATGTAATAAAAGTATCTGCATCTAAGTGACCTTGTAAAATATCACATGATGGATTATGGTCTTTATGCGAGTTAAATTTAAAATCGATAAATTTAACAGCTTCGTTTACGAACTGTTCGAATAATTTAATGTGTTTCATAATTTTGTTGTTTTTTGATATACAAATATAATTAATTTACGTGAAATAAAAAAATATGTTTAAGATTATTTTATTATATATCTCCTTAAAACATAAAAAGGGCAGGAATAGTAGCGAACTTGTTTCCTGCCCAACCCGTTAACTAAAACGGTCCTAAAATGTGGCTATGTTTCAAGCCACCGGATCTTTTATGCCTCGCAGCTTGCACATTCAAGAATATCTCTTGCGAATGATTGTGCTGAACTTTGGCTAAATTGATAATATAAAGTTTTAACTCCTAATTCATGTGCTTTTAGATATAGTTGATTAATATCTTTAGCTGGTACACTTGGGTGAATCATTAAATTTAAAGATTGTGATTGGTCAATAAATTGTTGTCTTTGACCAGCTTGTAAAACGATTTCACTTGGTGAGATTTCAATAAATGATTTAAATACTCCTTTAGTTGGAAAATCTAAGTGTTGAACTGAACCATCTCTTTTTAAAATACTTTCCCATGTTTCAGGCGTATTTAAACCGTATTTCTCTAACTCTTGAATTAAGAAAGGATTCTTATAAATAGTCTTAGATTTTGCTAAGTCTTTTACGAAATAATTAGACTTAATTGGTTCAATTCCCATTGAAACTTGACCATGAATAAATGAACTTGATTTTGTTGGAGCAATAGCAACTAAAGTTGTATTTGCAAATCCTTCTCTTAAAGAACGATAACCCTTCTCATCGTGTAAATATTTAGAAGCAGCTTCAGTTTTTTCTTTAAGCATTTTAAAGATTTGATAATTTAATTGTTTTGCCTCTAATGAATCGAATTCAATTAATTTAGATTGGAATAATGAATGGTATCCTAAAACTCCAACTCCTAATGCTCTATGTTGCTCTGCAAATCTATGAGCTCTTGACATGCCTGGCATATTGTATGATTTCTTAACGAACTCGTCCATTACTGCATTAAGGAACATTGTATAGATTTCAATAGCGTCAGTATCTTTTAATTCGTCCCAGTGTAAAAGATTGATAGAACCTAAGCAGCAAACAAATGAATTGAATGAATCTGTTGGTAATTGAATCTCTGAGCACAGGTTAGATGCTGTAATTTCAAGACCTAATTCTTTATAAGGAGAATTATTATTTGAGTTGTCTTTAAACATAATGTATGGAAAACCAAACTCATTACGTCTTTGAATAATCTTAGCCCAAATCTTACGCTTATCTGCATCGCCAGCTTTCATTTCTTCTAACCATTGGTCAGTCACTGTAACACCATATTGTAAGTTTTGAATAGGGTTTCCATCTGAACCAATATCTAAAAATTCTAAGATGTCGCTGTGTTCTACTGGTAACCATGCTGCACATGCACCTCTTCTTGCTTCTGATTGTTTACAAACGTCAACCGTTGTGTCATACATTCTTGCGTAGTGAACAGGACCATCCGCTGTTCCACCTGTTGAAATTTTAGAACCTCTTGCTCTAATGTTTCCTAAGAAAATTGAAGTTCCACCGCCATACTTTGACATCATTCCAATTTCTCTAGAACCGTTTAAGATACTATCTAATGTATCATCAACATTAGAACCATAACAACTAATTGGAAGACCTTTATCTTTACCAAAATTAATCCAAACTGGCGTTGAAAGACTGTAAAATCCTCTAGCCATATAATCTTCAAACTTTTTTGCAAAACCTTCGACCTTTAGATATTTCTCTGCTCGATTAGCAATATCTTTAATTCTTTGTTCGGGCGTTTCGCTAATATACCCTCTAGATAGGAATGTTCTGCTATCCTCATTCAACCAATAATACTTCTTGTATTCCATTTAGTGTGTTTTGTTTTTAAATTAAAATAAATCGTCTTCGGTAATACTTTTGCTCTTCTTATTATAATCTACTGATTTTTTATAAAAGAAATCACCTTCTTTTGTTGAAAGAATTTCAACATCGAACCATAATGTTTTTTCAAGTTCTTGGAAATCTACTTCAAATACAGGATTCATACCGATTCTTTGTAATGAATTATTAAATCTGTTTTGAATAAATTGTTTGATTGTATCTTTTGATAAGAATGAAAGTTCTCCTTTTTCAAAAATCCAATCTAAAATTTTAACTTCAGCAGCATAAGCTTTTTTACAAGCTGAATCAATTAGTGCCTCAAATTCTGCATCAAACCACTCTGGATTTTCTCTTTTAATAATATTAATAAGCTCTGAGCCAAAATTACCATGAATCTCTTCCTCTTTTGATGTAGCTTCAACAACATTAGAAATACCCTTAAAAAGATTCTTCTCTTTATTAAAGCTCATCATGATTAAAAATTGACTGAATAAACTTACGTGCTCAATGAATAAAGAGAATAGGAGAACTGATTTAGTATACATCTTATTATCTTTGCTGCGAGAACCATCTAAGTATTTTGACAAATATGCAATTCTATCTTTAATGGCTGGAATTTCTACAACACCTTGAAACTCTTCTTCTAAACCTAAAATTCTTAATAGTTGAGCATAAGCATCTTTATGTCTTACCTCAGACTCAGCAAATGTCATACCTACATCACCAATTTCAGTAATTGGCATTCTTTTGTAAAGGTCTGCCCAGAAAGTCTTAACGTTAACCTCAATTTGAGCAATTGCAAGCATTGCACGCTTAATTACTTCGCGTTCTGTATCAGATACCTTTGTCTTAAAATCATCAATATCAGTTGTAAAGTTAAACTCCGTGTGAATCCAGTAAGAATGTCTAATCGCGTCCTTGTAATCTAAAAGAGATGGATATTCATAAGGTAAAATATTTACTCGTTTTAAAAAAATATTGTTATTCATGTTTTGATTTTTATGATTTGAAAGTCTTTGCTATTTGTTTTTTATATATTTTACTCTTAATTATTAATCTGTTTTTCAGCTAATAAAATTTTCTTTTTTAAATCTTCGGCTTTAGTATAAAATTCATACGAGAGCTTCTTATAATGCTTTCTTTGACCATATAAATCTGATAATATTTTTTTTAAGATTGAGTCTTCTTTATTATAAACTACTCCATTTTCACAAACAATAATATTTTTATCTTTTCTTTTTTCTTCAATTTGAGAAGGTTGAACTTTTTCTATAAATGCATCTGGCGAAATATTAAATTGTCGCATAATCGATGGGTATAGGGATGCAAAGTCAAACGCTGAAACTCCTTCATAGAAACCAACAATAGGTTCCTTAACAAATGCTCCAGCATATTTAGAATCTTTTTTATTATCTTCTCTAGCTTCAGTACCAATACGTTTACCGTCATCTACTAATTTTCTAGCGATTAGGGCTTCTGTTGAAGCTACTGGAGATGCTGCTTTATATAAAGGCATTTTTGCTATAGTAGCTAAGGTAATTAATACCTCCATTGATTTAATTTTTTGGTCAATATAATAAACCAAAACTGAATCGACAACGTTATAGTAAATATATTTTGTAAAATTATCTCGATATAAATCTTGTAATGAACCAGTATATTTGATTTTGTTCATATTTAAGATTTGACTAGAAACAAAATCTAAGGTGTTAGATTCTTTAACTTTAACCGAACGGTCATATTTATCATATAATTGCATGTAGTCAAGAATACCCATGTGAAGTGGTCTTGAATCCTCTTTATCTAGAGATTTTGTAACTGCTGCATCAGTTAAATCAATCTGTAAACGCTTGCAACGATTTACGATATATTTCCAGTCATAATTAATAAAGTTCCAACCTGTCATCATTGGAAACTTAGGCATTAATTTAAACAGAAATGTATATAACATATCATATTCTGTTTTAAACTTCATATATTGAAAAGTCCATTCATCCCCAAATTGCTTAAAGTACTCATTGGTATCGTCTTCAATTTTTTTAATCTTATCAGACGCTAAGTCTTCTAATCCTAGTACGATTGCTTTTTTATTAGGGGTAATAATTGAAAATGCTAAAATTCTAGACTTAGCATCTTCAGCTTTAGGGAAACCGTCTACGATTTCGGTTTCAATATCTATAAAATAAGTTTTCGGCATATTAAACTCATAGATTTCTTCTTTATCCTTTTCAGGTAAATTATCCATGAAATACACTAATGAAAACTTATTAAATTGTTTGCCAGGTAATAGCTTAACTCCTCTACCATCCCAGTTTTTGAATTTTTGATTTGCATCTTTATCAGATGCATTGCATACATGCCAATTTTTAAATTGCGCAATTGGATAACGCTTAAATGCTACTTCTCCCTCTTTATTATAATATGATACGATAACTTCTTTTTCTTTCTGTTCAATGTCTAATAGCATTTTGTATTTATTTAATATTAATAACCTCTGGCCTGACGCGCTTTATTCTCTGCTGCTTTTGTAAAATAATAATTATAAGCTGTTTTGGCGTCTAAGCCAATTGAAGCTGCATAATTAATAAAGAAATGTAAGATGTCAACCCATTCCATATAGAGTTCTTTCTTATCTCCTTCTGAAAGGTCTGAAATTTTCATAGTCTCATATTTAGTATGAGCTTTTTTCCAATATTTCCAAACAGCATTACCATCACCATCTTTAATACCGCCTAAAGCATCTGTCATTTCATGAATCTCATCAATTACAGCATGTGTATTTACATGCCAAAAATTCATTACTTCGCGAATAGTCATATCTTCAAACTTAATACCATAAGTTTTCTCTTGCATCTCTTTTTGATGCTCCATAATATCTGCTAAGTGTGTTGCCGACTGGTCATAGAAGTCATTAACTTCTAAGTCTTTGCATTCATTGTCTATATTTGCCATAATTTTATTTTAAAAGTTATATGCTAATTTGATTGATTGTTTCTGTATATTAAGAAAAGAATTATCTTATTTCGCCCCATTCTCTTTGAGAATTTGTAAGTAGTTTAGTCTCTTCACTTTCTGGTTTAGGATTTCCTCCTACATTCCAAAACCAAGCTCCTTCTCTACCATGCTTGACCATAAATTCCCAAGCTTTAGCGTCATAATTTAATGCACTTGGAAATGGAGGTATAAACTCATCTGATACGTTTTGACTAAATTCTTTTGGATGTGACCAAATAGTTGCTCTACCTCTTTCACCATCTTTAATGTTTCTAGCGACTGCTACTCCATTAAATTCTGCATTAGGCCATGCAATTTGTAAAGCTCTACCTAAAACTCCTGTTGAAATAGCATGCCAAACTTCTTTAGGTTCTCCATGTTCTTGTGCTAAGTCATACGCAACTTTTACTGCAGCTGCTGTAACTAATTCGTGTCTTAACCCTAATGGAATAAAGAACGCATTATTTTCTCTTGCCCAATCTGCAGCAATCTTATTAAGATTTGGCATAGCAGCAATTCTACGAAATCTCATATCTGCTCCTCTTTCAATACAAATAGCTTGATGGTCTGAAATTTCTTTTTGGCTTGGACTAAAAAGAACTAATTTCTTATTGTATTTTTTAGCTAAATAAGCCAATGAAATTCCAGCAAAACCATATCTAGGTTGCACATAGACTAATGTATCTGATTGACAAGTTGAAACTAAAATATCGCCAAAACGACATTTAGAACCAAAGCCCATTAAATCTTCTCTAACTACATTAAATCCATCATGTTCTTTAATAATAGGTGCAGGAAATGGGTCTTTCCAATCTCCAGCTAATTCTAACCAAGAATCTCTATTAGGATAAGCTAAATTAAGGTCTTGATTATAACTGCTTTTTGTGTGATTATTATGTGACATTTAATCTTTTTTAAGTGAAAACGATTCTGGAAATATCCAGGTATATGGTATTCTTTTGGTTGGTGATTTAACACCATGTGAAATAGCTATATGCTTATAAAAGAAACATGTTTTATCTTCTACATTTAACCATTTTTGACTAGTCATTGGATTCTTAGGATGATTAACTAAAGTTTCCATTTGTTCTAACCATAACTCAGCATATTTATTCTCAGCGATAAATTCACCATTTTTACCAATAGTGTATTTAACTTTACCATTAACATTAGAGCCACTAAAAATTTGTTGCATACCGTCAAAGTGTCCTGTTCCACCATATAAAGGTGTTTCTGGATTTATTAAATGTGGGTATGCCATAGCTAAATATCTAGCTGCATTTTTACATGGGTATAAAGGACTTCTAAAATCTTGGTCTTCTTTAAAATACTTCTCCATGATTTTAGCAAATTCCATCATTGTATATGGACGGTCTAAATTCTCTAAAACATGATGCATTTTTTCAGCTGCTTTCTTGGGACCCCATAAAAGCCACTCCTTAACATCTGTGCCTTTAGGATAGTATATCTGAAACAAGTCATTGCGAGCGTGACGGTTATCTTTAAAATGCTTTCTGAGAGCTTCTTCACCTTCATTAATTAACATTGTTAAAGTTCCCCAATGCTCATTAGTAAATGAAAATACTAGAGTATACCAAAGTCGTTTCATTGGGTCTGTCACATTTTGCATTAAATCACAAAAAGGATGTTCATGCCAATGTAATCTATGTGAAAATATTTGATAATCTTCAGCTAATAATTTGTCTTGTCTTTTATCAAAAGCTTCGCAAAACTCAAAGAATTTATCAAAGCGTTCTTCTTGAGTCCAATCTTTCATCCAAGATTCAATGGGTTTACCATTTTTCATTTTAACCTCAGAAGTATTTGGATATTCAATATTGGTATAATGAACTCCTTCATCTTCAAATAAAGATTCGACTTGTTGATACTTCTTTTTTGCCTTTGGTAATTCGCAAGCATCTGGTCTTATAAAATTATCTTCTAACAATGTATTCATTATTTGTATAGTGTTTTAACCATCTCTTTATATTTTTCAACTGTTAACCCAGCTTCTACTAAAATTTTATCATCTGATGGATGAGCAGTCAAACCGTTAAATGTTTTAACTATACCTAAGTCTAACATTGCCTTTTGTCTACCAAATGGGTGGTCTTTTATTGAGCTACTATTCCAAACATTATCCATATCTACATGGTCATAATCTTTTCCTGGTCTTAAGTAGTTTTCAATCCAACGAATATAGTCGCATGCAACATCTTCTGCATTATATGGCAAAGAACCCGTATCATTATAGATTTTAGTCATTACTGCATCTAAAAATTCTTCACCTTTTTTATTACCTTTACCACCTTCTGGGTCTGCTAGATAACCAATACATTCTACTGCATTTGTACCATAATAAAACATAGATTCTCTAACAACATATTCTGGGTACCAATCTGCAATATCTGCAATAACTGCTGCATATTGAAACCTATAAGCTCTTAAACCGTTATCATAGTTCCATTGAAATAACCATTCACCTAATTCTCTAAGTTGTTTCTTTTCACCAGTTCTTAAATAAGTTGCTAAGTCTCTAGCTAATCTTGGTGCAAATTCACATAAGTAATAATCTCCACCTCTTTTATAAGTGTATGTTACTTCATTAGAAAAACCAGTCATACCAACAAATAAATCTTCTGTATTGGTTTGATTTTCTGGTGGTTTAGGAAAAGCTGGAAACTGATAACCAACTGAAGTATAAAAAGGATATTGATGAGATTTAACAACTTCACACATTTGTTCTATTGTATCACATTCATGCAAATGAAACAAGAGAGTGTTATGGTAACCAGAAGGTTTTGTTGCATAATTAATACCCGAACCCGTTACTCTATGTAAGATAAAAAGATAAAGCCATTCTTCTAAACCAAAAATCTGTTGTTTTCCAGTCCAATTTTTTGCAACTTCTTCTCTTTGAGAGGTATGAATTCCTGCATTCATTTTTTCCCAATATGGATGTTCTGGAGTCCAACCATAAAAAATGTCATTTACGATTTGAGAAAAGCCTGCAAATTTACGTTCAACAACATCGTATAACTCAATGTTCTCCATTAGAGCATCTCCCATATTGCTTTCCATATATCCAACAGTCCCTAAATTACAAAGAGCTTGTTGTCTTGTTGCAAGGTCAAAATAATGTAAAAATTCTTCGTAATACTTTGTAGTTTGTATTTTCATTTATCTTAAAACAAAGATGTAACTTTCTTTTCTAATTTCTTATTAGGACAATTAGCTTCCATATCCCATCTGTAAAATTCTCTTGAAATGTGTACTGATTTAGGCTGTTCCATTACATCAAATGTCAATTCACCTTTATCATTAAAATAAACGTCTGGGTGCTTATACACTTTCCATTTATTTTTTTCACACATTAGGTCAATTGCATTATTAATTTCCTTTGATAGTTGTGTACGCTCTAACCAAGTTCCATAAAAAGGTGTATCTTTATAGTACCCTGTTTTTGGTAAAACTCTTGATTCATTTTCTATAGGTAAAACATGAACTAGTTCGATATTAGTAACACCATTTTCTTGTAACGCTTTAAGTTGTTGTTCATAATTTTTCATCATGATTTCAACTGCATTTTTAGGATTAGGTTGTCTCATAAGATGATGTCTAACATCAATATTACCCATATAACACGTTAATGTTTTAATCCATGGATATACATAAGAATCTAAACCTCTTTTAAGAGCTCCATGCATTGTTAAACCATCATGACGCTGACACATATAACCTGCTTGGTACATGCCAAATGAGTGAGAATCACCAAAACAAAGTTTATCTGTCTTTTCAATGTGGTCTATTCTAGGAATATTATTTGCACAAATATCTTTAATTAAATCAATATCTTGCTCTAAAGTTTTAAATAAGTCAGTGCCTGTTTTTAAACGCTGTTCGATTAAAGCACCAATACATGGCATATCATGATGTAAACTATACATCTTAACATTGCTTTTAATACGAATTAGTTGATGGTACAAATCATCGTTAGCTCCTCCAAAAATATTGAAGTTACCTTTAAATTCCATACCATGGTCAATTAGAATAACATCATAATTATTCCATTCGATTTCAGTTGTAGTAATAACATCAACGTATTTAAAACCTGCATTTCTTAATTGATTTGCAAGCATAAAACACCATGCTGATTTGTGTGAACTGATTTTAGGGCTTAATTTACCAACAAGAGCTGAAATACCGATTTTAGCATCTTTATCAGTAACATAGTCTGTAAAATACTTAAACTCTTGATTATTCATTAGTAACAGGTTTTTCGGTTTCTTTATAACCAAATTTTTCAACGTAATTATCAAGAGCACCTAAATAAGCTACTGCATCTAATAAGTTATCTTGTTTGTAGTTGTAAGAGTGACGGCTTAATTTTAATGCAACTAGCGCAGCATACATATCACTTCCTGTGAAATCTTTACCAGTCATACCGCTGGCGATTTGGGCAGCTCTACGCATACCTTCTTCGAATGGACCATATTGACGTTCTTTTTCTTCAGAACGCTCATTAATAATTTTATTAGCTTGTTCTAATATATTCATATATTGTTAGTTTAAATATTATATATAAGTTTTATTAATTTGTTTCAGATTTAGGCCAACCGCCCAATGGCATAATATCATTTTTACCAAGTGAATTCTCTTCATCGACCCATTCAACTTTACCAGTTGCTATACCTTTAAAACTAATATAGACTTGTCCATATATTTTTTCTAAAAGTTTCTTTGTTTTTTCCATGGCATGCTCTTGTGAATCAGCCATAACGCAACAACTATAATCAGACCGAAGATTCCATGTAGGTTTCATAAAACGAAAATCTTCATAATGTAGGTAGTATACTATATAAGGTTGCATTGCTTTAATTTTTTAAATTCGGTTTCATTTAAGATTTCAATATTTAAGCTATTATAACATTCTATAAATCCGTTTGGTCTTTTTGACCTATAACCTGCTTTATTTAGTCGATTATTTTCTTCCTCTGTCATCCAACAAACTATTATATTTTTAAAAAGATATTCTTCAGCTTCTTCTAAAGAATTACATTTTAAAAGACCTTCTTTAATTTCTTTAATAGGATTGCAATGTTCATAATAAGCGTTTACCTTTTCACGAAAAGTCCAACCTAAACCAAATGGATTTTCAACCTTTATTTGTTTAACAGCTTCTTTTGTGATTAATCTAGCCCCAATGAAACCATCGTATTGTCTAATTACATGATTTAATGCTCCTGAATAGGCCTTTGTTGCTTTATGATTTAAACCATATTCTGCTATCATATTTCTATAAATTACGATAGATTCATAAATAGCTTTAGATATAGGTTTAAATTCTTGAGGTATTATCATTGCTTTATTTTTTATCTATGTAAATATAATATATTTTTACGACAAATAAAAGCTTTTTTTAAAGTATTTTTTAATAAATAGCATGTCGAATTACCGATTAAAAAATAACTAATAAGAAATGGCAAAAGCTATTGCATCCACAATTGGTAAAGTAAAAAAAGTTACAGGAAAAGGTTTACAAGCCAAGACAAAAACATCAAACAACAAGACTTCTAAAAATTATAAAAAGAAATATAGAGGTCAAGGTCGTTAAAAAGAAAAAGGGCCTTACGGCCCTTTTATTTGTTTAAGCAATGATACGCGTTAAACTTTTAAAAATTTAAGGATTGAATCCTCTATTAAATCATCTGTAATTGTAAAACTATACCCAGCTCTACCTTCTTGATTTTTAATAAATCCGCCTTTACCAAATTTATGGTCTAACCATTTTTGTAAACCAGAAGAAGCATCAATCTTATCAATCAATTCTAAATCTTTAGAAGTAGCTGGTATAAATTGAACTATGCTATCTGAATAAGAGACTAAAAAAGAAACTTCGCCTTTAATACCTTCTAATTTATATTTAGCTTTAAATGAAACTGATTCATTTAGTGAAAAGCTTTCATATGTTTTAATCATTTGTAAAAGCTTCTTTCTTTTCTTTTTCTCCTTTTTATATTCATCTTCAGCGTTACCCTGTCCTGAAATTTTATCACCAGAACCAGTTGCGCCAGTTGACATATCTGGTAACTGTATTTTACCCATTCCTGAGCCGGGCATTGCAGCTCCTTGCGGTGCATTATAACTAGCAGCAAAAGCTAAACCTTCTGATGTATCATCTCCTTCAACAGTATCTGGTAAAGTTTTTGCATCAGTTTCAGCATAATCCTTTAATTGCTCAATAGACATATTTGCGATTAAGTCCTTAATCTTCTTTTTATATTCAGGCGTAACATCTTCAATAGACATATTACCCTTCTTAACTGCGTATGCAATTCCAAATAATCTTTGTTGAGCTTTTGATTGTGCTGGCATAATTTTATTATTTTGAATCTATTTGTATAACTTCGTTTCCTCTAATCTCTACGTTATTTTCATCTATTTCAGGGTCAAATTCTCCATATAAATCTTCACCTCCAGAAATAGCACTATTCATCATACCGCCTAATTTGTTTTTAAATTTAGAACCGTCTACATCATCCATGAATCCAATGTTAATTACAAAATCGCCAGGAATTACAATATACAAAGGTCCGCCTTCTTTATTTAATTTATTAATAGTATCTGCTTCCCAACGTTGGCTTAATCCATCAACTTGAACATAAAGGACTTGTTCCATATCTTTAACTGCCTTATGAACTTCATCTAAGATTATTTTAGAACCTTCATTGTGAAAATGCTCCCATGCCTTATTGACTTCTTTTAAAGTTTTTTCAACATCTTCTTCATATTTAATATGCTCTATATGTTTCTTAAAGGTCTGCATCACTTTACCAATAATTCCTTTAGTAGTATAATGACCTGTTAATCTATAGGCCTTTTCATTTAATTCATTTTCAACAAACTCAGAGAATGATTCATAAATAAAGCTTTCATTTGCCTTTCTCATTTTTTGCTGATGTAACTTTTGCTGTAAAGCTCTTAATCTTTTGCCTTCTTCTTCTTTCTTATCAACGGCTCTTAATCTTGCTAATTGATTTTTCTTATATTGGGCTTTTTGTCTTTCTGCATCTGTCATTGGTCTATAACCCGATTCGTCAATAGATTTTAAAATCTTTTTACCTGTTGCAGATAATGAAACTTGGTCTTCTTGAATATTAAAGAATGCTGCATTTCTTTTTAACCATCTTTTAGAATCTTCTGTTAAACCTGAAACTAATTGTTCAAATTCTTCTTTAGTTAATTGACCATCTTTTAGAGCTTCGATAATTTTATTTCTAACTCCAGCGTGCTTACCTACAGTTGATGCTGGGTAATTTTCAGTATATTGTCTTTTAATTGTGATTTTTGATTCATTAACTTCTGCTGATTCTTTAACTGGCTTCTTTAAACCTTTAATAAAATCTTCAACTGAAGATTCAGCTTTACCATATATTTCATGTGGTGTTATTGCAGCATTAACTACTTCGCCTTTATCATTGATATAATAAGAACCACCTTCATATTCCTCGCCATCGATATCTAAATCAAATGAATCTTCTTCTAATGATTTTAAATTAACAGTGCATTTAACACCGTCATTTTTAGAGATTGCTTTAGCTAAAGTTTCTGCAACCTTTTTAGTTTCGGCTTTAGATAAACCGTATGACGCTTCAGCTTCATTTACGCTTTCATTTAAATCTATATCCCATCCAAATTCAACATATTGAATAGCATCTTCTGCATCAACGTTATATTTCTTAGCAGCTTTAAGAACTATTTCTTTAGTTATTTTATTATTTGGATATTTTGACATTTCTTTATCAAATCCGCCAGGAACCCAAACGCTTGGATTTTCCTTTGTAGCTTCTTCTAATTCTTCAGACTCTTTAATTAGGTCAGAAAGATACATTCCGTTTTCTTCTCCAGTTTTAGTATCTTTTAATTTAGCTTTACCACCTGAAATGCTAATAACTTTGAAAGTTTGAGTTGGGTCTTCTCCCATAAATTTTCTAGAAACCGTATCTCCAACTTTGATGTTAGATTCTGTAATTTCTTCAGACTCATTTACTTTTTTCTTTAAGTATTTGTTAGCATCTCTAATGATATACTCTTTAGATTCGCCATCAAATTGACCTGTAATATTAGAGCCTTCAACTTTAGTAATTTTAACTTTCTTGATAGTATCAACATCTTTCTTTTGGTCAGCAGACCAATCTTTACCATGCCACTCCCAAGTGTCTCCTACTTTAAAATTTTTAGCTTCATTTAAAAACTGTTCAAAGTTCATAATTTTATTTTATTTTTTAATATATTATTATATATCATTATTTCATTTTAAATCCTAGCTTACCATTATCTGGAACATATACTGATTGATTAGGCGCTTCGAAGGTAAATTTAACTCCTTCAGTAGAGAACGATTTCATATGAAGATGTATCTCATTTCTTTTTGGAATAAAATCCAAATACAATTGTTTTACTTCAAGTTTAGATAAAAGATTTGTAAGTGCATCTTTAATTTGTTCGTTTGCATTTAAAAAATCAGTTACATGGTAACTGATAGGTCCAATTACTGCGCCATATACTTTTTCTGCTTTAATTCTATTCCATTCTATTTTTTTACCTTGTGGAAATCTACCGATAGTTGTATAAAATTTATCAAAAATATTCATAAACTCCTCTGGTTTTTCAGATAAAATTTGTTGAATAAACGTATTAAGAGATTGTATTGTTATATCTGTTTGTCTTGTAATTTCAACTAATGCTTGATAGCCTGGCATATTGAAGTGCTTCGCTATTTTTAAATAACCTTCGGATACTTTACTACTTTCAACGATTTTAAATACTTCTAATAAATCTTTTTCTGCATCAGTTGTTAATTGGTCTTGATTAACATTCTTTATAATTCCCGAAAGAGTTGGTGCTGCTCCTGATTTATATTTAGAAGATACGCCAAATCCATCAATATAAAAATCAACTAATGGATTATTTCCACTAGGAAATTCAATACCTTTATTATATCCGCATATATTTAACATGTAAATGGCTCCTAATATTTCACCAAAATCTTTACCTATTGTATTTAAATCTGATGGGTCAAAATGTGAAATTAAGTGCGATGTATTTGGCGAATATGTAATAGTTTCTTCAAAGGTATCAACGTTTCCTGCAGATTCATATCTGTGTTTGGAAGAGAAGCCAGCAACATCATTTACTAATGAATGTAATAGTTCTATAATTAAATCATCATCTTTATATTTAGAAGATACAGCATTTTTAGTCACATTGATTATTTGCTGCTGATTCATATAAGTAGAAGGTAAACCTAATCCTACGGGTGTCAATGCTTTTGCTGAAATTGAACCAGCTGGAACATCATCATTTACTATTTTAAATTCAATACCTGCTGGAAATTCAACACCCCTAACTACTGTACTATCTTGTAAAATAATATTAAAGGTATAATATTTACCTGAAAAGGAACCTGATTTATAATCTCCTGGTGAAATTGTATCAATTGTATAATTGCTTAATTCTCTTTTTAAAACAGCATTAATACTGGCTAAAGTATCATTAACATTTTTACCTAACATATATCTTAAATGCTTAGGTCTTCTACCTGATTCTATTTTACCATCATATCCGGCTTTATCAAATGCGGGTCTTAATGCATTTAAAAGTTCACTTTCTCCACCCGATTTGGATTCGTTGACAGCTTTATTTAAAGCAGTAGCAAAACGAGCTCTAATATCTCCGTAAGTTCCTGACATTTTATTGTTTAGTTATGAATTGTTCAAATGTTAGTATATCATTATCTAAATTTGTTTCAATTGATTCTAATGTAGCTAATGAAGCTTCTAATTTAGATTTTAGTTCATCAAACATAAAGTGTAAAGAATTAGGTGTCATTTTATTAAACTCTTTAGCATCTCCATCTTCTAAAGCCTTTCTAACTTTAGTAGCAGATACATCATCGTCGCCTCTTTGAATTTCATAAAGACCAAATTCTGGAAGAACTCCTAATTCATCTCTATATTTGTCATTATTAACCATATAACCGTATGCCTTCATTCGGTCTGTACCTGTGCCCCATAAAACTGGTTCATATTTAGGTCTTAACTCATTAAACATTACGTCAATCGCAGCAGATGGAACAACTATAACTTCTTTTAAGAATTTGTATTCTCTTTGAACCGCATTAAACATTTCTATTTGAGTATCAACATCGTATGGTCTTTTAATAGCATCCTCTTTTTTTGCAGTTTTAGCTTTAACTAAAAATACAATTACAGGATACCCATTTTGTTTGTATAGTGTTTCTAAGACCTTTACGTGACCTGTGGTGAATGGTTGAAATCTACCAACAAATATATTAACTTTTTCTTTTCCTTGTTCTGGGTAGTCAATCTTAAGCGCTTCGTTTAAGTCTGTCTTTGCTCCAGCAATTTTATTCTTTAACAAGAAATGATTAAATTGATAAATTGCATTTTCATCAGTTTGTTCTGCGTATATTTTTGCATCAATTTGGTCAATAATTTCATTTAATTGTTCAATCATAGTTTGATTCATTATTGTTGATTCTTTAATCTTCTTTTTATTAAATGAACCTAAAACTATTTTATACAATTCTCCTAAAATAGGATTTTCAATGTATCTTAGTGTTGTTTCATTTTGAATCCACTTTGTATTTAGCTGAAACATTTCGGATTTTGAAAAATCTGCAGAATTAAAATTAACCCCGATATATTTGGTTGCATTTTCTTTAACGTATGAATTAAACATAGTTGAAACTAATTCAATATATCTTTTATCTGCAGCTGTTTCTACTAGTTCGATTGAATCTAAATTGTAATTAGAAAAATATTCTAGCATATCTACCATTGTTAATTGGTACATGTGGCTGCTTTCTCTTACCTCTTCAGGTTGCTCTAATGCTTCATCTAATTTAAATGACTTAATTTGCGTAGAATCAATAAAGCTAATTACTAAGCCATCAATTGGTTTTTCTAAGTCTTCATTAAGAACTGATTTATATGCAGATGGATTAAATAATTTATATACGTGTTTTGTAAATGACTCATTGGCAAATCTTTTTTGATAAGATTCATTTGAAGTCGATAATAAATTAACCAATGCTTGTTTTTGTAATTGGTCTAAATTACCTTCAAAAATAATTGTAGGTGCTTGTACTTGTAATTTATTAGCCCATTCTTTAAGAACAACAGGGTCTGTTAAAACCTTTTTAACTTTACCAGTACTTGTCATCACTTGAATATGTGACAGTATCATAAAATTAAATGGTGTTTGGTCATATTGTATTCTAGAAGAAATATTAGTCTCTGGTAAATAATCAAAGCCGAATTTCCAATCAGTTGGCATATCCTCTTTAACATCTTTTACAAGACTTTGAAAATGCTTAATTCCTACTTCATATAATGAAGTTAAAGTTCTATCAACCATTGTCATTGGTTCAGTATTTCCAGATTTAAAATATTCAAATCCTTCTAAACCTCTTCTAACATGAAATGATGTTGAAGCAATTTTCTCAGTTACAATAACTTTTTGCTTTAACATTTCATTAAATGTATTGCTATTTGTTGCTTGATAAAAATCTCTTAGTCTTTGTAATGCCATCTTTTTAATTTAATATTGTAAATATAATAAATTTATTTGATATAAAAAAATTATCTGCCATATTTTATTATACCCATTAACTGATTTATCGCAGCAAATGTTCCAGTCAGCTTAAACAGCTTTCCTTTATATTGAAATACTAAACCCTCTGAAGGTACAATTGATTCAATACCTCCAATTGAATTTAATCTATTTAATTCTTTTTCAACTTTAGCCATTTGGCTTAAATCACCGTTTTGTTTAATTTTATCTGCTTCGGTTTTAATTTGATTGTGTAAACGCTGCATTTCTTTATCAGGGTTTGCAACTAATAAATTCGAAACATTTTTTAAAACAACAGAACCTAATTCTAAGAATAAATTTTCAAATGGTTCAATGTTCTCCTTAAATTTCTTTTTAGCGTCTTCTTTATCAAAACGTTGAAATTCTTTATATTCATCAGCAGACATCTTCTTTGCTAAGTCTCTAACATTAAGAGTTTTCTTATCATCAAAAGCCCATCTCTGAACTAAACCCGCTTTATCGATTTCGTCTAGGTTCTTAAAGTCCTTGTCAATCAGTTCTTTCCACCACATTGCATGATATTTTGAAACTGGGTCAGTATCCTGTAACTTATACCTATTTTGTAAAGTTTGTATCTTATTTAAGAAATAAGATTTCTTTTCATCAAAATTAATTGCTTTACCTATTTGAAGTTCTTGTGGAGGTATAATTTCAAAAGTTTTTTGAATATGCATATTAACATCCTTTAAAGCTCCAGCAATTTTACCAGCTAATTTAGAATCAGAACCAGTTTGGTTACCTTCTCCATCAGTATGAATCATACCATGAAATTGAATTACATCCTTTTCATAAGAAATAACGTTTGCATTACCTGAATAAATTAACTCCATATTCATAAATGATTTACCATCATTAAAGTCAGCTTGGTCTTTAGCAGATAAGTGAGATAATGCACCAGCTAAATCATTTGCAGCAAATGTAAAAGTATCTCTAACTGCAGGAGATGGATGGTCTAAGAACATTTGCGTAATTTGTGTAATGTCTATTGGACTTTTCATTTGTCCTTTATTTCTAGCAAATAAAACCTTTCCACCTTTAACCGTAACAAATAGATTTTGACCATCTGTTTTTTCAGTTGGTGCCTCTTCGAAGTTTAATTTACCCTGTAAAGCAGCATCTATGATGTGTTTGATTTCTCCAAAGGTTAAAGTGTCATCATCAAAGGGATGCATCATGTGGCCAGCTGCACCACCTTCCATAATTAAAGTTGGATACTTTTGATTCCATTTTTCAATAAGGAATTCTGTATAATTTAAAAGTGCTTTCATATTAAGAGAAACATAAAAGACCCAAGATTAATTGGGTCTTTTTAATTTTATAGATATTTTAGTTTTCAGTATTTGACTCTTCGATATAATCAGCAAGGTCTTCATCATCCCAACCATATTCGCCATCGGCTAAAACAGCTTTAAGGTCTTTAGCACTTCCTGTTAATCTAACTTCTGGAAAACCAGATGGTCCTTCTTTATTAATTACTTCTAAAGTAACTTTATGTTTCTTTAATAATTTAGCAAGACCTTTATCTTTAGGGTCAACTGCATCTACTTCAACAGTAGCTTCATTTGTAACTGATTCTCCCAAAGAGCTCGTTAACATACCAACAGCAGAACCATAGTCTCCATCTGATTTAGATAAAATACCATCTACAACTTCTTGAGCTTTAGCTTCATCAAAATCTTCACCAAATGCTTTCTTTAAAACAGTAAATGCATATTCTTTAAATTCTTCATCTGAATTAATGTCTGCTTCGTTAACTTCTTCAGTTTCGTTAACCTCAGTTGATTCTGGAATCATACCTAGTTTCTTACTAGCAATCGACATTCTATCTTCTAATTTTTCAAAAGCAGCTTTAATAGCTTCTAATTCTTTAGTCCAATCTTTATTTCCTTTTGCTGCATGTAATAAATTACCAATTTGAACTTGTAATTTATTCATAAGGTCAGCAGTTTTATCAAAAATATCAATATCTTCGTTTACTTCTAAAGATTCTAAAGTTACACCTGCACTTTTTAAAACTGCTTTTAAATTAATAAGAGCGCCGTCTAATTCAGGTAAAATAGGGTGTAGTCTATCTAAAGCTTTAACTATTTGGTCTGCTTTTTTCTTGTCTTCTACATCTTTTATTTTATCTTGAGCAGCAAATCTAAACTTATCGACTACTTCTTTTAATTTTAATGAAAGTTTATATGCTTCATTTTCGTATGCATCTATTTTTGACTCGTTTACTTCTAAAGATTCGCTAACTGCTAATTCTAAATCTTTATCTTTACCAGCAACCGCTGCATCTAATTCAGCTTCTAAAGCTTTCTTTTTTGCTGTTAAAGCTTTTAATTCATCTAAAATTTTAGCTTTAGCATCACCTTCAGTAGCTTTCCACTCTTGTGCTTTTGCTGCCATTTCAGCTGTTACTTTAGACCAATCTCCTTGGATTTTATTAATTGAACGAGCTTCATTAACATTGGATTCATTACATAATGACCAAAGTTCTTTAGCAATCTTTTTTGCTTTCGAGCCAGAATGACCGTATGCTTCAACTGTATCTAATGCATCTTCCATTGACATACCGTGAATTTCCTCCATATCTCTTTCACCTAAAATGTCATCTAGAATGTCTTCGGCTTCTTGTGATTCCTTTGATTCACTTAACGATGATTCTTTAAGACCTGTATCTGATTTTATAGTTACTTTATATCTTTTACCGTCATGTTCAAATTCATCTTTACCTTCAGCTTTAGCTTTTGCTGCAGCATAAATAAATGCATTCCCTTCAGATGTAGCTTGTAAAGCTTTACCCTCTTCATCTTCATGTTTCTTAGGTTGACCCATTTTAACTTTAGCAGCTTCAATATCTTCAGCTCTATCTTCGTTAAAAATTTTAGCGACTAGAGCACCTCTTTTCTCTTCATCTAATTCATCAAATGATGTAACGCCTTCTTCTTCAAGAGTTTGACCAATCTTAGCTAAAAGTTGTTCTCTTTTTGCTTTATTCTCTTCATGCATCTTAATGGATGCTTGTTGATTCTTAACTTCAGTGAAAGTTTTGAATGAACTAATTCTTTGTACTGACATAATATTTTATTTTTTTATTACAATTTATTTATATATCTAACTTATTCACTATCAAATGAAACCTTCTTTATTTCATAGACAAATTGTTCTTGTTTATAAATTCTTTGTCTTTCATTTCCGTGCTTATATAGATAATTTTCCCATTCTGGTGTACAAATATTATCTACAAAATCTACTATTAATACATCGGTTTTTGATTCATGTTGTCTTAAACCTCTACCGATTGATTGCCTAATAATAACTTCAGACTTAAAGGATTCAGTAAAAAAGATACTGTGGATTTTTTTAATTGAGATACCTGTTGAGAATGTTCCATAAGATGCAACAATAACTATATCATCACCGGCTTCCATTTTCTTTTTATGTTCTTCTCTAATATCTGAATTGGTACCGCCATCAACATAATAAACCTTTTTATTACTTTTAGCTCTTAGTGCCTCATATATTTTTTTACCATGTTCAATTCGATGAAAGAGAACTAGACTATTTTTAGGAACTTTACCAATTACATTTACAATAAAATCTAATCTTGCTTCGTTATTTACAACATAATTTTGTTCAAGTTGAAATACATCTTTGCTTTCATATCTGTTTTGAGCTAATTCTTGAAATGCTTGTCTTGTTTTTTCTGAAGCGTAATTCATTTCTATCACCTTAACCCTACAACCTGCAATGTGTCCCTCTTTTTGTAAAAAAGCTGCTTTAATTTCTGTAATTACAGGCCCAGTTTGTGACATTAAAGTTAATTTATCTAGTGTTCCATCTTTGGGAATAGTACCAGATAAACCAAACTTATAGACTGCATTTCTACATTTAGCTAAAATATCTTTGATAGAAGCTGATTTCATTTTATGACACTCATCGACAATGACTGCATCAAACTCATCAAAATATTCTTTATCTTTTTTAACTAAAGACTGATAGGTTCCTATTACAACATTTGAATTAGGTTTAATAGTTTGCCCTGAAAATATCTGTTGAATTTTTATTCTAACTCTATTTCTCCAATTATAATCTTGAAAATCTTCACTAGCTTGAACTACTAATGAAACGTTTGGCACAATAAAAAGAATTTTATTAGCTTTTTGTTTTTCTAGCATATATGCCACTGTCATAAAGGAAATCATTGTCTTTCCAGCTGAAGTAGCTAATTCTGCTAAACATCTTCTAAATTTAAGTATATTAAACGATGCTTCTATTTGATAATCTCTTGGTGTTATTTTAGCACCATCGAAAAAATCTAAGGCCCATTCTTCAAATGATTCGGCCGTTATATTTGAATCAAAGAGTCTAGTTACTCCATTGATTTTAAGTTCAAATCTATATTCTTTACATAAGACCATTACGTGTCTCCAAAGTCCTACAGGAATCCATCTGTTATCTTTAATGTAAGACACATAACCATCCCATATTCCTCTTTTAACAAGTGGATTAAATCTCCAACCTTCTATTCGTTTAGTTAAACTAATATTAAGTTGTTCTAATTCTAATTCACTAGCTTCGTCTATGCTTAAGAATCTATTATCTTGTGTTAGGCTTAATACCAAAACATGCTACTATTTTTTATAGTTGCTTCATGTCTATGCGTTGCTTTATTGCAAATCCCATATTATCAAGTGTCTTAACCGTTCCTGTTAAAAAATCTTTATGCGATTCTAACATTTCTTGAAGTTGCAACTCGTCTGATAAATCAGACTTAATAAACTTTTCTCTTTGAGAATCAGTTAATTTGTAATCGTATGTGTAATATCTAATCCAAGCCTCTTGATATAATTTATCAAATTTGGCTTTTTGTGTTCTAATTTTAGAAGAGATTGATGCTAAACCCTCTATCAGTATTTGACGATAGCTTAAAGTGTATGATGCTACTTCGTGTAAATTATTACCCGTTTTTAAATCATTTGCAAGGTCTTGGATTTTTTTAGTCCAATCAGAACGCTCTCTACCTAAAAGCTCATCTAACTTAACTAATTTATTTACTTTTACTGGTTGTTCAGGCGTTTCTGACATATATTTGTTATTAAAACAATTGACCTTTATTCTTATCTTCTTTTCTATAAATAGAAACCTTTAGTTTCTTTTTAAATACTGGTTTAATTTCTATAGATGAATTTGAACCTGTATATTCGGTTAAACCGGTATTAAAATCAACTAACGATTTTAAACCTTTGTGTTTATCTCTTTCGTTTTCAAAATCTTCTAATTCTTTCTCAACCATCATTATTAATGACATCATAAGTAATAAGCATCTAAAGGTGAAGTACTAAAATATTCTTCTATCTTTTTTAAACATTCGCTTTTAATCGCAAATGATGCCATTACTAAATCGTTTAAATCTTTAATTGTACTAGGATATTTATCCATCTTAGTTTCGCTTAAAAATCTATCCCAAGTAAATACACTTTTACCTCGTTTCATTTTTTGCATCATCTTTTCTTTACCCACTTTATCATTATCAAACATATATCTAACGGTTGGTATCTCATCTAATTCTGTTGTATCTCTTTGAGCTGATGCTAATGCCAATGAATTGTTCATAAATAATCGGTCCATCGGTCCCTCAAAAATAGTTACAGGTCTATTCATATCAACTTGTAAAATACCGAATAGCGTTGATATTTTACCAATGTTCGATGTTGATTCTTCATCTATTTCAAATGGTTGTCCAAGCCATTCTTTTATTTTTAATACGTCATACGTTAAATATCTAGAACTTTTTGTTTTAATAAGAGCTCTTGATTGCATACCTATTACTTTATCATTAGGCCCTAAATTTAAAATATATAAGCGCTTATCTTTGGGGGAAAACATGAAATAATCTAACTTATTATGAAGCATTCTATTTCTTAGATATAACCAAGCTGAATCTCCAACAATAATATCTTTAAATCCTAAACCATCTCTTAGGTCTTGTTTTGTTGGGGCGATTTCAATTACTTTAGAATAAACTCCATGTTGAAGTACATCGGCATGATTTGTTTCAATTCTATGTTCTTTAACATAATCAATAAGTTCTATTGTTTCATCTGAATTAAGTCTAACACCATGGTCCTTAAGAAACTGATACGCATCTGAGTGTTGACCGCAGTTAAAACAGTGATATTGTAATGTATCCCAGTATAAATTACCGCGTTTCATTTTATCATCTCTGGTAGAGTCACCACAATAAGGACATGCTAAGCTAATACGACCTGGCATATCTTTTAACATGGTTTTGCCACCAGCCTTATGTTCTTTAAGGACAACTTGCTTAAATAAAGTCTTTATTTTAAACTTAAGTTCTTCTGATATTTTAGATGACATATAACCCAATTTAACAAAATTAAGACCTACTATTACTAATAGGTCTTAATTGTAAACTTAAAAAAGTTTATTTTATAAATCTAAATCATTTAAGAATGAATCTAAATCATCGCCTGAATCAACTGCAACTGATGAAGAGCCCGCTTCAAATGCATCAATATCAGGATTGCCGCTTGGCGCCGAAACTGATTCTGCAACTTTAGCAGGAGCTGGTTTAGCTGCTGGTTTAGGAGTTGAGTTTGCAATAGAATCCATAGATGAACCTGGATTTAAGTATTGACGTAAGATTGAATTAACAAAATCACGTGTTTCATCGTCCCAAGCTTTAAACTCATACGGTTCTAATGACGGAGCTTTTTCTAATTCAGCTTTAATTACTTCCATATTCTCTTTTGTTTTTTCAGCAGGCTTATTATCAATTAAGATAGCTGAACGACTAGCTGAGAATTTAGATTTATCGTAATTGTTATATTCACCTTGACGAGTAATGATTAATTCAAAGTTCTTACCTTCAAAAAGGTCAAATACTTGAGTTGGGTCGCCAAATGTTGGTTTTAATTCTTCGTCGATTTTCTCTTTGATTTTATAACCAAATTTAAAAATCTTATATGTTCCTTCGAATTCAGGAAACTGAGGGTCTTTAATGACCTTAACTAATGCATAATATTGTTCACGACGCTTTAATTGCTCTGACATCTTACGGTCTACTGCTGAATCAGACTTACGTAATTTGAAGAATGCATCTGCAATTGGACACTTATCACCAATAGAAGATGGTGAATCAATTAATTTACCTTCGCCACCTGCATCTTTTAGCCAGTGTACGTATTTTTTGATTAATGAATTGCGTGGATTTGCTGGATTTGGAACAAAACGAATCATTGCTTTGTAAGTTCCGTCTTTGCCTTGGTCGGCTGTTGGTTTGTACATATTATCACCTGATGATGATGTTTGTACTTCGTGTGTGTCAACATCGTTGACCCCTAGATTAAAAATGTCAAAATCTGCCATGTCTTTAAAACTTTAATTTTCTTTAAATTGTTTAAATTCCGTTAATGCGTTAATTCTTTTAGGTACCTTTCTTAAACGTTAACTGTAATTATATAGAGCTATTTAAAATAGTTTCAATTACATCTTATAATTATTTCCAGCAGAGTCTTTATATAAGTCAGCTTCTATTTTAGTTAAGCCACACTTTTGCAATAGGCTTTCTAATTCTTCTTCTTGAATATTACCTATCAAAAGCATTTTATGCAGTAGACTATAAAGTGTTAAATACTCTCCTGGAGTCAATAAAGATGAGTCTTGTCCTTTTAAATTTCTCATATAGTATATATTTAAAAATAATTTAAAAATAATCTAAAAATCTTGAAACAAAAATGAGACCCTAGAATATAAGTTTAGGGTTTCCGGTTTACAAGGTATATTTAAGGGAGGAGATTAAGGTCCTTAATGTACATAGCTAAATAATAAGCATCTACTAAGTCATCAAAGGGCTTTGGAACCTTTTTACCAATTTCTAGTTTACTAGCTAGGCCCCACACATCACTTTTTGCTAATGCTTGGTCTTTAAGATTATTTTCAATAAAAGAATTCCAAAGTTCTAATTTATTCATTCTGCCTCCACCTGCAAATTTCTTTATAGAGGTCGGAGCAACGGTTACAATGTTAAACTTTAGGTCTCTTTCTTTTGTGTTATATTTAGTAAATAGATGAAACTTAAATATGGCTGCTCCAGCTGCTAAGTCAATTAGATTATTAGTGCCTCCACCAGAAGAACCATAAGAAACACCTTCAAAAGCAATAGTTATAGGTAATTTAGGGTCTATTAGGTCTAAATCATCAATTAAACTAATAATATCATTAGACATTGTAATAAATCTATATAACTTTGAGATTTCTTTTTCAGAAAAGTCTTTTGAGGTTTCAAAAATGGGTTGAAATTTAAGTGTAATATCTTTAAGCATTGCAAGTTCTTCTTGCATTTTAGTTTCAGCTTTAGTTCCCATACCAGGTTTTAGATATGAAATAAACTTTAAGCCTTTTTGAGTAAGGACTACGATACCGGGGGAATTTAAAGAAAAGTCAACTGCAATAATTTGCATATTAGATGCGGTTACCAAGAGCAGCACCTATAGAGGCACCAACTAATCTTGAAGTTAATAAATCATAAAGAAGTCCAGATTGAACTCCTAATGCTCTAGCTACAATTTTACCAACTGTAGTTCCAAGAGCAAAACCAGTTAAACCGCCAATAATAGAACCAAGAAGACCTTCGTTAGTTAATTCTTCGTTAAATCTTTCAATATCGATTAGGCCATTGTGGTCTTCATAGTTAAACATAAATTCATCAATAGCCATATCTATCTTTTCTTCTAGTTCTGGAGTTAATTCAGAAGTTAAAGATTCTTGTAACATATCCCACTCTTGGTTAGTTACATTTTGCTCTGAAAGATATTCTAAAAATGTTTTCATATTCTATATATTAATCTATTTCTAATGCAATATTAAATTTGTTATAATAGAAGTTAATAGTAAAGGTATTAAACTCTGCAATGTTCGAACTCATATTAAGGTCTAACTCAGAAATACTGTTCATAATTGGTTTTTCAAATACAACCGAAGAAACATGAATTCCTTCTGCATCTAGTAGCTGTAATTTAATGTCCTCTGTAAATGGCTCTTTAACCCCCTTTGAATAATAATACAATAAAGTATCCTGCATTATCCAGTAGTTAATCATACCATCTAATAATTGCATTGTTATTGTAAACTGTCTATCAACTAAGTTTTGAATAGGCTGAGCACCTCTAAAATATCTAGTAGTACCGTCATTATTTACTTGGCTAATAGGGTCGAAATTTAAACCTGGTAAATTAATACCTTGAATAGAATAATTAATAAAATCTATAGGTTCGGTTATAATATTGCCTGGCATTCTATTCAAGTATTTTTTATACTTGTCAGCTACCTCCGCTGGAATAAAATTTCTAGGGAATTGAAAATTAAAAAGATTATTTCTACTATTTAAAATCATTAGACAATATTTACTATTCCATAATATAATGTAGAACTAGTAGCTCCATTAGTTATATTAATATAAAATTTATCAGTTGCAACATTAGTATCAGGTTGGTCAAATCTAGAAGCAACTGCCTTAGGTATTTTAAATAAAACTTCACCGTGACCCATATCAACATCTGGGAATGTATAATCTGCTGAAATTTTTTGTTCAATATTACCACTCTTAATTAAAAGGTCAACTGAATCTGCATTAACTAAAGAAACTTCTTTCATTGAGCTTCCATTAGATTGAACAATTTTAAATTTAATAAAGCTATCAGCTACTTTAGAAAGTCTCATGATTCCTTCTCCCTCTGGTTTGTATAATAGAGGTGTAACTGTATTGATGTTAGTACCTTCTAATACAACTTGAGAATTGCCTGCTAAAATATTTACAGTATCTACTGCAACCGGGACATATCTAGTTTCTCCAACTGATGGCCTAATAGAATTTACAAAAGCTTCAATTGCTACTCCAGTTTGTGTACTAGCAATAGTATTATAAACTTTATTAACCACGTTATTTCCTAAAGCCAATTGCATCATTTTCTTACCATATCTAGATGGTTTATTATAAACTAAACTAGCTTGTTTTAATATTTGAGTATTATCAGTTGAATTATAAATTCTTAAATTAAGATTAATTACAAATGAAACCGCAACATTAGCATTTTTAATAATAGGTCTAAATGAAATAGGAGTATCGAAGTTATTAGTTTGCACGTATGAACTTGAAAAAGTAGTTGCAAATGCTAAACCAATTTGTTCCATTACTTCAACATCATAAAAGACTGTAATGTCATCTTGCGATTTTTGAATTCTATCTAAAACGTATTGCGAAAAGTTAGCAATTGAACCATCTTTTAATCCATATAAATTAAAATAATCTCCATCTGCTGCTTCTTCAACTACAGCAGCTATATCTTGGTATTCGTCTTCTTGCGGAAGAGTAACTTCTACTTGTTCCGCTACATCAGCATATTTAACACCGGCTACTTCTGTAATTTTATTAATTAACTTAAATGTGATTTCATAGTTTGTGCTTGGATTAATTGAATGTACAGTATTTTCTAATCCAAAGAATGCATTTTGGAAATCTAAATTAAATTGAGTGTCATACATATCAACTAATGATGGCACTTTAATTTCTATAAACTTAGAAAATGGCGTTCCACTTAATATAAATGGATTCGGGTTTTGAATTTCGTAATTAGAACTATTTAAATAGGCTAATGATGTAAAGAAATTGTATATGCCTGATTTTCTCTTTGCCTTAGTTTGGAATATAAAACCTTGGTAACCTCTACCTGAAAAAGAATAACCGCTTCTTAAGTGAAGTCTAATAGTATCATAATTGACAATGTTTCCTGTTAAAGTTTGAGGTGCTAAATCAAGAGCTTTAGTTCCTGTCCAACCTTGTGTTTCTAAATAACCTAAAGTATTGTCTAAAAGAGCAAATCTAGTATTATCAACATTGTCTATAATTGCATAGTATCTTCCAATTTCGCCTGTACCAGCTTTGATAGTATTTCCAGTTTCTTGTTCTGGTGTTGCATAATATGAATTTATAGTATCTCTTACTTGAATAAATCCTTCATTTAAGTCAGTATATGAATACTTATAAGTTCCATTTGTATTAGGTACATATGTACCAATATTACCTAATAAGGTATAACTTCCACCTCCACTAATTGAAAAGCTAGCTGGGTTTGGAAGAGCAGAAAGATTAAACTTATATGTCTTTCCGTTTTGTAATTGTAATTCACGTGAAGCAAAATCATTTACAACGATATAAGCTCCAGTTTTAGACACCGTAAAATTTACAACATCTCCTCCTAATTCATGAATTAAATATCTTGTTTTAGTACTATCATTTTCAATAGTATCTAAAAACTTAATATGACTTCCACTATCATCTACTGTAATTTCAGACGCACTAGTATTTGCTTGGTCATGGTAGATAAATTCTAGCAGAACATCAGCATCTAGTCTTAAAAATTTAGAAGATTTAGCCATTATTAATTATTAATTTTAAAATTGTAAGAATGAAGGACTCCAATATAATCCAGCGTTTATAGTTGGTCCATATTGTATCATTTGTCCATTAATTAAGGTCATACCATAACCAACTCCAAATCCAATTGACCATCTAGCTTTTTTAATTGGCTTTTCATTCAACTTATTATTTATCAGATTTATATTTTCAATAGTATCAAATTTAATTCCAGGGTAAGAAGAACCCATTTTAACCTCTTTATACCCGTTTTTTTCTTCGATTGCAGCATATAACTTTATAGATTGTTCTATATCAAACTTAGAGCTTTTTAATTTAATATTGTTATCCTCAACCGCAACTTCGATATTACCATTAAAATTTCTAGTATTACCTTTTCCAAAATCTTTAAAGTCATTAAACTTAAATAATTTTGTACCATCGCTTTGTAATATTCCACTTGGATTATTAATATAAATAGTATCTTTAACTGAAATTTTTGCTTTTAAAAGAGAATTAATTTCCTTTAAAGACTTATTTAAACCTAATTCTTTAGCGTATTCTCCATTAGCCCAATCTAATTTATTACCGTATTCTTCAATATCATATAAGAAAGCTCTTTTTTCAGCAATTAGATTTCCATTAGCGTTTTTATATTGTTTAATAGTATCTTTAGAAGCCAGTAAATTATTATAATCTTGGATTGACTTAGCTTTAATAGAAGCCAATTCTCTATTTAATTTATCAGTTTCATTACATTGTCTAAGAAACAATAACGCAAATAAAGCAAGTAAAGCAAAAACAATAAGAGTTCTATTTATATTAATCATTTTATTATTGAATGTTTGCGTTTGCACCTGTGTTAGGTCCATATACATATAATGTATATGTGTAATTACCAGTTGGAATAGTTTGAGTCATTATGGTATCTCCAGTATCTACATTTCCTAGTATCTCATAATTATTAGCTCCACTATTTATTACCAATCTAGATGTTGCATTACCTGATAAGTAATATGTTTTACTAGTTATTAAAGTTATTGTAGCCGAAGCCCCTGAAACAACTATACTACCCGTTACTGGAGTTTGACTTAAAGTAGCTGTTTTAGTTCCAATTATTTCATATGAAGCTCCAGTTGTAAGCGTTATTAAATTAGAATAGTGAACTGAACTTTGTGTTGAAGTTGCAGCATCTAATGTAGTAATACCTACTCTATAATATGAAGTGCCTAATGGAGCTGTTATAGTTAAAGTATCATTTGTCGCTAAATCAATATTAACCCATTGACCTCCCCCTAATTGAGTTTGCCATTGATAATTATATGTTAATTGAGAACCATTTCTCCATGAAGGTAAACTTTTACTAGCATACGCTGTAACAGAATCACCATTTTGAGCTCCTTTAGAAGTAGAACCGTTTGCTGAATCAAATCTAGCAGTTGGATTAATACAAGTCATTGCATCTCCATTTTCTAAAGCTGGTGTTGGCGTTAAATTATCAAAGACAACACCTGCACTAACAAATCTAATATAACCATCTATTACATAATAACCAGTAGTTGCAGGGGTTGTAGTTCCTGCATTATATAGGTAAACTCTACCAGTAGGTCCTTCAGTATTAAGAGTTGTATCTCTCCATGCATTTTTAACAGTTAAGTCTGTATACGTTTGCCATGTACTAAACGTAGGGTTTGTTGGAGGAATAACTAGGTCATATAGATTAGTTGCAGCACTACATGCCATAGCATTATCTGTAGAATAACCTAACGCTACTCCACCGAATGTAAGACTTCCGATTATAACTCCTTGGTCACCCGGTTGAGACCACGATAAGTCTTCTTCGCCTAAATAAACAACATATACCATTTTGTATAAATCATATGCTGTTCCAGATACAGATGGATATATTAAAGCTGGGTCTAAATTTAAATTACTAGTAACCGTGTATGTTTTACTAGTACCATTATATGTTGCATTTATACTAGCATCACCACCCCCGGTAATAGATAAAATGCTATTAGTTTCAGATGCTGGGCCTTGTCCAGCCCCAGTAGGTCTATTAGTATTGTTTGTAATATTATAACTAAATGAACAAAGGTCTTGTGTTGTATAACTTTTTGTTGCATTAGTCCAAGTTTGACCATTACATAAATACCAACCTTTATAATCACCTTTACCTCTACCGTAATAAATTTGTAAAGGAGAAGCGTCGTTAGCTAAATATGCATCTTGGTCAAAATTATTAGCGTTATCAAAAATATTAGTTAGAATAGGAACAATAGTTCCAACGGGTACAGCACCTCCAATTTCTGAAACATGTTTCCATGTTGAATTACCTAAAGCGTCAGTCGATGCTAAAACTTTATTAAGAGCTGGTGTACCAACGCCAATTTTAAGACTCGTCGATATTTCTAATCCAGTATTAAATCTTGCATTCACATTAGAATTAAATACAGTATCATCAATTGTAACTAATTCTGTATTACCTTTTGCAAAAATAAATTTAGATGCTATTTTTTTACTAACAGTATCTAATAATTCTGAAAAACCTTCAGTTTTAACAACTTTACCAGTTGCAGTATCATAATCTAATGAAATATATGCATAATTACCATTATTATTGGCCACATCATCATCCCAAAATGCGACATTATAAAAGGCCTCATTATTACCCTTGTCTTTTTTATTTATTAAAAAGGATACATCGTTTATGACAGTATCATATATTGCATCATCTTTATTAACACCTACCATTACAGTAGGAGGATTTAATGTGCCTTCGTGAATAGGTACTAATGTATTATTATAAGTTCCAGAATTAGATTTCCAAGTTTCTAAACCTGGGTCTCCTTTAGCTCCTTGTGCTCCTTGTGGACCCTGTGCTCCTTGAGGACCAGTATCGCCTGTTAAACCATCAAAACCTTGAGGTCCTTGCGCTCCTTGATGGCCCATAGGTCCACCTCCATTAACTATAACTTGGTCAAAATTATAGTTAATTTTATCTAAAATAATATTAGATAAATCAGATGAAAGTAATTCTTTAAAATTAATGACCATTGGACTATTTCTTTTTCTATATAACTATTTATCTGTCTTTTATTTATTAAAAATAACACATATCATTCGCATCTGCAAAAGCCTGTCCATCTGCATTAAAATTAGCGTCTGCTAATGCTTCAGCTGTTGCTTGGTCATATATGCTAGTATACGTATTAGAATACAATACGCCATCGCTAATTTCTCCAGGATGACAAATTGAACTATAAAAAGTTCCACTTCTATATGCAGTATATGTTGTCGGTGGAATATATGTACAGGTGCCAATTGCATTTACGTGAGCTTGACCTTCTGCGTTAAATACACTTGCCTGTAAATCTGCGTCTGCTTGAGATGTTGCACTTGTATATGTTTGACTATAATTATGGTATGAACCCGTTTCTCCAGCTGGACAATCATTTCTTTGGAATGTACCGCTGCGATATGCACTATATGTACAAGTTCCATTTGCATTAGCATAAGCTTGACCATCTGCATTAAAATTAGCTTCTGCTAAAGCATCGGCTGCTGCTTGTGAAGATGTACTAGTATAAGTATTACTATATGAAACTGAAGAACCTACTCCTCCACTTCCACACTGTGTAGTAAATGTACCAGACCTTGGAGCATAAAAGGTTATTACACAATTTATAGTTGTTTGTTGAACTATTGAAATATTGTAAGTTGTATCGTATGCTCCAACGTAATACGAAACAGCATATCCACCTGACATAACATCTAACGTATTACTATAATTAACACCGTTAAATGTTCCAGCTGTACCACCAGGAGGTGTATTAGAAATATGATATACATAATTACCAGACCCACCGTTTGCACTAATACTAATAAAGCCTTTATTGTTATTAATATCTGCACATCCAGTAGAAACTGAAAGAGTTAATGTTGGTGGAGTTCCTGATGTACCTGATGTTCCGGAAGTTCCAGCTGGACACCCACTCTGACCAGACACTAATTGCATACTACCGCTCGTATTAAAACCATTATTAGTCATATATGATTGTGTATGGTTTATTGGAGATACATTATCCCATGTAAAATATGCTAAAGTTTGAGCGTCAATGTATCTTTGACTAGAAATACTAGGAACTACTTTAGTATAAACTTGTCCTCCTCCAGAATCACATGCATTTAATTTATACCAATCAAATGAAGGTTCTACATATGTACATGTTCCATTTGCGTTTGCGTTTGCTTGACCTAATGTAGCATAATTAGGGTCTGTTGCAGCCTGATTATCTGCGTCAGCTTGACTAATGGTTGATGTATATGTTTTACTAAATGGAACAGGTGAACCCGTATAATCAACAGGACAATCGTTCCTAACAAATGATTCAGTTCTAGTTGCAGACCAGCTTGGTGTAGTAGAACAAACTCCTGAAATATTAGCATAAGCTTGACCTTCAGTATTAAAGTTAGCATCTGCTAATGCGTCAGCTGCAGCTTGAGATACTGTACTAGTATAAGTTTTACTAAATGTAACAGGCGTCGTATATTCTCCAGATGCACAATCATCTTTACTAAAGGTTCCAGTTCTAAATGCACTATATGTCATTGGAGTAAATCCTAAATGAGTTACACCTGAATTTGTTCTAATCCAACTTGTAGTATTTCCCCCAGTTTGCCATTTCAAATCTGAAGAGCCTAAATAGCAAAGGTATATTAGTTTACTGTTTTTATATTCAGTAGCACCAGATGTAGGAAAATGAGTCTGCGTAGGTTCACTTCCATCTAAATAAGTATTAAATGTCTCTTCATCTATAATATACGTTCTATCTGTGTAAGTATATGTTGTTTTAATATCTGCACTTGCAACTAATGATAATTTAGTTCCTGGTGAAACTGAAATTTCAGCAGTTTGACTACCGCCATTAGAAGCTATATTATAATCAACTGAATTTAAGTTTGGTAAATAATAAGTTTCAGTACCATTGGTCCAAGTCTGACCATTACATAAATACCAGCCTTCATACTGAGATTCTAATTTGCCAGCGCCAACGCTATTAATTAATTTAGGAGTTCCAGTTTGAATAACTTGTTCACTTAAAACAAAATTAGTACTATTAAAATCTGATGCAGATATTGCAGTTACACAACCAATTGGAAAAACATTAATTAAGTCCTTTAATCTAGCCCATTTAGTTACGCCTGTATTATCATTAGCCGCCAATATTTTATTTTTATCAACGTTAGCTATGTTTATTTTAACACTAGCGCCATTAATAACTTCAGCTCCAGAATTTAATTTGCCTAACGAATTAATATCAGCAGTATTATCGGTACCATCTATTTTTAACCATTCGTCATTTGTAAATAAATGTATGTCTGCTTCTTCTCTAAAAACAGCATCATTTATGTCAGTCCAACTCTCTTGTAAAATAGCGTTAGAACCATCTTGATATAGTTTAAAATAAGGTTGAGTATCTAAAGGTACATTATTAACGTCGACTGTTCTAAAACGAAGGGACCTAATATTATTATGTGTTGAATTAATTATTACAGTTGCTAGACCATTTTGATTATTGTAATCTCCGTGTGTATTATCAATTCCAACCATCATATTAGTTGGAAATCTTTTATCAAATTGATTAGGTCTAATAGTATTGTTAGTAAAATTTTCGATACTATTAACTTCCCATAAAGAATCGCCCGTTATACCTTTAGCACCTTGAGTACCTATAAGACCTTGAGGACCTTGTAGACCAGTTGGCCCCTTTGCGCCGTCTGGTCCAGCTTCACCATCTGGTCCTGTAGGACCCATTGGGCCGCCTCCAGCTAAATCAATTTGTTCGAAATTAAAGTTTAACTTCTCGATTTTTTGAGGTGACCAGAATGCTCCAGTTGAATCGGAATCAGATTCATATATTTCTTTAATGATGATTGACATTACGCACGTATTTTGACCATTGTTTTGAACTGATAACTATATCCGTATCTTTTATTATATATCAATCTAAAACTAAGGCCATCTGTTGCAAAAGATTCAATTATATAGTTAGTCTGCGGTTTGTAAATGCTTAAGTCTATATCAGTTGCAGAATTAGCACTTAAAAAATCAGTATCGATATTTTTAGCCTCTTTTGCAAAAAACTCAATAGAATCAATATTAAATCTAGGTACGATATTCCATTCAACGTATTCTTGTAAATCATCTTCGGTTGTAGTTAAATCTCCAAATGATTTTGCAGGAGTAACATAATTATCAAAAAAATCTTTAATACCTTGTTCTACTAATTCATTTAATACAGACCTTTTTACATAAAAATCAGCATAGATTCTTTCATCTGTTTCAGTCCATATAATTGATGCATTTGCATTATTATTTAACTTAATTGAATTTAATTCTTCTAAAGAACCAACTGTTTCAGTCGTAAAATTAGTAATATCATAAAAGGCCTCGGTCTTCATAATAGTTGAAGCCATAAAAGCTCTTTTTTCAATAGGACTCATTGTTCCCCACTCAGTATTAGTTCCTCCATTTGGAGATGACTTTGTAAAATAATTTTGAGAATATTTAGATTCTAAAATATTTAAGTCTTTTTTATCAATTGCAATTTCTCCAATCTTTGGATATAAAGGTAATTTATCAGAAGCCTTTGATAATTTAAGCGTTGTATCAGGCGACTCTGGATTTACTTTATGATAATAGTAATTCTTAATAATGCCATAACCATATTCAGGTGTATGAACAGGATGACCGGGCTTTATAATTTCTGTAAAATATGTTGCAAAGGAAATGCCTAATCTATTAAATTTATCATAAATTAATTTATTTCTATTAACGGGTGCAGTATCACTAACTGCTTTATATTCTGTATAAATATCAGTAAATGAAATAACATCATTTGTTAATGGATTATATGTTCCATTCATTCTTCTTAATTCAACAGTATATCCAGTATCTCTTTGCGTTATAATTCTACCAACATCATCTGGCGTAATTTTATATGAAAGAGGTTTATCTGCATCTACAGAGGCTTTAATAAATGAAGGCTTAATAAATGAAGTTCCGTCTTCTACGTTTAATACAAAATCATTAGTAGAGATAGAACCATCTATTGCAATTGAGGTATAAGCAATATTAGAAGAATTATTATTAAAACTATCACTAAAGTTTTTAGCTTTAATTGATTCTAAAATTTCTCTAAATGCATCATATCCTCCATTATAATATCTATATGTTAAAGTTCCTTGTAATGCATTAGATATATTAGAAACTTTAGTCCATCTTACGCCAGGTGTATTTGTAGTTGTATTCCATTCTACTGGGTAACCTGCAACCTGAATAGTATTATTGTTTAATACGTTTACAACTTTAAGAGCTTTAACCTCTATTTGGTCAGTAATATAATTATACCAATCGAATAGAAGATATGAATATCCATTTACATCAGAAGATTGTATAACATTAATTTGATTTTCAAATTGAGGTAAATTACCAAATTTATCAGGTATACCTTTAATTGTAACTTTATTAGCAGATTTCCAATCCGCAGCTCTTAAATTTAAGGCACCGCTAATAGGCACATCTACTAGTTTTCCATCTAAAAATGCATGACGTAATTCATATAAAACCTTTCTAGTTAATTCAGTAACATCATTAGTTTGTAATCTTAAATTAATATAAACACAGATGAACTTATATGCATCATTTTTTATAACTTCGTAAGATACATCGTTTACGCTTGCATCGTTTTCTAAATTTATAACTACACCAAATTTATAACCGTTAACATCAATTTGCTTAAATTCAGTTGGATTAGATTTTCTATTCTCCTTTCTAGATTTAAAAGTATATCTTAAACCTCTAAATACTGTAGATGAAAAATTATAAGGTGAACCGTCATTGAATTTAGTATATAATTTATGAGATTTAGCTTTTACGAATTCAGTATTTTTTGCTTCAAATGTATCTCCTATGCTTAATAAATTATTAGGGTCTTGTGTTCCAACAAATGAAATTACAGAACCATTATTTGGACTATAAATAATATTTGAAGGTAAAATATATTCTTGACCATTATATGCAGTCAGTTTATTTCCAGATATAGAATCAGGATTTATATCACCACTAAAATTAACTAAAGTTACAGTTCCAGAAGTTTGAATGCTTTCGATAGAAACTGCATCAGAATATGCTCCATCCCATATAAAGAATTTTTCAAAGTAATTATTATCAATACTCTTTAAATTATCAGGTGTTAATTCATTTGTAATAGAAGTATTAAAACCAACATAGCTCTTAAGAGATTTAATATATGTTGGGTCTGATTCATATAGAGAAGGAATAGAATTAATATGGAAATATTCCATTGAATAATCTATAGGGTCTCTAAATTTGCCTGTCATAATAACAGGTGACATATTATCACTACCAAAAGCTTCGCTATACGTTAATAAATATGGTTTCATTCTTGCATTAAACGAATCTTTTAATGCAAATTTATTTACAGTAGGACTAATTCTTGAAAAAGTTGCAGTTTCTTTTAATTGATTTTCAAAAAGTCTATCATACTCAGAACTTATTTTAACATCTTTAATATTAATATCACCTTCTTGTGAAAATGAAGTAATGTTATCGCGTTTGTTAACAAGCTCTTGTTCAAGAACTGGATATAATGTAGGATAATAATCTTCGCTTCTTTCTTTAAATTTAGCGTTACACGCATCTTCATATTTATTATATGAATTTAAATCTAATAATAAATCTTCAAACGCAAGTTCTCCTAATTCAGAATTAGACGTATCATGAAAATCAAAATCAAAATCCTTTAATGAATATGCACTAAATTTACCGTATTTTGTTTTATAATCAACATAAATATTAAGAGATTTAGTTCTTGGAACTTCAATATTTGATTCTAATATAACTCTATATAAATCTAATTCATAAGGATCTTTTACTATTTGTATAATTTTAGAATAGTTTGAAGTATTAACACCTTGTAAATAATCTCCAACCTTTAAATTACCTAAATGAGTGTTATTAACCAATACGCAATTATTTTTAGTGGCTCCACCAATCGGAGTCCATATAGTCCAATCGGATAAATTAAGACCAATATTATCTTGTAAACCCGCTTCAATATCAATAAAATTAGAAATATTACCATTTAAAATACCAAATGCTGTTAACTTTCTAGTGTTACCTACACCATAATCTTCAATTATGATTTTTTCTCCAATTCTTTTAGCAGTATAAGGAATTTCAGATGCTGTAATTGCGCCAGCAAGGGCTGCTGCAATTTCTTCTAACGTTCCATTACTAGAATACGTATTGTTTAAATATTTACCGGCTTCTAATTCAGATTCAGCAACAAATTCAAAATTATGTAATTTATAATTAGATGCTATTAATTCGGATTTAGCAGTTAAAAATAATTTATCACCATTATGAGGGGCTTCAGTTATATTAAAACTTAAAACATCTTTTAAGTCAACTAAAAAACTTTCTAATTGAATAGAACCGACATTTGTTTTATTTATAAAATTGCTAAGAGAAGCTTGATTTATAGAAACTGGTAAACTAATCGGTGAACTATTTCTAAAATTAGTATTATTTTTAATATGATAAAAATTATTAAAACCGTCTTTAACCCAATTTAACGTTGGCAGTTGTAAATCTTCATTAGTTAAAAACATATCATTATGAGTCAATGAAGAATTACTAATATCGTAGTATGTCTTAATTGAATCATTTTCAATTTGTATACTATTAGAAACTATGCTATATGCCGTAAATTCGCCTTCTTCAATTGCATCTACATATAATCCAAAATAACGATAAATGCTATAATTATCAGCATTCTCATCATCGAATAAAAATTCAAGATTAATTATGTTAGCAACAGCTAATTCATTTCTTTGAAAACCAGAAGTTAAAATATAATTATTTAAGATTTCAATTTTATCTACAACTAAATCAGAATTTATGTAATCCTTTTTGTTAACAAACCCTCCATTTGTAATGTCTATCCCGTTAAACGAGGTAGGTTGCTTTACATCAAAGTTTTGTGTAATACTACCATTTGGAAATTTAGAATCATTAACATGATTGCTTAAATACTTTCCTAATTTAGAAGAAGTAGTTAAATCAAACGTTTTAACAATTGTTGCATTTTTTAATAATTCTAAGATTCTAGAATTTTGACTAGCTACAGTATTATCTAATTGTTCAGAATAATCTACACCTTCTACTCTATAAATTACAAAATGAGATGGAATCTTTTTTTCTAACCAAATAGGAGCAAAAAATCTATATTGTTCAGTTGTAGTTTTAGAAGCATTAAAATATGCACCATATTGATATGAATCTTCGTATTGTTTTGAATATTCACGGTATACACTTAGGTCTGAGTTATCTCTAAGAACGTCATATTTTAATTCATTTGGAGTATTTCCATAAAACAATGCAACATCATTAGAATATTTTCCATCTGAATGAATTGCATAATTTTTAAATGAATTATTAGATAAAGATTTATTGGCTGCGATTGCATCCATATATAATGAACCCTCAGAATTAACTACCAATTTAATATTAGTAGTTAATTTTGGATTAGTTCTTAATAAACCAAATGAAACGTCATCGACATTGTTATTAATCGCATCAAAATTAGTAGATATACTCATCAAACTTTTCTATGTATTGTTATAAGTATATATCAATCATAGTAAGAGAGACTATACTATTTCATTAAGAGCACCGGGTGTAGACATGTCATTGCTATTGATAAAATACTTAGCGTGAGAACTTGGTAAATTATAAGTATCAATCATGCTATTTGTAACATTTGTAGCGGATGAGCCCTCTTGCTTATATTTAGCATACACTTCAACATCAAATAAGAATGAATTACCTTCTGAATCTAAAATATCAATACCTAATTTTTTAGAATAAGTAATATTAGATAGAGTGTTACTAACAATACCTCCAACTCTACCAGTTTCATTTACTGATGTTGTAGAAGCAAATGTTGTATCTGCAACTCCATAATAATCTGTCATTCTATATTGGAAAATTAAGTCAATTGAAATAGCGTTTGTAATACCTTGCTTAATAGATTTAACTCCAAATTTGTTATCAGCATTAACTGTTAGACTAGTTTTTTCTAAAGGAGCCATATATAAATAAGCTCCGCAAGAATGTCCACCTAATAGATATTGGTCATTAGAATCAAATGCCATTTTAAGAGTTCTAGTAACTACTGTGCCAGCTTTATTTGTAAATGAGAATCTTTTATATGGATTTTGTAATCCTCCATCTTCCATATTAGCTCTTCTAGGTGCGTTCTTAGACATTGAAACTAAACCTTGCGATTGAATCGTCAATGGTGATATAGCTCCATTATTTAAAAGAGGATGGTCTTTATGTAAGAAAATACCGTTATCATACATCGTAGATGTGACAGCATGTGATGCTGCTGGCTTTTCTAAGATAGTAGCGTTTGGCGTATTACTAGTATATGAACCTGTCCAAATAAATGCGTTTGCGTCAGTCGATGAATCAAATGCAGTTTCAGTAGCAGGTTGATAATTTCTTACTCTTGTAGTTGGGTTTATTGCAACATCATCAAATAAATAAGAAAGACCGTATTCAAAATCATCAACACCAGTTGTAACAGTTAAATCTGGAGCAGCCATTGAATATAAGTCTCCATCGTTTGCTAAATTACGGAATCTTGAATTAATAAACTGTCCTCTTAATTGACCCGATTGATATGGTATAGAATTAAAGAATTGATTATTTTGAATCGATTCAGTATCTAAATTTTGATATAGAATTGGAACTAAATCATATTTACCTTCAGTTGTATAATAAGTATTTGCTAAAACCTCTGCATCTGCTGTAGCACTTGGAGAAACACCTAATACAGTTGAATTACCAGAAGCGTAAGTCTGTTTTGTTCTATCTCCAACCAATCTTGCCACTAATTCTAAATTAGTTGCTTTAGTATTTGATAATTTAAGCTTAAAGTTTTTAGTTACAATTGCACCCTTTCTATCAGATTGAGTTGTAATTTCATCAGTATAATAACCTGCAAATAATTTAACAGTAGAGTGATTATTTACTACTGTTTGATTTCCAGCTTGGTCTTCAATAATGATAGCTAATTCACCAATAGTTCCAGCAATTTGTGCTTGTAATTTTTCAATTTGAGCTTGCATTTCAACAAGTTTATCAAATAAACTAACTGGGTTTTGTTCACTCGTTAAAAATCCAGATGCAATCGAAGTTGCATTATGTGAAAAATATTTAGAATTAGTATTAAATGAATCAGCTAAGTGATTATAAACTCCAGTAGCTGATAAATCTTGGTCAACTTGAACTTTAATTACCTCTAATTCATTTTGACTAATAGTATCTTTTAAAGCATCTCCAGTAAATTGTCCTTCTGGAAAATCTATTTTAATAATAGAAGACCAATCTGACTCTACTGGAGTAACTGGGAAACCTGCTTCAGAAATAGATTTAACCATAATTTCAACAGATTCACCAGATTGTAAAGAAATATCTAATGAATTAAAGTTAACAGCTTGCGCATCTTCTTCATTTTCTATTTGCCAATAATATTTACCGTTTGCGTCTTTAACTCTTTTTCTAACAGGTCCTGTAATTTCATTCCAATTTGAAAAAGCTGCAGTTTTTGTAGTTGCATTTGTTGTATCATTAAACGTAATTTGGTCAATTTGACTAGTTTTACCATTTGCTGAAACATAACGGTATCTAATCTTAAATTGAACAATTTCTTGAGACACTGAATTAGCTAATTTCTTAGGGAATGGAATAGACCAGAAACCTCTTACTTTAAATTTGGGAGCTATTGTTGATAAGTTATTAGAATCTGCAATTGATTTAATTTGAGATACTAGAGATGAATATAATGAAGCCTCAGCAGCTCTTTGGTCTACTAAAGACTTATATTCATTTTGGTCTCTATCTCTTTCAACAGTAGATGTATATTTTTTAGTCATCATAGAAGCTCTCTTCTGACCAATTGATTCATCTAACTTTTTTAAATTTTGTTCAGATGTTGCTTTATCTGATTTTAATTTAGTAATTTTATTAGTAGCGTCATTGTCTGTTAAGTGAGTATTAACTTGAACAACTTTAAAATTATTTACATCTAATACAGGTGCATCTGGCACTAAACCAACTGTAGCCGGTGGAATAAAATCATATTTTAAACTCTTGATGAATTGACCAAAGTCAGCAACCTCTGTTTTATAATAATCAGCTAATGTGATTATAGTTCCATCGGTTTGAGTTAATGATAATTCATTTGAATAGAATGCAGTACCTGGAGAAAACTCTTCAGCTTCAATTTTAGAAGCTGGGTCAATGGCCTTAATAAAGATAACTTGTCTTTCGTCAAACGCAACATTAATTTCAATGTTAGTTTGAATATCCATCTCTTTGTATATTCTTAATTGAGAAGTTCCTAGTAAAATAGGCTCAAATCCTTCAATTAAATCTAGTTCAACTTGATAAGTACTATTGTTTAAAGATTTAACAGTGTATCTTGTTGCTAAATTACCAGAGTTAACAACTAAAGAATCGCCAACTTTTAATACTTCAGTTTCTTTAAGTGATTTAGATGAATCCGAATATGTAAATTTATTAAGTGTAAATAATTTAACAGTATCAGTTTGAGTAACACCATCTACAATTTGCGTTTTTTGAACATTGTCAACACTTAATACATCAAATGTACCAAAATATTGAACAGTTCTAGCTGGCATATCAATTACAGATGAGTCTAACGTATATCTGTAACCATTTTGCTTTAATTCATTTTGAAATAAAGTGTAGTCAATTGTATTTGCTCCTTTATATAAAGTATCAAATGCTTGAGAACTTGCAGCATCGGTGCTGTCAAAAATATATCTTTCAGTATAAACCTTTTCAGTATTAGATGGAATTTGACCATTAACATTTAGACTAATAGTTAAAAGAGGATTTAAAAAATCTTCAAAGAACTGATTAGCTTTTGTTCCAAACTGAGTAGGTGTATAAACGCTAGTAATTTTAGGAGCAGGTCCATTTAATCTACTAGAATAAACTCTTCTATAGGTACCATCTTTTAATTTAACGCTAGATGTTGAATTTCCAACAGCTGATAAAGCATTTAAATTATTTCCTAATCTTTCAATCTCTCTTTTTAAATAACCAAATGAAGGTACTTGCACAGTTTTAACCCCTTTATTTGCAGGGTCATATAAGTTTATTACAACTGATTCTTTATCTGTTGTAATTGCTTCATTTGTTTTTTCAAATGTGGCTAAAGAGTTATTATAAAGTTCTATAAATTGCTCTAATAGCTGTGAAATTGAATTGTTTGCGCTCATGTTATCTTAAAATGTCAAGTTCAAATGTCTTGTTTTGTTCATCGATGCACACTAGTTCTAAATAAGGTTTTTCAGTTATCATTGCAGATGCATTAAATCCTGCAACTTGAACCCAACCGTTTGAATTAGTTTTGTTAGTATAAATTTTAAGGTTTCTATTGCCTAAATCTAGCATTGAATTGAATGCAATTTTAACAACTTGACCTTTTTTCCAACTAACCGTTGTATCATCTATGTATATATTAATATCATTTGCAGTCTCATTTGAAGAGTCTAAGTAAATAGAAAGTCTATTTGTAAAAGGTCTTAATCTAGCCCAAATACCAGTAGTTGATGCAGTTGCTGGATTATATAAATTAGAAGAACTAATTTTATCAACAATATTCCAATTTAAAAAAGATTGATTTGCAATATCATAATTAAAGACTTCATCAATCTCATAACCATTTACATTATTTGTAATTTTGATTTTGTCTTTTGCGCCTTTATCTAATAAAATACCATCACCTTGTCTTAAGACATCTATATTATATTGAACACTTGTTGGAACCGTTCCATCAAGCATTTGATTAATTCTAGCATTAGTAGCTTGAATCATTTTAAGAAGTTCCGTTGGGCTAGCATAATTTAATTTAGCATTTTGAACTTCAATTTGAAGAGCAGAAACCTGATTTTGTAAATCAGTAATTTGACCAGATGTTAACATTAAAGATTCTACTTCAGAAACTCTATTTGCAATATCGGTATATTTTTGATTTGCATCTTGCATTAATTTAGATGCATTATCTAAAGCTGAAACGGTATCTAAGAAGATGTCCATTCCAAATGTAGAGAAATCATTTATATTGTTTTCAACACCTACGTTTTCTAAAGAAGTGTTAAATTTGATATTAAGCTTTAAACCAAATGCATTACCATTAAGTCCTGTAATATCATTAGGCTTATATTTTGTCTGAGTTGGAATATACCATCCACTAACATTAGGGTCATCTTTAAAATTATCTAATAATAAAACACCATATAAGTTAGTAGCTCTATTTACTGGAGTTGACTTAGAATAAATATCATAATAAACTAAAATAGCATTAAAGCTAAAATCACCTCCTAATTTTGAGTAATCAAATAGATTGTTTAAATTAGTTGAATTTACTATTTTAGCGTATGCATCTGGTGCAAAATCAATACCTACTGCATTTTCAACTCTTCCTACTTCATTTTCATCAATAGAAATTTCACCGTTCGCATCATCAACAATTGAAATTAAATTTAAGTTTGCATCAGGATGAGATTGTCCAGAACGACCTTCTATTGTTGTTTGAGGAGCGTATGAATTTGAAGCTGTATTATATACGTCTTGTTTTAATAATACTTCTGGAGTATAACCCACAGCTGATGGGACATTAATAAAGACTTCATTGTAAGTATCACCCTCATAATTTTTATCATTAGATACGTCAATATTACCAACATATTTAATAACTTTTTCGTATTCAGAACCTGTTAAAGTAGAATCGTCTTGTTCAATAACTCTACTAAATCCGTTGCTTACTTCTTGGTTTGTCGCGCTTCTAACTCTAAACGCACCGATTCTATTTAAATATTTAAAGAAAATCTTTTCAGCATCTGACTTTAATAATACAGAGTCAAATGAATTATCTGTTAAAATTAATTGCTCTAAGTTAAGAGCGTAATTTTGTAAAGTTTGAGCAAAATGCACATTAGCATTGTCGACAGTGGTATCGTCGTATGCATCTCCGCCTATATCAAATAGGTTTTTAAATTGAATATAATTATTAGTTGCTCCAGGGCTAGGAGTTGTAACAACAGGTATTTTAACCAAAGCAAACTTTGAAAATTGAAAGTTTAAATCTGGGTTATAATAAGACCTTGTTAAATCTCTTGAAGCACTAGAGAAAGCATAAAAAGTTCCGCCTTGCTCTTGTGGTATTCTAATTAATGGAGTTGCCATTTATAAGTGTTATTGTGTTTTAAATTAAACGATTGTACAACCGTGAGAACCTGTAATATACCATTTAGAACCCGCAAACTTAAGAGATAAGGCTCCGTTATTTGAAATAGTAATTCCAGTTGCTCCAGCGACATTAGTAGCAGATACAGTAACATCATTTCCATCAGCTACTAAAACAATCTCTTGTCCAGCATCACCCACATTTAGAGTAACAGATGTAACTGTTCCAATTTTATAAATTGAATGTACAAATGAATTTGCAGCTGGTAAATTTCCAGTTGAAATTGTTTTAACTGATTTAAGAGATGCTGCTGCAGCTGTTAATGCTGCATTAACGATAACTGGAACAGTTGAAGTAAATGCCGTGGCATTGATAGTAACTTTTCCGCTGGCAATATTAGCTGAACCAAAAGAAGCTGCACCAGTTAAAGTGATAGTTTCAGTTGTTGTATTTAATACATTAGCAATATCAGCTAAATCGCTATTGATAGCTGTAAAGTTATCATTTAGGATAACTCTTGATGAAGATACGCTATCTGTACCTAAAATTTGTGTAATGTTTGCCATTGTTGAACAATTATTTTATAGTTAAAATATTTCTAGTAATATTATTTCTGTTACCGTTACAATCAGTTAATTCTAGCTCTAAAGTATAATCTCCTCTATGTGGAAATAAGTACGTAAGCCACTGATTATTATAGTATATATCATCTTCATTTCTACTGTTATTCTTAAGTTTCCATTGCTGTGTAATTACACCTGGCATTTTAGTTCTATCAAAAGAAAAAGTAACGTGATTTAATAAATCTATATTTTCATGGCTTCTCACTATTCTAATATCATTATATGTTGGATTATATCCCTTATAGTGAATTTTGCCATAAACATTTCCACCATTTGCATTATCAAAATATACATCATCAAAATCGTATGAAGATGAATATTCTATTGCCGATGCTAAAATAAAATTACAAGTGTCTACTGTTTGATTTTTATCAGCATCTTTATAAACCGGATTATAGATAAATTTCTTTAAGATAGGATAATCTTTAGAATTTAAACCGTTTAATTCATTCGCAATTGCTTGCCATGCAGCTAAATCAGTATTATCTACAGGGTATGGAGACTGAATAATATATGAATCAGAATACGTAATTTTAGTTAATTGATTAGTATATTCAATAACTAATGGCGTACCATTTGTATATGCTTGGTCCTCTCTAACATCTATTAAGAACGATGCATTTAAATCAGCACCAACTCTTGTCATATCCCATGTTATATGTGCTCCATCATTCCAAGTATGTTCCTTTAAATAGTTCCAAATATATGGGCCTGTTGTTTCAGCGTATCCATCTGGAGAATTAGGGTCAACATATCTTCTAACAGTTGAAAACTGTTTAGGTATTTCAGTTGCTTCATTACTAATATAATTAGAACGGTCTAATGTTAAATACCAAGAAGCATCTAAATCTTGTAATTCTGTTTTATTTTCTTGTAATAAGTCAAATGTTGCACCAGCTTTATCATAAGTAGTATCGTAATTATTCCAAATTACAGTATCTTCTTTATATTCATAAATACCATATACGTCAACTTCTTTAGATTTAACGTTAATAATATTAGCTTTAGTTCTGTATGACCTTGCATTATATAAATCATACATATTTAATGTAACGCTATATTCACCAGTGTATGGTAAAACATGGGCATATTCATAAATATTTTGAATAAGGTCTCTTTTAATAAAAGTATAGTCGTTTGGACCAGTAATAATCCATTCAATTTCATAAACACCTCTATACCACCAATTTTCCCAAGTTAATAAACTTGCTGAAATGCCAGTATAATCATTACTTCCTGAATGAGCATCGTCCCATGTAAAATCACAATCATCCCATGTATTTTTAAGAGAAGTTCCCTTTAAAATAATAGGACATCCAATTGGAGTATATCCTAACTCTGGATATGTGTCAAGGTCATTATTATAATAAGTATCATAAAAATTAGTTATATTAACCGGAGTGGTTAATGTTGTATAATCGCTAGTATTTTCTTTAAATATAGGGTCGACCTTTCTTAAATCTTCTATAAATAGAGGTCTTTCAGGCCAAATCATAAAATCAACTTCTACGCCAGAATCTTGAACCTGGATAGTTTGTTGATTGTTCCAAACTCTTTGTTTAAATTGGGTAAAGTAATCAGCATCTCCTGTAATATCTACAATTTTTGCTTGTAGCGGTAAATATTCTTTTTGTAATTTTCTTTTTAAGCCATATAGCTTAATTAAAATTTCATCAGGAGAAAAGTTTGAAACTTCTTCCGTTAATGGAATATCATGCTCGTCAAATTTACCGGTTGGTTCATTAATTCTATAATGTAAAGAAAATCTTGAAGTTTTCTTATGATTAGAATTAGGCAATTCAATTTTACTTGCCTTATCGATTAAAAATCCCCTTTCAGTTTGATTTGGAACAGCAACTGCTAATAACTTTCCAAAATTAGAAGATTGCTCATTGATATTTAACCAATATTCTTTAAGAGTTAAATTATCATAACCATAGAATTTAATAGCATTTAAAATAGCTTTATAAGTTCCTATAAATGGTGCAATATTATGTGCCTCTAAAAGAAGTTCCTTTCTTTTATTATTAATTATTTGCCAATCTGTTGCTAATTCATTTACATCGGTATCTTTAAAAATAAGACCATCTTCTTCGTTAATAGAAAGACCAATATTAGATAAAAGTGTTGCAAGTCTTTCGTCTTCGGCAATTGTTTCTCCATAAAATTGAATTGCAGCAATAGGACTAGCTTGTACACCATCTACTATTTCATAAATATTTAATAGTCTAATATGTAAACCTTCAGATTCTGAATTAATTGCGATATTACAATGAATTGCATTTTTATCAAATGAATCACCTATTGTTTTATATTCAATAGATTTTGTAATATTTCCAACACTGGAATTAGACTCTTGATATGACGTAATAGATTGACTTATTGAACTTTCTTGAATTGCAAGTTCTAAAACAGATTTAATATCTATTTCATAATTTCCTCCTTTATTAACTTTGGCATCATATATAAAAATAGAATCACTAGAATTTTCTTGGTCTATAAATTCAAATCTAAATGTAACTTCTCCGGAGTTTTCTGAAATAGGTTTAACGTATTCAATATGTCCAGATTCTGTTATAACTTCTTCAAATATAAATAAGTTTGTAGTCTCATATAAACCTACTGAAACTTTAGGCATATATACTGTACCTGACCAATATTGTGATTCTTCATCATAATAAAAATCAAGTTCACCTGAATTACCATCAAAAAATCTCAGGTTTTGGTATTTAAGCATTCTTATCTAACTTTTTTATAGTTCTTATCTACCGTAAAAGATTTAAAAATTTTTAAATATGTCACGGCATATACATATTTAACTAAAATATTTTGAAGCAATAAGACAAAGTCTTTCATATATGCATTTCTATAAATAGACTTTGAAATATTCATAAATAATAGGTCTTTTGTAAAATTACGACCTAAATTTTTTCTATTGTCTTTAATAGTATGCTGAAAATCATATAAGCTCTCTTTATCAGCCTTAAATAAACCGTCTTGTAAGTTATTAACTGGCATTAGATTGCTTTTCTATTTTTAGTTTGTAATTTACTATATATTGTATTAGGCACAGCTGGCTCATCAAAGTAAACAGATAATGCTGCCATTTCATTAGCTTTAGCATCATCTACGACAGTTGCACCATTTCTATCCATCCATCCACCTCTAAATAAAGCAATTTCTTCTTTATCTAAAATAATATCTCCGAATGAATCCATACCAATTACAGATTCTGGTAAAGGGTCGCCATCATTAATATTAACAATTGTTTCTCTAACGGTTTTCTTAAAGAAAACATATTTTTGTTTACCATTACCAATGTCTTCTAAAGTTGGCGTAGATGGAGTAACAATAGTATTAGTAACTGTATAATAACCGAATCTTCTTGCATCTTCTTCACTCTGAGATACAAATCTTAAGTTAACAGAATCAATACCTTCAATAGCTTCTATTACTGCAATAATATCTGATTTAGGTAAACGGTCTCTTCTTGTGATATTTAATAAATATTCAGATACCTTGTTTCTAATATTATTAAATAAAACCGTTTTAGAATATCCTTCAAAATATCTAACTTTAATATCAACTCTAAACTTTTTAATTTTTGGTTCAACTATTTTAACTTCAGTAGTTACCATTTGTTGACCTGAAGCTTCTAAAACACCAAGTATTGCATTCTTTTGATTTTGAGAAAAAACAAATTCATCTAATGCAAGACTAAAATAATCTTGATTTGATTGTAATTTCTTTTTAACATCGGGCAACATAAAAAGATAAATGATATTGTCATCATCTAAGTATCCATCGTCCGTTGTATTATATGCATCTAAATAAGAAAACATTCCATACTTAGATAAAAAATATTCATAATTATCTGGTGTTGCTAAAACAAATGACTTAGATGCTAAAGGAGCAATTAACTTCGTTAAATTAATATCTTCAGGGTCTGCTCCCATTCTAGGAGCTACTGTACACGTTAAATCTAATATATCATTTAAATTATATGAATTACCAAGCGAATCATAACCAACTGCTTGGAATTTAAATGTAAGGTCTTTTGCATCTATTAAATTTCCAGCAGTTCCTTTAGTTACAATATATGATATATCAATTGCAGCCCCAGCCTGCGGAATCATTCCAAATGAATTATTACCAAAGTAAATATCTAAACCTCCTGAAATGGCAGTTTTTAATAAATAACCCCTTGTATCAGGTCTCATATCATATAGAGAATCATATTTAGTCCATTTTTCTCCATTAACTGAAACAGTAACATTATCGTGGTCAGTTGAACCTTGCGTAATAATATTAAATGATTGTAATGATAAACCCGTTGCAGTAACTGTTTGTGTTTCTAATTTACCTTGTATAATAGGTACAAAAATATAATCAGAATTAGATTTATCAATTCTAAATTGGTCCGAATTTGTTCTCATTAAATACGAAAGACCATTTGTATTAGAAACTATAATAGAATTAGAAGGTATAATTAATGAATCACCAGCTACTTCATTTGCTGCAGTGGTGTTTAATCTAATTGCTATTTCTCCAAATGCACTTGCACCTCTATATGGGTCATGACCTGCTAATCTAGATAGACCATAAACCGATTCAGGTTGCTGTGCTGTTAAAATATTTTGTTCAACTGTAGAATCTTCAATATAAAAAAAGATTAATTCGCCTAATTCAT